ACCACAGTCTTTTATGTCCGGCTCGAAGGTAATCTTGACAGTAGTTTGTTTCACAATAATGATTATCTACCATTTGTCTGAAACTTAATTCATCAATCTGATTAGACTTATTACAATACTCTGCAATTTTGTCAATCAAATTTTCTGTGAAATTTTCCGATACTACAAAAACTACTCTCACAGTTTCATTCCAAGCTTTTTTTATATTTTTGAGCTGTTCAAAATCATGCAAATGATATACGACTCTATCAAATAGTGCATATGGAGCTTCGGAAACATTTATCATACTTGTATGTAATTCGGTTTTAATATTTCCTGTCTTTTTGATAATATCAAAAAATCTGTTATACCAATCCATATGTCGGCTATATTCCCATAAAGGGTCTCCACCACCAGATATCGAAACCCAGTTGCAATGGTTATCTTCAATTTCTGTTTGTAATCTATCTAACCCAGATATTGTACTCTTATAAATATGAAGATTATTATTTTTTACAATACAATAAGGACAAGAATAGTGGCAACCGAAATTTGTAATGACACTCAAATATTTATCCATTTTATTCTCCGATTATATCAATCTGGCACATTTTCATAGCCTCAATCGCAGACTTATGCGTTCTTGGCGTTACACCTGCACAGCATGAAGCATCTACTATAATTTTAATATTAGGAAACATGGCTTTAAGAATTAAAGCATTAGAAATTACACAAATATCTGTACAAAGTCCAATAATTTCAATTTCATCGTTCCGTTGAGATATATACTTTGACCAATAAAGATTTCCAAATGTGCTTTTATAAACTATAATGTCTTCATCATTAGATAATTCATCAACAATTTTCCATCCATCTGTCCCTGCAATACAATGTGAAACGGGCAAGTGTTTACCTTCGTTTGTTTCAAGATAATTTGAGTCGTGTGTATCTTGTGTAAAAATTATCTTATCATTTCGTTCACGATATTCAGCAATCTTCTTTCTGACATTTGGAATAATTGCTTGTGCTTCAGGCGTCCCCAAAGAACCTGTGACAAAATCATTCTGCACGTCTACAACTATAAGCGTTTTCATAATAATCTCCTTTAAATCGTTAAGTTTATTATAAGTTCTTCAAATTCATATTCCGCATATCTTTCACAATAGTCTTTACAATACGGGAAATTATAACACTTAAAATACGAACAATATTTACATGGGGGTGTGCCCATTTTTATTACCACCTTTGACACCCTGATATCTAATTTTATATTAATATAGATACATCGTCTGAACAACTTAGAGTTATAAGGTTCCCCTTGCTAAGTTCATCAAAATCAAAACTTCCTGATGCCACACTCCCATCGTCTAATCTAACTGTGCAGTCAAGAGTAATTTTTGTATCAGTAGTAAACATTTCTCTCCATTGATGCCGTATACAATTAAAATCATCATAAATATCATTATGGCTTATTTTTACGGGCTTTTCGATAGAGAACGAAATATAACTATCACCTATTCTCTTTTTAAATTCAATCTTTTTGGCATCTTCAATATACATTATTTATCCCTTTCATTATTACAAATTACATTAAACATTTTATCTGCCGAATCGAGCAAGTCATATCTTTTATTCATCGGAGCAGTTGAACTTTTGGCAAATTTCTGTTCAACCATATCTACATAAAATGTTGACGTTCCATCATCACCCATATAAAATTGTTCCCATTCCTCATCGGACATTAATCTCTTAACATCTAACTGCTCGATAGCAAGGTTGTCAAAACTGATAGTGTTAAATCTATCAATTATATCCGGGAGAATAGCCTTTAACCAACGCTTGCGATTATCTATAGTTATACGGTTCTCATCAAGATATTCATTGCCTCTACGAAGTTCCTTATATCCGAGAATGAGAATTTTCAGATTATTATTCTGCAAATTCATTAAGTCGTTTTCGGAGAATACTCCATTAATAACATGAATAACCGCATTAGGATATCCTTTAATAGCTTCAATAAATTTTTGAGTAGGGGAGATCAGACTAATGCCTAAGCCATAAATCAGTTTTTCTTCAACCAGCTTTCTGATTAAATCTTGATTTGCTTCAAAATGTACCTGATTAACAGTCATATTTGCAATGACTTTCTTTTCTTTAAGTTTCTGAAGAAATGGAATTAAATCCGGGTGGCTAAGAGCATTTCCCCCGCCAATAGCAAGTTCCTGATAAGGATGTAAAGTATCAATGAACTTCTGATTCATTATATCACCATGTTTGCCACTTGTAGAACTACCTTCGTGGCAGTACGGGCAATTCATATCACAGTAATTTGAAATCTTTACGTCCATATTTTCAGCATATGCCGGGATAAACTCATCATCATTTGTTTTACGAATTTTTGTACCATCTGTCATCAAAAAGGTCGTGTAATTGCCGTTCTTATATGCTCCGAGTAATTCCATTTCTTCTCCTTATGTATTAACCGTCATAACCATAATAACCAAAAGCAACAACTTTTTCACCCTTTGGGGTAGTATAATATTCAACAAAAGTATCAAAGTCACTTTTATTAAAACATCTATCGAATGTAAATATTCCGTTATCTGCAAACAAATCAGCAACAAAATCCTCGTTATTCCAATCTTTATTCAAATATGGCATTTCTGACTTCAGTAGTTCGATTATTTCCTCTTTCGTTCCTACAACATCGGGCTTATTATAGCGATGATACATATAAAAATCTGAATTATTTTTCCATTTTTCAAAATCATCTTTTGAACACATCGTAATAGAGTGGACAGATGATGAATTAGTCTCGAATACATTTCTTCTGATTTGAATTTTCATATTATTCTCCTTATACTCTTTACAGTGTGCCACACATTGTCCCATAATCAGGATAATTAGGATATTCTTTTTCAATATTATCGGTGTTAATCATACCACATCTTCTCATGGATTTGTAAACGCAATATTCATCACCATCAACAATAACAATATATTTTTTGTTAGAGAGAAATTCCTTCAGCGTGATATTCTCTTTTGCAAGAAAATCACTCAAAATATTCTCGTCTACATGACCGTAATAAGTTTCATCAATTTCATCAAGAGGTCTATAATCGCTAGGTAATGCAATATCAGTGCAAGCAGGACAAATTTCATGTACTAGCTTAACAATATCATCAAATGTCTCTCTTGCGTTATCATTATATCCACACAAAGAAGCAATGGCGTATTTTACCTTTTTGCTGAAATCTCCCAAACATTGAAAAGGCGTTCTTCCAAAATACAAATCATCATCGCTCCAAATTTTCCACACACCATTATCATCAAGATACATTCTTTCAGTCATTTCTTCCTGAGTGTAATATTCATTTTCTTTCTTAACGACTAAACTATGCATACTTGACGAATTGGTTTCAAAAACACCTTTACGAATTTTAATCTTCATAATTACTTATCCTCATTCTTATATGTAAATTCCATCGGAATGCCATACTTTTCATTAGCAAGCTTGGCAGCATCATAGGCTTCCTTACGCCTGATTGCTTCCATTCTCACTCTCTTCTTTTCTCTACGCTTCTTATCACGTTCAATTATTCTCTGCTCTTCTTTTACAGATATCAATTCAGCCTGACGTTCCTTTTCAAGTTTCTTTGGCAGAGTTTCAATCCAGTATTCGGCTTCATCATTTATCTTGTTACCACCAGCGATGTGCTTGGCATAACAAGCGTAAAAACCATAATACTTATCAGCCTTATCAGCAGGGCAAAGGACTGAAGTTTCTGTGTTATCTCTAAATGTAAGAGTTGTCTTCATGTATGTAGTCTTATTACCCTTGTCATCATACTTATCAACAGGAGTGTATGTATAGTCCACAATATCCATGTGGGGATTAGTATTATTCATCTTATTATCCTTTCTGTTAAGAATTGACTTTAATGATTCTGAATTATAATTCTTGATACCGTTGATTTCTGCTATAAGATCAGCCACATCTTTAGTTAGTTCTCTTGTTGCGGTCAGGGTTACTGTAGGAGAAACACCGGGAGAAAAATCAACTGATACACCATTTCTAAAGTCAAATAAAAAATCGTTCATAAAAATTTATCCTTTCAAAAATTATATTCCATTATACTATATACTTTATACAGCATAATGATTATTGTTATCGCAGAAAATCAGGGTGATAACACCCATCATAATTGTCCCAACTGCTACTAACATAATTGTTACCATCCTTTCTTTTCGTTGATTTGGAACTGCCGATTATATCAGCAATAATTCCGTTGGAAATTCCAGATCATACCCCCTTGACTAACGCTAAGAACTTTTTATAATTCGTAAATATCACCTCATTTCTGGCGATTTAATATTGTCTAAGGAATTTACTATCCATAGTATAACACTTACAAATGCATTTGTCAAGGGGCTAAGTGAATTATTTATTAAAAAAATATTTGATTTTTATTATTTTTCAAATATTTATTTTATAATTGTATTTTATTTATATGTTTGGCTCTGATTTATCAAATCTGACTGCTTGGAAGACAGGGAACTGCAAAGAGTAGCTGCCGTCCTTATTTTGAGTTTCTTCCTTATACTTAACTGTAACTATCTTATCAATAATTTCATTAGGATTATTCCAATAATAATTTCTCATTTCATCGGTAAAGCCAGAACCGACCTTTACAATGTTGTTTTTATACTCACAGAGGATTGAGCCAAGAGTATTTGCATTCTTGCCTGTGCCTTGCTCAATATCAATACACTTTATGTCACAGTCATAAAAACACTTTACTTTGATTAGCTCTTTTGTTCTCTTACACTTATATGTGGTATTTAAGTTTAAGATAACGCCTTCCTTGTCTGTTTCTTCTGCATAATCGAGCCATTTCTGTATCTGCGAATGGTCTGTACCCTCGTACCACATTGGCACAATTCTAAGATTCTTAATATTATTATCTTTAATCTTCTTTGCAATTATATCAATAAGATACTTCTTGCGCCAACCGTATTTGAATAAGCTCTTACCAGCCATAAACTCATTCTTTGGAAGACAATCAAAAATTACATATTCAAGGCAAGTTTTGTCTGTGCCTTTACTATTAGCAATTCCCGTACCTATCTGAAAATTTTCGCTGTCTGATTTACCATCAATGTTTTTGCGAATAAGCTCTCCGTCAAATACAAGATCAGGAAGATTGAATTTTTGAATATCGGAAATTATATGGTCAAGTCCTGTATATTCTTTCCCAGAACGTGTAAAAAGTTTATTATTAAAGCTGACACAACGACAACCGTTTAGCTTCTGACTTATGTAAATATATTCATCGCCTTTAAGTTTAACCTTGTCAAGAGGTGTTCCAAGCTGTACATCAAAAACAGGTACAAATCCTTTGCCATAAACACTATTTACTGTCTTAGCATCTATACCAAGCTTCAAAGACTTAGTTATAAGCTGTTTATACAAATCTCTCATATCTTTAGGTTGATTTATAATAAATGCTTGAACATATGCTACATCTTTATCCGTGCCGGTATTGTGATTTTCAAGATAAGTCTTAATTGTAGTCCATATGAAACGCTCTGGGTCAAAATCGTTTGTAAAAACCTTTGGCGAAACTTTTTTGTCTATCTTTTTAGAACTTATTCCTGTTATTATAAATGGATTTAAGAGCCATTTAAGAGTATCTTGAAATAGAATATTTCTTTCATTGTCTTTCAAAATTTTGGCTTTTTCAGTCTTTTTGCTTGTTGATTGCAATTCCTTGAAAATTGCAAAAACTTCTGTCATATCACTCATTATTGTTCACCTTATCTTCATTATCTAAAATATCAAGTAAAGAACGTAACATTGTTTTCTGGTCATCAAAAAGGATTTTACGTTTCGTAAGTCTTATAATTTCCTCACGGGCTTTCCGTATTTCTGCATCACAAATAAATATTTCTTTGGAAATTTCTTCTCTGATGTTTCCCATATTAATTCACCTCCGCTAATAATTCAGGGTTGTCGTAAATGTTACCTATAATATCAAAATCATTTTTATATTCATCGAGCCAACTTATTGTTGCACACGTTTTATCTTTATCAAACAGCTTAAAATAAAATCCAAGTAAATAAACATCATCGAAATGGCTATCAGTGTCAATATATTTGCCATAGCAAATCTCTGCAATTTGACCGCTAATAGACAACTCAGTATTATCGTGCCATTTAATGATATCCCCCTCGAAAATCTTGGTGCCGTTCTTATCAGTCAGCCCGGTGAACCATCCTACACTGTTTGCTTCAACTGTAATACAATCTTCATAAGTCATATATAACCCATCCACCCATTGTAATCCAGATTTAGTCACGATGCATATAGTATTGACATTATCATCAAAAAACAATTTACTTTCAATAGGTAAACCATAGACCCACTCACCTTTTTCAACTCTACCACGGGCTATCATATTACGCATTATTTATTATCCTTTCTCAATACATTTAATCTTTAAACATCTTTGCCCCACAATAAGGACAATAATCTGACAAAACAAATTTCTCATTAATGCTGTATATAGCTTCTCCCAGACAATTAGAACAGATATATACACCAGTCGAATCACACCCTGTCATCCAAGCATTAGACCCAACCTTTTCACTCTGTGAAATTTCTCTCCATGAACCATGAATTACAGGAGTAATATCTTCTTCAACCACTTCAAAACATTCATGTAGCCACTTCTGAACAAGTTCTAAATCTGTTGACCCATATCCCTCATACCATGTACCGCCTTCAACATCATAATATTCAATTTCATAATAAGGAACATTCTTACCAATTTCTCTTTTATATATTGTTTTTGCTATTATATGTGGGTGTATTGCTTTCGTTTTAGCCTTACAAATATTTATAGTATTATAAGTATTCATATTATTTCTTAACACCTTTCATTTCTTAATTCTAATATCAATTAATCTTATTAAGTTTATCCTCTTCATTCCACGCGTTCACCGCTTCTTCTATGGTGTTGCCCCACACAATTTTGTGACACATATGGCAGCGTATAAACCACTTGCCGTTCTCGTCTTTTTCAACTTCGGGGCAGTAATGCCTGTCCCCGCACGAACAACGTTTAAGGTTTTCAACCTCATTTTCGTCCATCTTAGCGCCGCAGTTGCCGCAGTAATCTGTTGTCTGGGCGTCTTCGCCCTGCTCGTAGTCGTAGGTAAACCCACAATTAGAGCAGTACGGTTCCTGCGTATGGTAGCCTTTCCAGTGCGCATGAATTATAGACTTATTTTTATTGTTTTCATCAGTATATTTCAAAAGCAACTGATACTGATTTTCTACTTGCTCCGAAAGAGCATTAATATTTTTCTCACACATACGGATATATTTGATGAGTTCTACTTTAGTCCATTTATTCATAGTGCTATCAGAATAGACTTGCTGATAATTTAATAAATGTTTCATATTATTTTCACTTAACCCCACCATCAAGTTCGTCCATCTCATGGTCATATATATCAAAATCGAAAATAAGATGCTTTCTGCTTGCAATATAATCACACAGATGAACACACTTCTGAATATCAGTCTTAGGACGAGGAAGCACAGTATCAGAATACTTCGATGTAGTCCACTTGCCCATATGAGAGGCTACTGCACTAGCAATAGTATGGATATTTTCACCAAAAATCAAATCGGTTATATTATTAATATTTTCGAGATGATTTATCTTGATATATTCTTCGTACATTTCATAAATGAAATTCTCCATAAGGAGAGGGTGGTCAAAAGCAGTGTGGTCTTCATACATACCACGCTTCAGACCGTCATGCAGAATAAGAGCCGAGGTTACTATATCTCTATCGTTCTGGGTAAAGTCATATATTTCTGCTGTAAAAAGGTCTTGAGCTACTGCAATGGCAGCCTTTGTATGACGGATTAGTCCTCCTGCTCCTAAAGTATAAGACGGATGATACTTGCCACTTGAACTAGCTCCAATGTGTCTAAAGTAATCGGGCAACTTATCAAGAACATAGCCTGTAAAGTTCCTAAGTCTTTCATTCTTGATATAATTAAGTTCTCTTGCAAAAGTTATGGAATTTACCACGTTGGTTGTTAAATTTGCTGTGTTAGCCATTTGTTTTGTTCTCCTTTGAATTATTGTAATTTATCAGCATATTTTTAAGATATGTTTGTTTGTTGTTGACTTCTTTTTTATTTATTGCTGTCCTAATAGCGGAATTAGTAGCAATAAGAATACAATATTTTTTTGCTCTTGTAATTGCTGTGTAGAGTAATTCCGCATTATTCATTATATAACTACTACCATCTAAAGCTACAATCGTTGATTGAAACCCTGATCCCTGAGATTTGTGTGTTGTAATACAATATCCTAATTCAAGATTCTTGAAATTTTCTCTTCCAAACCAAACTTCACCAATACCAATAAAATCAATAGTTATACCGTTTTTAGATATATCTGTTACTGTTCCCATATTACCGTTGAATACTGGGCAAACATTTCCATCTAAGTCAGTACAAGAATAATTATTTTTAATATTTATCACTTTGTCTCCAACTTTAATTCTATACTTTTTGATAGATGATTTATCGGTTGATTTGTTCTTGTTATCAGATAACTTAATTTCAATGAACGTATCATCATCTGATATAGGATTATATATATTTTGAATTTTAGTATTCAGATTATAACAACTCAAATCGCCTCTTGTTTTCATAGCTGATACAACTTGGACTTCATTTATATCTTTGAATTTTTCATATTCCTGTTTGAATTTTTCAATCACATAATCGGATAAATTGCGTTTTTCAGTAGTGATATTTAACTCCATATCTTGTAATTCTCCAATGATTTCTGAACCTTGATATGTATTTGAAAATAATTGTTCTTGATTTGCTATTTTAACAGAGGTGGGAATAATTCCACTATTTAATGCTTGCCTGTGTAGTTTTGTCAATCGCACAGTTGGAACGATACCACTGTTCAACATATCAGCAAACACCTGACAATTGCCAATGGGTGTAAGCTGCTGTACATCACCCATGACAATTACTTTTGCTCCGGTGGGAATTGCCCAAAGTAAATTTCTAAACAAAGAGCCATTTATCATAGTAGCTTCGTCTATTAAAACAATATCAACAGGTAAAGGATTTTCTTTAGAATGAATAAATGAGCCTTTATACCAGCCTAACGCTTTATGTATCGTACTCGCTGGAAGTCCAGTTGCTTCTGTTATTCTTAAAGCTGCTTTGCCAGATAGCGCAACTGCCAGAACAGAATAACCTTCAAACATTTTACAAATTCCATTTGCAGTAGAAGTTTTCCCTACACCGGCTCCACCTGTGATGGCTATAAATCTATTATTTAAACAAGTATAAATAGCATTTTTTTGTTCTTCAGTAAAATCAAAGCCTTGTTCTTTTTCAACTTTAGCAATTATGATTTCCGGATTTGAAACATTAAAGTCTTTTGGTTTATATTTTGCAATTACATTTTCATTATTATTTTTAATATTTTCTTCGCCTGCCATAAGCCTTATAATTTCATCACAAATATCTTTTTCAAGATTATAATATTTTGTAAGACCTATATTTTCTCCGTTTTCAGATATATAAATTTTACCATCATCTATCATTATCTGAGCAGTTTTGTTAATGATTTCTTCAGGCACAAAACCTAAAGTATCATATAACATTCTCATAAGTTCAGAATAATGAAGATAACTTCTACCCAATTCAGCTTGTTCAAATAAAGCATGGATTAAATAACCTTTTATTCTTTGGCAGTCAAATTTATCTACTCCCATTTTAAGAGCAATTTCATCGGCTTTTTTAAAACCTATACCGTCAATAACTACAAGTTCATATGGTGTTTTTCTGATTATATCCAGTGCTTTTTCAGGAGATTTATAGTAATCTGTTATTTTCTTGATAAGATTCCCAGACAGCCCAGATTTACTAAGTTCCACAAAAATTTTACTATAATCTTTAGTATCATCATATGTCCTATATAATCTGTCTACATTAGATTCTGTAATTCCTTTAATCTTACAAAGGGCAGAGGTATCTCTTTTTTCAAGCAAAGAAATTACATCATCATAAGTCCTAAATAAATTATCCACCGTTTTTTCCGGAAGAATCGTGTTAAGTAATTCTTTCTGACTTTCTTTATCTGAGATATTAATTTTTTTACTCATATAAAGAATTTCATATGTATCACCATAAATTTCATGATGGTCAGCTAAGGAAGCAGTTACTTTATACGATGTACCAAATTCAAGAGCAGGAACATTACCTTTAAATTTAATATTATCATTCAAATAACAATTTTCTATTGGTACAATAATCGTACCAGAAAATATAGCGAACTCGCCTGTTTCAACAGAATGAGCATATTTAGGATAAAAAATTCTACTTAATTTTATTTCGCATTTTATTATTGAATCATCATTCACCATATCAATCCTCCACTAATGATTTATTTGACTTTGAATAATCTCTATACAGGATATCATATCCAAGCAAGTATAAATACCGCTTATTATAGTCTGTATCGACGATATTTACTCCGTCTTCATCTTTGCCGATAATTTTAACTCCATATCTATATTCAGATTTATTGACCTGAATAATGTCTCCATCTTGTATAAAGAGAATATCAAACATTTGTTTATCAACTTTAACATTGACGATATTACCTGTACTAAGCTGATAAATTATTAAATTTGGCTTTATTTCATTTCTGCTATTGAGAACATAATAATGATTTTCATTCATTTCTGAATTTACATATCTTAAATTCTCAAATAGTTTTATCTGCATCTCTAGTATTTCAGGCAAATATAAATCTTCATTCGGAATATTATCAAACAGTTCAATTAAAATCTTCTTACTGTCTATAATAAATGTTTTGCCTGTTGTGCTTGGTTCTGAATGTTTATCAATCATGTATTTAATATCACCAAACTTGGTTTCTACCTGTTTTACTGTTAATTTATCCTTTCCATACAGTAAGTTAAACCATTTAATAAAATCAAGTAGATGCTTTGTTTTACCATATTTAGAACAGCAATCGGCAATTATGTAATTAATAAATATCTTATTGCTGATTTTAATAGGCAAGGTCTGTGTACATAATTCCAGAAAATCATAAAAATTATCGGTTTTGAGCATATTATCATACAAAATTTCCGGAATAATATCGTGCTTTTCTTCAGTAACATCAAGAAACTGATTTAATCTATCTGTTGCCATATTGATATAATACTGACGATCAAGCTCTTCAGGAACAGGAGCATCTAAGATATTATCATTATTAATAAAGCAATGGTCAGGAGTATAAGCTATCTTCTCATAAACCTGTTCACCCTTTTCCATTTTCGTTTTATACAGTGCTTTTGCATGAGGATTGGTTGATGCGAATACTCTATGTACTTTTTCTCTAAGATGTTCTCCGTTTTTAACAACGATTTTTGATTTGCCATCTATTGTTTCTGTGACACCTTCTCCATAAACAACGCCCTTATAAAGGCTTGTAAGCTTGACTACTTTTTGAAAATCAATTAATTTATTCGACTTATTTATTGTATCTGCAATAGGAGTCTGATGTACAAAATATTCAATTAAAGCAGTGTTGATTATAGGTAAATCATTATCAATGGGACTGAGTTTTTTGAGATAAGCTCCTTTTGATTTGTAATGTCCGTCTTCGGAGATAATAATATAATTATTTACATCTTTTTGATAAATCTCATTGTAAATATCAAATTCAAGAGAAAGTCGAGTTCTTGTTTCCCATTCATGAGCAACATCTTCAATTATCTTTACTGTCTCCATGTCTTTAACCAGTATATAAATACCATCGGTGTTACTCTGAATTAATTGCCCATAAGGTTCAACTTTTTCGATTAAATCAAGAAGTAAAAGCTGACCTGTAACACAAACATTATTACTCATAAGAGGGTCATAAAGTGGATTATTTTTATCTTTGAGTATCCCATATGTTGAATTGAGTACAATTTTCATTGGTTGCTGACGTTTATCTTTTAACTTTTTAAGTCTAAGTCTTTCATCACGAATTTCTCTATATTTCTGAGGGTTTTTAAGTTTACGACTAAGATAACCATATTCAATCATAATTGATGGATACAGACTGGCAACATCCATGCACAACACTATTCCTTTTGCGTGATAGTTAGGAATAGCACCATGTACTCCACCATACGCAAAAATATGAGGAACACCTGCTATCATACAATCTAATTCACGTTTATGCTGATTTTCAGATGAATAAGTAGCTGTCTTGTAAGCTTTATTTGCAGGATTTTTAAACCAATCGACTACAAACTGATACTTTTCACCCAATTGTAAAGTTGGTGGAATTGTAAATTCAAATTCATCGTCCATTGTGTGCTGTTTTACTGCACCAAGAATATGTGCTGAAAGCTGTGCTTTAGTCTTATTAAACATCTCAAAAGGTAAATTAAACGCTTCAATGAGACTAAACTGAGCATCAAAATCACCGATTTTATAATCGAGAACTGCTAAACACTCCGTTACATCGTGAGTACAATACTTAATTGTTTCTTCGATTTCGGCTTGCGTCAGAGGTCTATCTATTGTAAAATCAACTTCCGACTCCTTAATGTCGTGTCCCATAAAAGCTTCAAGCTGTTTTAAGCTGTGCTGAATATCCGAAACATCATAATTATTAAAAGGAATATCCTTTGCTTTTTTTACAATCTGATAGCCTGATTTACCTTTTACGATCAATTCCTCATTGATAATCGCTGGATTCATATTGCTTAAAATACCTTTAAAGATAAACTGATCGTAATTCCTTGAATTATATCCTACAAAAATAGACTCTTTATTTATGTTATAAAAATTCTTTAAGGCTTGTCTATCATTAACGATTACCGTTCTTTCAAATGTATTCTTATTTACAAATACAACAAGCCAATCGTACTTAAAAACCTCAAAATCATAACCAAAGATATTGTAATCCACTTTATCACTTCCTTAAAATCTGAATTTAGGCTTTTCTTCACAAGGTTTATACATCCATTTTTCCACTATGACCTGCGGGGTTTTCTTTCCGTTATATTCATTAACTGAAAATTTGCCGATTGCTGTAAACTCTACTGTTTCGCCTAGATTTTTTATGTCGTTATATTCTTTTTCAGATGAATGAAATTTGATTAAGTTAATATTATGAAACGATATCTTTATCGTATTTTTTTCTGTTCCAAATAATTCAAATCCGGAATTGGTGTTACTTTTTATTTTAACGGCAAACAAAGGTTCTTCTATGTTTGTCCCCCAAACGTCAGAAAGTGCAAAAATTGACTGAATTACATCTGCTGTGAGTGATTTTTCATCAAAAACTGCGTCCACGGTATAATTTAAGATGTTATCAAAATTTTGCCGAGAAAGATACTCATAAAACTTTGAGATGTTATCCTTTTTAATAATTACTCCACAAGCATTAGGATGCCCCTCTGCCAAATCAAATAATTTCGTCTGTAAGCAGAAATCCTTAATGTCTTTAATATGAGATTTATCAAATCCTCTCGCACTTCCCATAAGAATAGTATTACAATCCCTCAATAAAATACAAGGTTTATTATATATGGAAGTTATTTTATTTGCAATAAGACCTGTAAAAGTTCGTTCAAATGATTTTTCGGCTTTGCAACATATAACAGGATATTTGTTTAATTCAAATTCATCTATTTGTTGTTTTAGGATTTCAGTATAATCATTAGTCAGTTTTTGTTGTTTACGTTTATAACTTTCACACAATCTTCTTGCTTGTTCTTGTATAGAAACTTCAACTTCACCTTTTCCACGAATTTTTATTATTGCTTTTTCAGAGCTGTTAAGAAAAGCTTTAAGCATTACTTCTTTATCTTCGCTTGTACCAAGTCGAATTAATGCGTTGATAAGAGGTGAAATATAAAAACTCATACCTAAAATAGTCGCCTTATTATGTAACAAATAAGCCTGAGATTTAACTAATTCTGATATGAACTTATTATGATTTACCTCGTTCTGTATCTGTTTGATACCTTCAAGAACTAGATATCGTGTCTGTAACTGTGTTAAATCGCACGAATCAGCTATCATTCCGAGAGCTACCAAATCAAGATATTTGTCAACAGTATTACGATTGAATCGTTCATCAACAACCGAGCAGAATTTATAAACTATTCCCACACCAGTCATTGACTTATCTTTTACTCTAGGTGACAGTTGATTATTAACAATTATTCCAAAATCATTAAGATTTTTAAGTTTGAAAATTGATTTTAACCGAGCAGTCTTTTCAGATTCGTCATGATGGTCAAGAACAATGACATCAATGCCAACAGATTTCAATATTTTCAACTGTCTCAAATCATTGCTTCCTGCGTCCGGAACGATAAGCAGATTGGGTTTTTTCTGTTCAATTTCTATCATAGATTTATTATCTAGCCCATGTTCCTTGTTATCATGAATGATATAATCTACTGAAATTAATGGATAGTTTTCTTTTATATACTGTATCATTAAAGAAGCAGATGTTATACCATCACAATCACAATCTTGTAACACTACAACTTTACTGTTATTATTCATATGTTTAAGAAAAACATCAACGGCTAAATCAATATTATCTAACAAATGAACATCTTCCAGACAAGATTTCGTAGGATTTAAAAATAATGGTACATTCTTTATTCCACGATTTTCAAGAATTTTTATAACAGGATTACTTATTCCTATACTTCCTCTTGTTTGATATTCAAAATTCATTTATTTCACCTCATTTCATTCGTAAGATGGAACATATATTTTATTTTTCATAAGTTTCAATAATGTTTCTTTACCTCTATCCGTAGGAGATTGTTTATAATCAAGCAAATTTTCATTATCCCAGAGAACATAAACTGAAAAATATGGAGACAAAGGTTTAATAAATTGCTTAATTATATGATTTTGCCAATCCATAGCTTCTTGTGAATCGGCTGTTTCAAACTGTTTATCAAGGGCAATTATTACTTCTTTTACTCCAAGCATAATTAACATATCTCTTTGATAAGAATGAAATGTACTTCCACACACAGCCAAAGTAAAGTTATCATCTCCAAACATTGTATCTGCCTGCAAAACTGATTTTTCGGCTTCTACGAGCATTACTTTGTGTCTCTTTTTTATAGAGTTTAAATTTTGATTAATACCATAAAAATTATAAGACAAACAATGTTTGTACATTATATCTCCTACTTTAATGGGAGAATATTTTCCATAGCGTTCTTCATCTTCCTCTGTCATCATTCGTCCTCGTATTCCAACTAAACGATTTGTCACATCATAATGGGGAATAATAATTTGTCTTAAATAAGGAGAATATTTAATATTATATTTTTGCATACTCTCTATGGAAATCCCCTCATTAATCCAGCCCTGATAGTATTGATTTTGAAATATATTTAATATTTTGGAGTCATAGCTATCAAGGTCTTTAATACTGACTTGCTTTGATTTGGATTTATCATAATCCTTTATAAAAGACCAATCAGAGATATAACTGTTTCCGAAGCCTCGTCTTTCATCAATATGGCACTGATTTGAAATCCAAGTAATAGCTTCTGGAAGATTATATTTTTTCAGTCTTTTCACTATTTCAATAATATCAAGACTTCCACATTCTGTATAACAGTAAAAAGATTTAGATGATTTGTAGTAATAAAGTTTATGACTTGTACCGCAATGGCAAATAGTATCATATATCATATAATCATCACTATCTGTATATACTGTTCCACCGAGAATTTCCATCAAAGTCTTTATATTTTCAGTAGTTAAAGCTGATTTGAGTTCTTCGGCAGTCATTTATTCACCGCCTTAATTTGGATTCAGAATGTTATCAATGACCTTCACAGCATCAACATCTACTGTTGTATCAAGCATTTCGGCGTTACCAACATCGTTAAATTCAAATTCAATAATCGTTTTTTCAATATCATCTATAAGCTCATAATTATAATTCGTGACAAAACAATCCATCTCTCGCATTGTACCAAGATTGATTTTAGTCCAGATAACAATAGCTTTCCACTTTCCTCCACGATTTTTGAATATCCAATATGCCATATTGGGAACAGTAGGATTAAAGTTTCCTCGTGCTTCAAGTATTGGTTTAAGCTTTTTAAGGTCTTTAGTTGTAACGGGTAATGCAAGCATACCACCGTCAGCTTTTTCAATAATACTCTTTGAACCTTTCAATGCTCCCGAATCCTTATTTATATCATCTTTATATGTATCATTTAGCTGGGTAGATGTTCCTAAGAAAACATCGTACTTATTACAAGCTGATTTCAAAGCTGCACTAAACAGGAACAAAATCTGATCTGTTCTAAGTCGTGTTTTGGTCTTTTCAAAGTAATAAGCATATAGAGAAGGACTGTCATTGATATAATCAAAGAAAACATATTCAATTTTCTGATTTATTATGTATTGTTCTATGGTTTCACAGATAGTATCAATAGTAAAATCAGGTTGATATTCACCATAAAGCAACGATTCCGCAACGATTTCAGCAGATTTTTCAAGAATTGTTTCTTCTTCGGGAGTAATGTTTTTCCATTCTTCTAAACGGTCTTGCTCAATGCCACTTATATGAGCCAACAAGCAGTCTTGAATTTCTTCCTTGGTAAGCTCTGTAGATATGAACAGTACGGGTCTTTTTTCACCAGTAGCAATCCACTCTTTCTTTTGCCAATCATAAATCTTATCACAAGCAATATTTACAGCATCTGCCATACTGGAACGAGACTTACCACCGCCAGAAATAGAACTACGAATAATCATTTTCTTACTTCTCATTCCACGATAAACAGTAGTAAGATACCCACTTTGAAATGGATAACCATATGTATTTGTCTGATTTTTGTATTCAGATATACGATCTGCGATACCATCTCCTGCATGGAATGAATAATTATCTCCAAATGCACTTTTCCAAAGATTCTTAAAATCATTAAATTTAGTGCAAATAGCATTTAATACATCTGTGCTTGTCATGCTATTAAATTTGTCAAGCTTAACATCGTCTTCTTCATCATATAAAAATGAAATATCTAACTTTAATGATTCAACAGCATTTCGTACAATTGAATATTTTCGTACTGTATCTCTATAGAAGCCAGCATTTAATAATTTATCGGCTGATTCTGTAATAGCCTTATCTATGTAATTCCAACCGTCATTATTTTTCCATACTGTTATTGCACTGGGAAATTGAGCAATTTCATTTTCAATTTCTATTGGAGAAATTTTCTGAATGTTACCTTTCTTTGCAATGTTGACTATTGCTCCCCAAATGGTTTTATGAAATGTTTCTGAATAATCATACGCATTTGTTTCATACTTTTCATCAAATACCATTTTGGGATTATTACAATAGCAACCTAAAAGAAGAAACATATTTCTCTTATCTACAAGTCCTTTAACGTCCATATTTAAGTATCACTTCCTTTCACCAATTTATCTAAATCTATAAGATAATTATTGCTTTTTGATTTAGTCTTCAATTTCACAATTCGTTCCTTCTCTTTATAATTCATTGCTTTTTCGCTTAAAAGTTGTTGCTCCAAAAAATATTTATTGGCGTTTTGATACTCGTTTTTTACTTGATAAATACCATATTTGATATTAAATTTATCTCCAAGAATATTTTTTACATACCATAGCGTGTATCCAATTGCGGAGTAGCTAAGATCATAATCCTTTTTATATTTCTTAATTTGTGCAATTATAATTCCCGGAGGTTCATCACAATCAAAATATTCACAAATCATACTGATGAGTATTTTATAATCCTCACTTTCAGATGTTATTAATTTATAACATTGCTCACAATACGATTTATTACTATGTTTAAAAACTTCTTGTCCTTTGATTTCTTTCCCACAAGTTTTACAATGTGATGGTCTACTTATATTATCACCGCCTTGAAATAGACAAAATAGACGGTAGACTTTCCACCTACCGTCCTTTTGTCTATTTATTTAATTATATTTAAATTCCCTTGGATTCCTTAAGATCTTCAAGCTTCATAACCACTACCTGTGCAAGGTCAATCTGGGTAGGAAGAATATCATCAAACATTTTAGCAGAACCATCCTCATTCTGACCAATAGTAGTCTTAAGGATATTCATTGCTTCATTGAGATATCCATTTTCAGCAAGAATTGAACCAAGTTCCATACCTCTTGCCTTTATGTCATCAAAGGAAACCTCATTCTTAATTTCTTCAAGAGCAGGATCTGTTACAAGTTCATTCTTATCATACTTGGTATTGAACAGTTTTTCAAGGTTGCCCTTGATTTCAGAAACATACATCTTATCGGGAAGCCCCCAAGTATCCTTGAGTTCAATATATTCTGGAGTTTTCTTAAATGTAATAAGCCTATCCGCATTTACATTACCCTTTGCCTTGGGGTCAATAGAAACCATACCAACAAGAAAAGCATCATGGAAAATCTGATTCTTTGTAGCTTCATTCAGCTTACACTTATATGTAATTGCTCCAGTCTTAAAATCAACAGTCTTATACGACTGAACAGCAAAATGAACCGGAAGTCCAAGATTTCTGATTTCACCTACAATTCCCATTACACCAGCAAGATACTTCTTACCACGGGAAAAACCAATATCCTCAATTATTTCCGTTTCCTTGTTTGAAGCGATATATCGGCTCGCCATTTCCTCAAACTTATCAGCAGTATCAAATACTACACAAGAAAAACGTTCTCTTGTCTTAGGGTTTTTGAGCTGTGCTGCCACAGAGAGTACATCTGGGATAGAATGTACTCTGACTGCCATTATGTTTTGAATAGTCTTATATCTATCCTCAAACATTACAAATAGAGGGACTTTACCAGCCGGAGCAACAGAACGAAGAAAACGATTAAGAGAATCAGTCTTACCGTCACCAGTTTCGCCCATAAACACAACAGGATATCCACTAAAATCAGTACTAATCTTGTTTTCTTCAAGTGTCATAAGATTAATCATATGTTATTAGTCCTTTCAATATTATAAATTATATTATTTAGAAAATGTCAGATGTATATTACTTTGCAAAAGGATTCTTGGTCTTGGAAGCAAACGGATTAGACGATGTGGTCGCAGACGTTTCAGTAGATGTAGACGATGTAACAGATGAATTACTCTTCTTGCCGTTCTTTACTTCTGCAAGAGTAGCGTTTCTTCTTGAAATAAGCTGAGAACAAATTTCATCTGTAAGTCCCACCGAATAAATATCTTCAGGAATAGAACCACTCGTGATTTCATTTCTTCTGACTGTGTTAGTAAACGTCTTTACTATATCATTACCAAACACCTGCTTTTCAGTCTTTATTGTAGTTTCGGTCTTATTGATTACATTTCCACAAACCTTTGTGAACATTCCCTCTGAATATGTGCTTCTAAACACATCTGCTAAATCGGCTGAAACTGTCATTCTAAGGGGGAACATATCCTTAACCTCATATGTAGCATCCTTATCACTACCAGTCTTAATCTGATTAATTACATTCATAGTAACAATCAGATTTCCGGTCGGCTCGTCCTTAATTAATTCATCCTTAATAGAAGCAATTACACCTGCTACTTCAAAATTAGCTGTAGGAGCAGATGCTTCAAACTTTTCCTTAGTAATTCTATTGATAAAATTAGAAGAAATCGTGTTGATAGTTACAATTTCATTCGTATTCTTAGAAACATAATCATTCACACCAAATGAAGCTGATGTAATTTCTACATAATCGGGATTATCAGGATATTCCTCAAGAGTCTTGAACTCATTCATTACAGTGACAAGCGACTTATAAATCTTGTTTTCCTCTGATGTAAACTGACCATTTGCGTCCTTCTTATATTTATTAGCAAAGAACTTAACAGCGTGTTCTCCCTCATCCGCAGTTCTAATGATTACCTCGCCACGAATACACTCAACACCCTCGCCATATGTAGTTTCTTCGAGAGTGTGCTTCATTAGAATGCCAGCCATTGTTACATTGTTCTCAAACTTCTTCATACTCATAAATTACATTATTCCTTTCAAAAATATTTATTCTTTTTCTGTTTTTAGTTTTTAATCATACATTGTATTAATCCCGTAATCAGCAGCACACATCTGTTCTATTCTACAACCTCTGGCTGTATCCCAACCGTCACAGAAATAAACAACGTCTGCTGTAGCTAAAAGCTTAATGCTTTCGCCAAGATACCAGAGTGGGGAAGTGTCTGTTGGAACGTCCTTAAAGAACGAATCAATTACTTCGACATCATCTCCAAGTATTTTCTTTGCTCGACTGATAGCATAATTTCTTTCATCAAGTATCTGTTCATCAGTCTTTCCTCTCATTGGCTGAGAAATAAATAATCTCATTGCCATTTTTGCGCGAAATCCTCCTTTTCTACGAAAAACATTCAACTCATGCCTCAACAAATGGCTTAATAGAGCCATTTGTTGAGGCAATTTTTACAATAAAATCCAAATTTCATTGTAAATTGAATTTTCGTTATTTTTGCCCTTTATCATGTACTTTTTATGTAAATGCCAAGTGGTTATTGCAATTTATACAACAACCACTCAACAGGGAATAGGGTAAAATCTATATAAACAGCTTTTACTGCTGATTGCTTGTTGCTTCCCCTAACTGGTCGATTACATTCTTGACTTCTTCAAGAATTTCTTCGGTTGTCCATTTCTTATCACATCGAAATATTCTGTCGGCTTTAGCAGGGTCAATATTATAAGCATGATAATCATTATAATGGTTATAATCCCAGCCAATCCAATAACCATCTCTATGATGCTTATGTTCCAAAGGAAAGAGACCATCTTCACCTGATGAATAAGTTATGCCACCATGACACTCAATAGGGAAATCATCAAACTTATAAACATCCCTGCCATAAAATTTATGCTCCTTTGGCAATTCAATATAAGCACAAGGATGTGTACCATAGGATACAATTATATAATGATAACTATTATATCTACTCTCATCAAGTATTTGACAAGAATCATATAGAGTTTCCAATTCTCTTAAAGGACGATATATCATTTCTTTCATTGTAATATTCCTTTCTGCTAAATATTTTAGCGAATATTAGTGTGTTTTATGTAAGTGTCTGTGCGCCATTCTGGAAAATATCAATTATCTTTGCAATAATATTATTTTTCCCTGCAACAGCATACACATTGCCAGTATAGCCTTTATTTGAGTTTATGTATTTGATAGTAAATTTTGCTCCGTTCTTATTCAAGGGAGAAACTTTTAAAGTGGCAGATATATTAGGATTAAATGCTTTATGTATTTCTGTTACATACCCTTGGACTTGCCCACACAATTCCTTGTTAGTCATCATGTGCTTATCAGAGAAGTAGCTATCCTCGGCGTCCGCCAAAGGTGGAATAGTGGTTAAATTATAATAGAGCATTGAAAGTTCTTGAGAGTTCATGCTAAACCTCCTATACATTGCTAACGATTTGTTTATTCCCAAAAATCTGTCTCAACTTTTCGATGAAATAAATCTGCCCCTTGCCAGTAACATAGGTCTTCAACCCGGCTTGTTCACCATAAGGCGTTGTATATGTATATTCTCTTAGCTTGAATAGCCCTTGTTCTATGTACTTCTGATAAGGTTGATTCTTATGTCCGGTTGAACTCATCAGATAATCATTATCCCTCAGCCACTCAAACAATCGTGTTCTGCCAATGTTGATATTTTCTTTCTTTGCTAACTTCGCAAGTTCACCAATATCAAGCAGATTGGTTGTATTTGAAACATGGTCGGCAAATTCCACAAGAGGCTTGTCCTGCTCAATCTTTTCAGACTGCTTCTGGATAAGCTCATTCTGTTGTCTTACCGTTTCAAGAGTTAATCTGAAAAGTGATTTTGTATTTTCATCTGCAAAGGGGAGATATGTTTCTATGAAATTATTTTCATTTGCAACATAACCACCTGTTTTACGGATTGTGGGGAGAACTTCCGATGTTATCCAATGCTTGAACTGTTTTGCTGTCGGGAGCTTACTGGAAAGGATAAGACTATAAAGACCAGATTCGTTTATAAGCCAACCTCCACGTTGTCCCAAGTTAATCTCTAAACTCGATAGCATTTTGCTATTAAGTTTATCATCAATGTCAACATGGTCTTGAAGTGCTTCATTAGGATTGGAATATCCAAGAATTGTTGCAGCATCCTTGCCTACAAACCACGGTTCATCCTCAATTTTTAACGTTCTAATCTCTCCAAATTCTTCATTATTAAAGATTTGAACACTTGTGCTAGTATCGGTCATTTTTCAACCACCTTTCTTTATCAATATTTATAACTATTGTAATTATCTGAAAATTATTCCTTTGGTGATTTCAAGGTTTTTCTTTACAATGAAAATTCAGACCAAAGGAATAAAGTATTAACAGATTTTGTTTTACAGAACCACTACCCAACTGTAAAACCGTCATACCCAATGTATAACTTCCAAGCATATGAAAGGAGCGAAACGGAGGTATATGAATGGCAAGATTCATATATTCGATATGTAGTCAGCAAATACCTTATGCTCACTCAGATATTTGCTTTTGTTTGGTGATGGGTAGGGAAGTTGAATCCCTGTCTTCGCCGTGAAAGGGCGATGTCTTAACCACTTGACTAACCCACCATATATAGCAGGGAATAGGTCTTTCACCTATTCGAGATGTTCCTCTATGGCTGTACAACCATATCAGATAAACGGGATTTCTCACCCTAATTGACCATCTTTTTAATATCGTTTGACACCCTCATAGTGGGTTTAGCTTTTCCGGTCGCTTAGTCTTACAATATTCCTTTTACTTGGATACCTGCTATTTGGTGGCACACATCAGATTCGAACTGATACTGCAACGATTTTAAGTCATTTGTCTCTGCCTGTTGGACTAGTGTGCCATTTTTGTTTCCCTTAAACCTGACTAAAATCTAAGGGAAACAAAAGAATATAAATGATAAATATTTGCCCTTTCGGGCTGGTGTCACAGGTGAGCTTTGAACTCACACGCATTTCTGCAACAGTTTTTGAGACTGTCTCGTATACCGATTCCGACACTGTGACATATATAATCGCCATTATATTAGCCCTGAGGTTCATTCAGTGCCACATTACATACACACAAACCTTTTATCAGGGATTTTATACTAGATAAACATTATTGATGATACTGAATATTCTTTGAACAAGATACTGTTTAACGATTATTCGTTATTATTTACTGATTAAGCGTTACTATTTCCATCAAATTAAATCCAAACAATTCTAAATTTTAAGATTTCAAGTCTCAAAACCAGCATTATAATCATCTTTTACATTTGACGATAATATGTAATTTGCTTTTCAGCATTTTCTATACTATTACTCTGTATAGGGGAGATGTAATCTTTAGAATTTTCAGTATAATGGCGATTTATTTTATTTTAAAAAACCTTCAAGTCTTAATACTCGATTTCGATGAGTGTATTTGCGTTTGAAACTGCAAGGACACTATCTACTTCCGAAGTAAATGCCGAAATCATTTCCTCAAGTTCCTTGATTTTATCAGAAAGTTTAAGAGGGTCAACAATTTCAGTCTTGTGGCTGTCGTAATAAGACTTGCGAAGATTTTCCATTTCCTTTAACGCTTCTGCTGTCAGGGTGGTCTTATCAGAATTAGTACCGTTCTTGGCATAATCGGTAGCAGCCATATCAGCCTTTGCATTTTCAGTTTCCATCTTGCTTACTGCGCTTGCATACTGGCTACGGAGATTTCTAAGCAAATCCTTATAATAATCCATTCCCCAATTCTTCATTTCAATAGCTTCAGCCACGACATAATCCTTACCGTTGATTTTAACTGAGGTAGAGGCGTTAGACTTGCTTACTGCTCTCTTGATAGCATTTCTGCGATTGATAAGTGTATTGACACTATCATAATCACTCTGAGCATTAGCTTTAAACTCTTCAACAGTCTTTCCAGAAATGGTCTTACTGCCAGACTTCATCGTCCCACAGAACGTACAGTTAGAAATCTTGTCTGAAATTCTATCATTAAGAATTTTTAGTTCAGACAATGCCTTATGTAGATTCATTGTTTCCTTAATCATATAACTGCCTTTCTACTATGTAATAATTATTGTGTCCTTTGTTTCAATCAGCTATCTGTGTTTTACTTCGTATCAGATATTTCCGGCAAACACCACGAGGAGGTTTGAAACTTGCTTGCCATTTCCTCGCCACTATCTCCCGACAGGAGCGAGGTTTACACCATAAACACTAAACAGAAAGGAATGCGCTAACTAGCACTTATGGAATGGTTATTGGTTTGGGTGATAGGATTTGAACCTATGAATGAGGGAGTCAAAGTCCCTTGCGTTACCGCTTCGCAACACCCAAATATATAAAGAGCTTAACGCACTCTTTATTTTGAAGTTATCTCTGCGTTGTTCTTAAAATCTAAAGCCTAATCAACCTGATGTTTGTTACGCCGGAGGAACATAAAGAAATTCACCGCATGATATGACTAAGATATAAGAACCACTGGAACAGACTGTACGAGTCGAACGTACAACATCAATCTACGATTGTGCAACCCTTTGTCTGCATATTAGCTAGGAACTGTTTACTTCCTAGCTTTTGGTGTACCCGATGGGACTCGAACCCAAGACACCCTGATTAAAAGTCAGGTGCTCTACCAACTGAGCTACGAGTACATATTTAGAATTCACTGTTTGCTATTTGATATTGCCAAAAGAATTTACTTTTCTTAAAATTCAGACGGATTAAACCGCCTAAATTTTTATGTAGGCTCATTCCAAAGCCGTTTGATTGATTTCGGAATTAACCTTGTGTATATATAATACACTATTTTTTTGAATTTGTCAATAGGTATTTTTGAATTTTTTTGAATTATTTTTTTAAAAATAAATTTTGTTTTTGGTTACAATACCGTTCCCAATCATATTTCAAATCAGATAACTGTAGCTTTGACTGAATATGATAAGAAGAACCAAACTCAAAAAATAACTCAATATTTTCAATATTATCCCACGACAAAGCTGTATCACCAATATGATTATGACGTTGCCACGCTATATTAAATCTTCCAGAAAGCCAAATGATTTTTTCGGTAAACCCCAATTCGTTTATTTTTTTTCTAAAAGAAGCTACCTTATATCCACCGTTGCCTTTACAGAGGAATATATCTCCAACGTGATTGTACTGGCGTAAAATAGCTCTATCATCTTTCCCGTTATCATAATAATATCCATCTGCATTAGCATACCTATAAAATATCGGGATCAGATTTTTTGAAATTTTAATATTCTGATTGTCAATTGAAATTATCCCGTTTGAATAATCAAGGTCGTGACATCTTAATCCCACAGCTTCCTCTAAAGATAACCCTAGCCAAATCAGATAAATTCCCATTTCGATAGATGAATAAGAATCTAACTCGTCTATTTGGCACAATGATGAGCGATAGGTTTCTAAACGCTTTTGATTAATCTGATGTTGCAACTGGTCAAAAGTTAAAATATAATTCGTTCCACCACAACGCCGATTGTTTTGCAATGACTTAATTACAATATTGGGATAATCATTTTGTGACAGAAAAGATTTAATCTTGCTTTTAACAGGGTTAATATTCTTAGTAGCAATAACACTACTCTCAAAAAAATTTCCCCAATCACCTTCTGCAAACATCAATAAAGGTATGTGAACTTGGTTTAAATATTCAATTAAAGTATTCATGGCAAATTTAACCGTGTTGTCATGAGTATTACCCCAAGCAATTAATTTTTGAATATCTTGAAGATGAGCGTTTTCATTTATTAACATGGAACTACTGCTCCTTTCCCACCACTATTACCCTTGATTAAATCAACTATCCAACCTAACCCTACTGAAAAAGCAAGAGTGAGGTCTAGTTTCCGCATTTCTGATTCGGATGTGCTTGTGATAAAACTTCCAAGCCTACTTCTGTCAATAGTCTGGGGCTGTTCAAACAAACAGGTACTAAGGGTCTTAGCCTTAACCTTTGCGTGTGTAGGCATAGGCTTCTTATCAGCCGTTGTTAAAGGAACAACTATTACCGTAGGACTAACCTTATTCCCATCATCATTCTGGATTATAAGAACGGGTCTGATACCACTCTGAACATGACCATCTTGTCTAGGAAGGTCTGCATAAAATATGTCACCCCTCTTAACTCGTCTTTCATTATTATATATTCCACATACGTTAGTCATAAAACATCCTCCTTACTGTATGTGCTGTATTGCTAAAAGAATTTACTGTTTGTATTATAACACACAAAGTGTAATTTGTCAAGAGGGTAGACAATATTTTTTATTTATTCATCGGACACTCTTTAAGAATATCCCACAGTCCGACTTCATATTCCCCTTGATTTTTCCCCTTACAAATATACAACGTTTTGGTGATATCTTTGTTTTTATATGCACCGAAAGCGTTACTTATTGCCTTGATAACACCTTTATCGTGCTTCTTGGCTCTGAACATATCTATCACATAATATGGTTTACCGTTTATCTCTTTAGACCACGCTTCATCAACAAATTCTCTTCTGCCATATCCCAATATGTCCTTCGGAACGATATTAAGCGAATGATAGGTTTCAGCCCTATACTTATTCAAGATACCTTTAACAGAGATTTCTCCATCTGTACGGAGTATCTTAACAACGTCCATTTCAGGATATTCTAAACCAAGCAAACAGCAATCATTAAAAAGCTCCCAGTCATACGTTAATGATGGGTATGTAGTAAAGAAATCCCGATTTAACCAAACGCTATTTGTGCGCTGTTCAACGCTCCCTATACACAAATCTTCACGTTTGAATTTATCAAGATCAACAATTACATCATAGCCATTATACTGACGTAAGAAGTTAAATAAATCCTTTGCTAACCTACATTGATTTTGATGTTCCTTTAATAATACGTCTAGTTTAACCATTGGGATCGTCCTTTCTATTGATATAATTACCTATTGTGTCATGGTTTGATATGGTATATTCCAATTCGGCAACCACAATATATAGTATTTGAAATTCCTTGCTTTCATAGTATATCACTTATTAGAACGTTTGTCAAGTAGCAAATTCATAAAAATGATATTTATGAACAAATCTATATATTGTACGTCGTTTTCGAGGCAGATTTCTACCTTCGACAATGTAATGCTTCCAAAAGCTGTATCTCATCAGCAATAGAATTATTTCTTGCAACAAAACAGTTGATTAACGTATCCCCCGACATTCTATTCTTAAAAGAAACGATTGTTTTTACTCCGTCAATAACATAATAGTTATTATCTCTATGAGCAACTATTAATGGTGCGCTAAGGCAAAAATCTTTTTTGTTCTTAATAAAATCAACCATGCGCGAATCAGGCTTACGTTGATATGCATAGTTTACAATTAAATCAGGCAACGGAATTTCCTTAATGAGATTGTTATCTTGTGTAAATTTATTACAAGTCATAATATATTCCTCCATTAATTAAAAATTAAACTTATATTCCAACGGTGTTGCTCCCTTACCCTTATTATAATAGTTATTCACCATGATACGAGCAATTTTAGCTTCCGTCTTTGCAGTTGTAATACGGTCAGACTTAGCCATTCTGATGAGGTCGGCAGGATTTACCTTAGATAGCTTCTTGATAAACTTATTATCATCAAGTTCTCTGCTGTACAGATTAAGAATATATCCAACTGCCTTAATCATTTCCTGCCTGAATGCTGCGTATGCGCCGTCCCATGTATCATTAAGAAGTCTGATAAGACGGTCAGTCTTTTCTTCACCAATCTTATTGTATGTAACCACAAGAGCCTTAATAGCGGTTATTCTGCTGTCGGCAGTTGCTCTCTTATCTTCGGTAATGCCAAGTTCAACGCCATTCTTCTTGCACAGATTAGCAAGAGTTGTCATGGTTTCATCTTCTGCGTAGAAAAGTCCCTTTGCTTTGTCAGCATACTGTAACGGAATTGAGCTGTCATTCAGCTTGACAAAGTACATGGATTCTTCCTGCTGAGTAAGCCCTCTGATGACCTGACACTCCATAAGGTAATTGTCCCCAAAACGTTTCTTCGCACCGTAAAGTCTGTGCTGACCATCAATAACATACCACTTACCATCACGGTATGATACCACAATAGGCTGAAACAAGTTCTTGTCAAAATTAGAAGCTATATTCTCCGCTAACCTTCTGTTCCTTAATGTCCTCTGTGATGTGTATGTAGTGTTCAACTTATATATCGGTATAGATATAATTTCAGTCTTCTCACCATTTACATTAGCTGTCTGCCCGGTTTCTGCCATCTTCCTTTTGTTTTCAAGATAAAGCATTGCCTGTGTTTTGTTAGTTTCCTTTGACATTGCGTTCATAGTGTTCATAATATTTTCTCCTGTCGTTGTATTTTTGTCAAATCAAAGATGAAATGACATTATGGATTTGGTCGAGCCTTTCAAGGCAGTCAGCTATTTTATGTTTAGATTTTTCGTCCTCTTCATCAAAGGTATCAATATATTCCGGAGATAGTATGCGTTGCATAACCTCCTCAATATAATCCACACCTCTGTTAAAAAGGTCGGCTGTATTATTAAGATGTGTTTCGTGAGAAGAATTAATATCTTTTATTTCAGCGTATATTTCCTCAAAGGATTGGGGGACGTTTTGTGAGACTTCTACTCGTGATATAAACTGATTATTGCTTATTTTCCCTTCGATAAGGGCATTGATAGTTTCCACATCAGCGGTTTTGGAAACTCTGACAGTATCGCGATATCGTCTGATGCTTAATGATGTATAATTGATATACTCAACCATTTTATCAAAGACATCATTCTTCCCCATCTCCAAAAGACTGTTCAAATGATTCGAGGTCGTCACTGTTGCTTCGATATCCGCTACACTGACTATTTTCTCCACATTCAGTGACCGCAGGAGCTTCAGATAATACGCATTCGGGGTTCTCGCTTTCGCTCTTTCCGTCTGATCGGTAGCTTTCTGTGCTATCTCCAGTATCGTCTGAACTGTCAATGGTTTCAACTTCTTCATCGGTATTCACCTCAACCTTTGTGATATTATAGTCTGCTATGTAATCCGTCATGGCATTAAGGATAACACCACGGCGGGAACTTACGCTTTCATAGGAATACTGCTTTGCCCCAGAGCCGGACTTTGTGGCAGCATACTCATTATATTCTATCCTTGCGCTTGAATGCAGGAAATGTACAAGGAAGTCTGTGAACTGCTCATCTGTTCCTTCCCATTGGTCAAGAGCGTCAATGATATGAGGAATATTGCAGGCATTAAAGAACTCAATATCTTCCTCAACAAACTTTGAACTGCCTGTGATGTCGTTCAGACGGTCAAATAACTGACCAATCCTCTTAACGCTATACTCGTTTGCCTTGATATCAAATTCTTCTGCAAAATTGTTCATTTCAGTTGCGGAAAGGTCACAGTCACAACCCATCATAATCATCATGGTTCTGGTAATGCAACCGAGGATACTATCATTCTTAGCATTACAGCCGTCTATATTATTCCAAATAGCATTCTCGCAGATAGGCTGGAGATACTTCATTGTGTTTGTTCCGAATGCAAGTCTTAACTTCTGATTGGGCTTGAAAGATACTCCGTTGTTAATATTATAGATAATACCATCAAGTTCATCATCAGTGAAGCCTACATACTCGTAAAGGGTAATATCATAGTCGAGAATTTTTCTCTGGAGGGCAGGGGGGAGCTGTTTGAATTTCTTTCCGGCAAGTTCAACCTCATAAGCAATCGTTTCTCCGCTTTCAGAACGGCACACGCACTTTAACGGCTTTGTGTTCTTGCTTAACGAATATTCATTATTTACATATCCACACATAGCTGTTGTTCTCTGCAAACCGTCAAGGAGAGATTTTGTCAAATACATTGCTTCGTGTATTCTTTCGCCTGTATAAAGGATAGCACCGATAGGACGGTTTTGAAGAATGGATACGATAAGCTCACTTTTCTTCTTTGTTGTCCACTGATTGTCGAGTCTCTGAACAAGAGCATCACGGCAAAACTCTCCCTTTAACACCTTGTCCACATACACTTCGAGAGGCATTGCCTTATGATTGACTCTACCGTCTGATACATCAGTATCAAGAATAACATAGGTCTTACCGCACACCTCAACAAGATTATCCGGTTCTTTCTTCTTTCTAGCCATAATCGTATTCCTTTCTGTGAATTATCCGTTAAACTGAAACTTGCCGTTATAATAATCTTCAATGAACATTTCAAGGACTTCAAGTCCAAGATTGAGATTGAGCCATTGAGCTTTTAGCTTGCGAGAATCAATCGTCAAATAATACTCAACTGTTGTTCTCACATCAGAATGATTTAAGGCTTTACTAGCTACGATCGGATTTCTATTATCGACCCAATCACGAGAAATGAACTCTGCAAAAGTTTTTCTCATACAATGAGAAGAGAAATGTCCTTCAAGCCCAAGTTTCTTTGCTTCTTGAATAATAATTCTACTTAATGAACTAACACAATAAGGAGCAACTTCACGAGCCACACCATTATCATCATATTTTTCGCCAGTGGTAACAGTCTTTATTACTTTACCACATTCATCATACTCTATATGATGAATGTACGCTGTTCTGTTGCCCTCTCCGACAAAAAGATAATTGTTGAGAGTAAGATGATTCACTTCAATTAAAAATTGAATAGCCATTTTTACAGCTTTATTGAAATAAACCTTCCTAGATTTACCTGTTTTACTTTCATTTAAGAAAATATAGTCTTTAATGTTCCCATTGTCATCAAGGACATCTCTTACCCTTATGATAAGTCCATCCCCAGCCCTATAGCCAGTATTAATAACAAAGAGGAAAGCTAATGCTTTTGTGAACTTCCGTTTACTTGATGATTTACAATTCATCAATAAAGAAAGCAAAATGTTATCTATATCATTTTTATTTGTAAACGCATCAGCACTATGATTTTCAGAATTTATTGAAACTCTTGCAACCAGATTACGACCTTCTCTTTTTTTCTTCAAAACAACCTTAATCTCTGGCTTAGCAGCAGGGAGGGGAAGTGTCTTCGGAATTTCTTCTGCGAGATTTGTGTTGTTAGCTCTCGGTACAAACCTTATAGATGAACGCATGAGTTTCAGTCCTTTCTATATTCATTACTATTTGCTAATAATTATTCCAGTGATTTCATAAAATATATTACTATCAAAGTTGGGCAGTTTCATTACTTCCTGTCTCTCATTCTCAGATAGATTTTCCCACATCATTTTACAAGCTGTTTTAAAATCTACAGTTTTCAAATATCCACCTGTTGTTTCATATTTCGGATTAGACTTTTTCTCGTCATCCGACATATTGACTGAATATATCCACCACGAGTTTTCAAAATTCCAATTAAGAATCTGAATGCCCTTTAATGAATGTATTTCATCTCTTGACATTGATGTTGGTTTATTGAATAAAAAAATATTCTGTTCAACACTGTTAAAAAAACCTGTGCTATAATTGGTGCTGTTCCAGTCACCTGTGTTCCAGTCACCTGTGTTCCAGTCACCTGTGTTACGGCTACCTGTGTTACGGCTACCTGTGTTACGGCTACCTGTGTTCCAGTCACCTGTGTTCCAGTCACCTGTGTTACCCAGTCCTGTACAATTTTTGCCGTCATTAACAATTGTAAGCAATTCTGACCATTCAATCTCACGGATAATTTTAATCTTATCCGTTACTGATTTATCTTCCTGTGTTTCCACAAGACCGAGAGCTTCAACCTCCGCAACTTTATTTTGGCTGTTAAAATTATAATAGTTAAAACAGTCGCTTGCTTTCTGACAAAAATGGAATCCCGCTCCACACATTTCAATGTTGCCGTTATGTATAAAAGTTTCTCCTACCTTATACTGAAAACCTCTGCACGTCCAATCGGAGTTGAATACCTTAAAACCTTTAATGCTCATAATATTTACCTTTTTATCCTTTCTATCTTGACTTTTGTGTCGAGATGTGGTAAAATAATGTAATAGGAATATCCCATTTAATAGGAATGTGTTTGGCTTGTTTTGCTATGTGTGTATTATATCACGATTATCGTATAAAGTCAATACTAAAATCGCATATTTTCCATGCAAAGTTAGCTAAATTTTATCAACTTTGTTTATGCAATATCGCTAATTCTGGAGGTTTATATATGATTATCTGTAAATTAAGGGTTAAACGTGCTGAAAAAAATATCAGTCAACACGAATTAAACGAAGCTACAGGAGTTAGACTTCAAACAATCTCCGATATGGAACAAGGCAAAAGCAAATCTTATAGCTCAGACAATCTTAGCAAATTATGCGATTACTTTCATTGCAACGTGTCCGACATCATAGAATACGTTCCTGATAACACAGGCAAGGAGTAGTGAATATAATGGATATAGAATTAGAAAAAATTCAAAAGCAATTAAATTGGCTATCCACAAAATTATTCCTCGATGGTCATTCACAATCTGCCAAAACTAGATTCGTCAAAAGAGGAGAAGTATATTGGTATTATTGTGGTATGAACATCGGTGGAGAATTGAGCAAAGCTACTCCTAGACCGTGCGTAATAGTTCAAAACGATATATCTAATTTGCATTCTGGCTGTACAATAATTTGTCCTATTACTCATAATGTTACAAGCAAAGACCCCGGAATTATACCTTTAACTCCTTATATTGATAACAATGGGAATGTAATATTAGATGGCAGAATCAGTGTTTCAAACATAAGGTGTATCAGCAAAGCAAGATTGGGCAATAAGATTATTCCCGATAAGCTAGATAAGCAAACAATGAAGTTGCTAGATAAAACCATAGCCAGTAGATTATCTCTAATGTCCCATTATCAAAAACTTTCAAATCAGCTTGCTTCAAAAGTAAAATACATAGAAATATTAAAATCACAGCGGAATCAAGCACAAAACAATTTGTCAGAAATTAACAGAATGTTTGGGACAAATTCTTTTGATGATTTGAAAGAAAAATTGCAAAAACTACTTGACAAATCACAAAAATAGTGATATACTATAATTGTAGAATCCTTATAGGATATAAGGATTGCATTCACTTTGTGAATGACAACAACCACGACTGAGTGGTCTTGCATAGGATATGCGAGATTGTAACAAAAGGGAAAGAGTGTTCTTCGGAATGCTCTTTTTCTTTTGCCCATCAATAACTCAAGCACCCAAGCTCAATCATGTGTTCAGAACGGTTAATCTTCTCCACGTCCTTACTTATGAGATTGCCCATCATGCTCAGAATTGTTCCCTGAAGCACGGCAGGTGAATTAACAGGTTTCTTTCCTGATAAATTTAATGAGCGCTTATAATTAGCAAAATTGCGAAGCGCCTTTGTTCTCTGTTCACCGTCTATCGGAAGATTTATCTTACCGTTCATACCGTTACCTCTTTCTGTATGTATTAATGTTTGTTGGTGTCAGCAAACTTACATTCTCAATCAGCCAATTACCCCAAATATCTTGACAAATGATGTCTGATTGTGGTATAATGAGTTAATAGAATTTACCATTTCTTTTGGGTTTGGTTTCTTGCTTGTTTGCTATGTTTAGATTATATCACTTGCAAGTGAACTTGTCAATAGCAAATTTCGTTTTGAAATGAACTTTTACATATTCTACAAAAATACACACCTATTTTTGTACAGAGTTAATAACATAATTAAGAGGTGTAATCATGACAGAGCGTTCTAATTTTGGTGAAATTATAAAAAAGACTCTTGATGATATGAGCTTACAACAAAATGACCTTGCTGAACGTATGGGGAAAAGAAAGAACTATGTAAGTGCATTGCTTCGCACAGATAACCCCTCAACTAGCACATTGATATCTGTAGCCGATGCCCTAGACTGTTCTGTAGACTATCTGCTAGGCAGGACAGACAACCCTCAATCGCACACAGACAAAGAAATTCTAAGTTCTGATGAACAAGATTTGCTTGAAATATATCGCAATTTTAACGACAAGGGAAAAGTTGCCTTAAAAACGCAAGCTGGTATTTTGTCTACTGTACCATTGTACACCAAAGAAAACCAAATGAATTAATGGAGGATATTATGAGAGACCTTTATGAAATCGGAACAATGGAATTTAAAGACCTTAAAAAATATATAGAGTTACCGTCTTTTCAACGAAGTGTTGTTTGGTCAATTGAGAAAAAGGAAGAATTTATTGATACCGTGCTAAAAGGTTTCCCTTTTGGTTCTCTTTTATTATATAAAAGTGGCCCATTCTCTTACTTATTAGTCGATGGGCTACAAAGATTTACGACTTTAGATGATTTCTCGAAAAATCCATTCAAGTATATAAAAAACTATGAAGATGAATTTAAGGAATATTTCGACAAGATTATTGGTACATTAGCACCTGTTGTAACTACAAATTTTACAATTGTTAAAACAGAAATAACAGAATCTATTAAAGCCAATTTAACAAAAGAAAACAAAACTACTTGTATTGTTAATCGGGTAATATCTGATGTGTCAGTGTTGAAGGAGAAATATACAGAATGTTATGGCATTCTTTCTGAACTTATTGAAAGCATAAAAGATAAATATCAAATTCTTAATAAGAAAATCCCCTATGTATGTTATTCAGGGGATGAAGATTGTCTGCCCCAAATTTTTGAAAGGCTAAACGCAAACGGTACAGTATTAAGCAAATATGAAATTTATGCTGCCAAATGGAGTCATATCATTTTCAATTACAATGATCCGTCTATTCTCAAATTGGTAGATGAAAAGTATCAGAAAATGGTAGAAGATACAGGGGTAGAAATACAGAACTATCAAGACGGTCAAGTAATGAGAGAACAAAAAGTAAATCTTTTTGAATTTTGCTTTGCATTTGGTCGCCTTATTTATAAAGATAATCCTTACATAATTTTCAAAAAACAGAAATTCTCCACATCTGATGTAGCTTCAATCGGATTTTCTTTATTATCAGTAATTCTTACTAAAACTACCAGCAGCCTTAGCACAGTTGCAAACTGCTTCGCTGACATGAGTGCTGATAAAATTAAAAACTTGATTAAGCTGAAGGAACTTATTTTGACTTGCCTTGCCCATATAAGTAAGATTTTATGTAAATACATCATGTTCCCCGATAATAAAAATTCTATAACAAAATATATAGAACATCAGATTTTGTGTATTGTTGGGACATATTTTAACATGAAATATTCTGTTTCTACAAAAGACTTTAGTATCACTGAAAAAACAGGGATGAAGAAGCTTGAAACAGCGTTTGAAAAGAATATGCCCATGCGCTATTTATATGAAATCCTGTCAGGCTATTGGAGTGGAAGTGGAGACACCAAGATTGCTGACGAATTATCTAAAGATATATCCGACAATCGTTATTTAACTCCGATCCCTCTTTCTACATGGGAAAGGTTTCTTCATGATTGGATGCTTGAGCAAACTCAAAAATCAATGAAAAATACCCCAACAGAAAATAAATTATTCTTATGTTTTTTACTTAGAATGCGCAAATCTAACGACAATTATATTAATAGTAAACCACTTAATGTTGAATTAGTAATCTCTAAAAGCCGTTTTACTCAACAAATGAAAACCAGCAAGGGGATTTGTGCCATAGGGAATTTATGCGTTCTTCCACAATTTGAGGTACATAGCAAGCAGGAATATACTCTGTATGAAGCTGTAAAGAATCGGTCGTTAGTGTTTGATATTAATGATTCTGTTATTAATGATTTTCTTTATCCTGAGGAATCTGAATTATTATTTTTAGATTCTGACTTCACCGAAGAAAAATATCTGTCGTTTTTAAAGAATAGACATGATTTTTTAATCAATAGATTCAAAGAGACTTTGCGTGGTAATGTGTAAGTAAACAAAGACCCTCGGAGCTACTTAATGTAGCTCCGAGGGTAAATAAATATTAACAGAAAGGTAAGGTATTTTATTATGTCAAAAGGCATCGCAGCCCAGCTCAAATCTATCGAGAAAGAAATTCAACGCAAATCTGACAAGTATCAAGAACAATTGAACAAAGCTCCTAAAGAAAAATGGTTTACAAAAGAGTTTATGCACAGTGTTCATCTTTCTGAAACAATAAAGCAGTTCTTTGATAAAGCAAATGTTGATATTTCTCATATTGATAACTTGTCTGATGAGGAAAAATCAAAGTTAAAAGCCAAACTTCCTGTTAAATTCAAAACATGGGATGATTTTCTTAAAGAAGCGTTTGCATTTAATGTAAAACAATTCTTATCCAATCTTTAATTGAACAGGGAACACGGGAATTTCACCATTTTCTATTCTAGTTTCCCAATCAAACATATCTGCGCTAAGGACGGTATCTGTTGTAAGAGAGCCGTCCTTAATCTTTTCTTCGATAAATGCTTTTGTTTTATCTATATCTAAAAAAACATTGATATGAAATAAATTATTATCCATTTTATCACCTCTTTTCTATTTTAGTATGTATCTGGTACAATATAATTATACTACAAAATTTTGATTTTGTCAAGATGTTGTATAAAACGCTGTGATTGAATTGCAAGCAACACAATATCTTGCTAATGTAAATACAAAATTTCTTAAATACTGGCAGAAGGGCAGAGAAATCATAAGTCCAAATGCAAAAGAAAGAGGATTACTTTATGGTAGTCCTCTTTTATTATTATAAATAACATTTATAAAATTAATATTGACAATCAGCACGATTTATGTTATAATATGTCATATAAAACATTTGGTTAAATTCGGAGGTATATTATGAGAGCAAACACAAAGTACATCAAACAATGCGTTGCAATGTCCTTAATCCTTTCATCAGTTCTGTTATCTGGCTGTGCAAGCAAGATAGATGAAGTATCACAAAAGATGATGGACGATATCAACGCTATCGGAACGGTAGAAATCTCTGATGAAGAAGCTATTGAAAAGGCTGAAAATTTATATGCCACTCTTACCGATAAGCAAAAGGAGCAGGTCAATAACTATGCTGATTTGCTCAATGCCAGAGATGAATTAGATAAGTTACTTGAAGAAAAGGCTAAAAAAGATGCCGAGGAAGCAGAACGTCTTGCGGAAGAAGAACGTAAAGCCGAAGAAGAAAGATTAGAAAAAGAAAGACAAGAAAAACTTGCGTCTTATACACCCGAAGTGAAATATTGCGCCAGAGCCATTATTACTGTCAAGCGGGCATTAAAGAATCCTGATTCAATGGTTGTCCACAGCTTTTACTATGGTAAAACAGATAATGGGGAATCCGTAAATTTAGATGTTACTTCTGAAAATGGGTTTGGAGGTTCTAATAGAGACACTTTGTTTGTAACCGACAATGTTGATAAATGGGGGTTAGAAATTGTTACAACCGAGACGGGAATGGGAGTAATGAAAGATAATACTATAGTCGATAGTGAAATGACAAGATTATTAGATGAATATGATGATGTAGATAATGCTACCGTTCTCCAACTTGTCGATGAATATGAAGAAACTAAAGACATTTCTCTTATTTATTAATTATTTTCCATAATAATTTTACCCTATTCGTTACGAATAGGGTAATTTCTTTCTTAGTGAGCCATATTTTTCTACAAATCGACCTATAAATCCTACGATGAAACACTCATTTCATGACATCTCTTCAGCTATTTTGTTAGCCATATGATACAAGTAAACACAGCATCACTATTAAGTAATGCTGTGTTATTTTTATGCCTGTTTACTGCTTGCTAAGAAACTCATCAATGCTATTCTTGATAATATTCATTCTAGTTAAAATTTCATTCTTTGTTGTAGAATGATTACTATTGTATTCCTCGGGTGTGTTCCAGAAGAAATAATCTAACCAATCAGCAAGTTTTTCGGAATTATCAAGCTTGTTTACATAACGCAAATAACTTGTGAAATTGGTTATGTTGAACATCGTCTTTGCAACAGCAGAACCTTTTTCAACAAGAATATTATATGCTCCGAGCAACTTATCATAAATGCCGTTGATTTCTTCCTGCTTGTCCTCTGTTATTTCGAGGTTTTCAATTATTTCGTTAATATGCTTTCCCGAATATTTCGGCTCGTCCTCATACAGAGCAATATAAGTCTTTGCAATGATTTCATGATATTTCTTCTGATTAAATTTATTCATTGTAAGCATCGCCTTGAAAATCTCATGTTTTGATAATGCTTCAAAATCATCCATATCAGAACGTCTTATTCTTGCCACATCAAATGGGGTCATCTGCTCGCCAGAATTAATTCTGAGCATAATAAACCTCATTATTTCTTCCGATGTGTTATCGGCTATCAAGATATTCATAGAAGCCCCTCTGAGCTTCTCCTTGAGTTCTTCCGGTAACTGACTAAACTTGCAACCATTAACGTTGTAATAATGCCCGTTGCACTCAATCAGAGGGTCGTTTTTTAATCCGCACAGGGTGAACTCATCATTCAGATAAGAAACGATTGAGCCGAGCATTCTCTGCTTACCATCATACACCTGATAAAGCTTCATCTTCCCCTTGCCGACCTGATTTACTATGAATGCAGGCTGGAACTTATACAGTCCGGCGAGAATGGAATGAATGTATGCCGACTTTCTATCTTTCTTCCATACAACGGCTCTCTGCTGTGGGATTTCAAAATCAAGAAGTTTATTACTATTTGTGTATTTGATATAAATATCTCTGACACTCCATGTGTCACTATTAAGCTTTAAATCATCCGTGGACAGAATATGACTATCCTCGGTAATTTCAACCTCACAATCTTTGATTTTAGCCTTCTTAGAGCCGGCTGGCTTAGTCGAGGATTCTCCTTTTTTAGGTCTGCCTCTGTGGTTCTTAGGCTTTTCTTCGCGGTTATTTCCCACAACAGAATTTTCATCTATTGTTTCAGGCTGATTCCCCGGCTCTGTGTTCTGTGTGGTTTCATCAAACGTTACCTGCTCATCTTCAAATGCCATATTAACCTCCATTTTGAAATTAAGAAATATATGCTATTTACTAATTATTTATTTTACCATAATTTATTCCCTATGTCAAGTATTTTATTCCTATTTTTATAAAAATAATGTATATTTTAAGCACAACAAAAAATCCATCCTCGGACAGAAGATGGATTTTATTAATGTTTTTGATTTTAGCTTTGATATCTCTTTCTTGCTTCATCAGCGGAATACTCATCAAGAAGATGTGATATTCCTTTCGGTGGCTTAATGCCTACTATGTCAAAAGCAAGGAGGATGTATCCGTTGATGATGCTGTTGCACATTCCGGAATTAACAATCTTATCAAAATACTCTGGCGGTTTTCTCCATAGCGAGAACGTTTCTTTCATTTCTTCCTGCTCGGCAGGGGAGAGGTCTTCAAAATTCATAGTTCTTCCTCCTTAATCAATAAAAAATCCATTACAAAAGCCAGTGCAAACTATTTGTTCACGCAATCTCTTAACTTCATTTTCTAGATTTATAAAACATTGCCTCTCTTTTCTTCCATTTCTTTTATGAACATGGTGGCATACCTCACAAACATAAAAGTTATCTTTCGAGATAAACCTGATAATTAAATTAATAAGATGATTTCTCTTAAAATTATTCTTTGGTTTCATGATGAAATTCTCCTTTCATCAGATGATAAAATAATTCAAACCTTTGACATTGATATCGTCCGAAGTGCAAAGAGGAACATAAAGTAATTCATAACCACGCTCATGAATTTCACTGTCTTCAACTACCTCAATGTGTATCATTTTGAGCAACTGTTCTTTTATTCCTCTGTGGTATTCCCATATATCATCTTCATCAGAATTATTGTACCACTTGTACCATTTCTCTCCATGTAAAATATATGTTGCTAAAATAAAGTTTACGATTGAAGTTTTGAATCTGTCAAAATTTATTTTGTTTGTGTCAAATGACTCAGAACGGTTGTCACTTAATCTCTCCAACAGATGTTTCCCAAGCCAATCCAATTCACGATAAAAATCACTGTCGTGCAATGTTATCATTAAATACTTCATTATGTAACCACCTTTCAAAATTTATCCGATAAAACGGAGTTTTTATTGTTTTCAACCTCTCTTCCAATATTTTGTTTCGGTGTACTCCTCATAACCATCTTCGACCTGATAATCCCAACTCAATTCCATTGTATCATCTACCATTTTTTGAATTTCTTCATCTGTGGCATCATCAGGAACGAAAAATTCAAAATCATGGCAACCCAAAGCTCTTACACTAATATAACCTGTTACTTTCTTCATAATCTATCCTCACTTTCTAATTTTCAAAAAAACGTTGGGCAAATTCCAACATTAGGACTATCTATACGTTTTCTGCAATCCTCAATAGTAGTAAAATAATACGGTGAAAACCAATAAGGCATATATCTTTTTTCTCCATCGACTTCAACCATATAAATAGAATTGCCCCTATATTTTTCTACTTCAAACTGCTTTATATACGCTTTATAACATTCCTCATTGCAGAATAAAGAACGTCTTGCCTTGCTGTTATAGCCTTTGTATACCAATGCCCAAGTCTTAAAATTACTTTCACCAAGTTCATTGTGACAATATTTACAAATAGGATTGTACATAATTTATTCCCTCCATATTCTTTGCAGCCATAGTTCCGAGTAACTGTGTGATTTTCTTCCTCATTGCTAAATCACGGTCATCTTTGGCTTGCTTTTCTTCTGGTGTAAAGTTAGCAAGTTTCTCTTGATATTCCTTTTGTATGAGTTTTTCTTTGTTGCGTTTGACTTTCTTACTCATGCAATTCATATACTTAATCCTCATCTCCTTCATAATTGCCGTTCTTCATACTAAATCCACACCAATGGCAGTAGGGGAATCTGTGTCGGGAAAATTTACGACAATGAGAACACCTATATGCTCTTGAATCATAAGTGATAACTAAATCACCAAATTTATCTCCAATAACCAGTAGCCATTCTGCTGTGTTTTCGGATTGAATAGGTTTATCAGTTTTAAGATTTTTAAGATCTTTAAGGCTTAATTTCTTGATTTCTCCATTCTCGTCTTTATAAAAGAAACCGCCTTCTTCGCCGGGGTTTGGTTTGCGGACAGTAAACCCTACCATTTCTAAAGCTTCTATCATTATTCTATGTGATTCCTCTGAATCTGTAGGGAACTTTGGGCGTTTTTCTTCCATATAAATTATTCCTTTCTTATTATCTTCGAGCATACGCTGCCTCGAGTTCAGATTTTCTTTCCTCTTCAGGCTTTGCTAACCACCAATTCCGATTGTCATAATTAATTGCCATATTATATTGTTCCTTAACATCATCTGCTCCAACAAAGGCAATCCAATCATTCTGTATATCCCACCAAAAATTAAATCTGAGATAAAAATGTCTGCCAAATGATGATGAGATATTAAGCTTATTATCAAAATGATGTTCAAGCGCAATCCATTCCTGAAGCTGATATTTCTTTTCAAGATATTCCTTGATACAATTTTCAACATCCTCTACCTTATCTTTGCGGACATATATCCATAAAGGGCAATTATTTATGTTAGTAAGGTTTGTTTTATGAAAAACATAATCGGAGAATTGACCCATTATTCGTCTGAATGCACGAGGTATTGCTCCCCATTCAAATTCAGATGAACCCATATAATCAAGGTCAACAAGACCGTCTTTCCCTGTAAGTCCTTTAAAATCGCCTTCTCTTCTTATTCCACGCTGTACCAGCCACATTCTCATAATTTATCCTCCTATATTCCTCAAATTTGAATTTTATCCGTTATCTGGATATAACCTGTAATGAATGCCCTAATAAATGGCTTTGTTAAGCCATTCTTTTGAGCATATTTTCCGATGAAATGTTTATTTTATCGTCTTATGCCATCTGCCATTTCTGAACACCCATTCCTCAAGATTTCTTTCTGAATACGCAGGTGTACGGTCATAATCCCATTCGCTAATTGATGTATAAACCCCATTAATATTATCTATATAGAATTTTCCATCATCACGATGGATTCTCTTAGCATCGGTCAATGCTTTTGTATAGCACATATCCATAGCATAAGTCTTTGATGTTGTTGCTCTCTGGTGTCTTGCTATCATAAAACTCATCCTTTCAATAATTCGTGAATGTCGAAGCACCCCATATAATCACTTATGTAAACGCCATTATCATTATAAATAAAGAATATATCGCCGTTATTATCAATATACATAGGGCATGATATAACATTGCCATTTTCTTCTTTAATCATAATTGAATTATCATCGAAGTTTTGTTCTCCTACAATAATACTTGTATCTCCAACCCACCTTTTGTTAGTAAAGTTGTCGTTCCATTCTAACATACTATTTCTCCTCCAAAATCATCATAGCAAACATCTACGTCTGCATTTCCAATCATTCTTTCTATCCCGACATATCCCTAGCAACTCACATTGCTGACAGTTTTCGGGCAGTTGTTTGATTTTCCATGTTTCAAGTTTCTTTTGCTTAGGCTTCAATCTGGCGTTTTATCCACTCAATCACCCCCCCCATAAGTATGCTCTTATCCTCTGCAATATCTCTCATATGCCACAACATACGCAAGTCTTTTTAACATAGTCATCTGTTTATCCGTCAGGCTATTGCCAGCTTTTAATCTGTTCTGGAAACTTGACAGATACTCATATCCCTGTGTGGGATTAGGATATGTCTTTCTTATGGTAGTGTGGAGCAGGTCATTGACTAATTCTTCCTCATTGTCATAGATATCTGTCCATTTAATTGAATCAGAATACTGATTATTTAATTTTTCTACTATTTCCTTTGTAGGTTTCATAGCTTAATCTTCCTCAATCAATCTCCAGAATGTCCATTATATAATCTGGTTCTAAACCCAAATTATCCATGATGATATCTGCACCGTCACTACATGGGCTATTCATCAGTTTTTCTTTTGTTTCTCTTACGAGGGTTATTGCTTTCTGCTCGGTTATGTCATCACGTTCCATTAGGATTTTTACTACTGGATTCATTATGTATTCTCCTTCGTTTCTACCCAATAACACAAAACACCAAATTCTCCGTCTTTAAGTCCGTGAGATTTAGCCCATGCTATAGCTTCTTCCGTTGTATCAAAATGCTTTGCATAGTTTTCAAAATCTACGCACAAAGTAAAGCTTCCATCTCCGACAAATTCCTCAATGTAATCGCCGTATTCAAAAAGCACAAGAAAGCAGATATATCTTCCTGACATTATGTATCCCTCACTTCTCATCAAGATTTATTCCGTAAATGTCTTTTATCCAACCACGGATGGTTCTGCCATAGCCGATAAACCCTTCCCATTCGCAAACACAGTTAAGAATTTCTGACTGACTCATAGCATTGATATCATCGTCTCTGCTTGTGTCTGTTGGTTCAAGGTCAAGATTCTGGCGGACTATGCGGAGTATGTTTTCGGGGTATGCCATTGATTTATTCCTCACTTTCAGTATAATGCTTTCTTCATACGGTATGCAAAATCCGTAAAGCATTTATGTATTTCTTCCTTGATTGTGGTTGCGGTCAGAAACCTGTAATCATTCCTTGTGGTAATTATTCGGTAAACTTCGTCCTCGGATATCTCGCAGACATCCTCGCCTGTGTCATCGTCATGATATTCATTCTCTGACATAATGTTGTCTATGTCTTTGTAGAGGTCTGATATGCGTTTCATATGTGCGCTCCTCCTATATTCCTGTTGTTTTAAGTAACACATTGTTTAGCTCTATAGCCTGTTTATACGCTTCTCTAAGAGAAACATTGTCTATCACGGTTTCGATACGTTTTCTCCGATCATCATAAACGCAAATTGAGTATTTGTAGCTCATCTGCTGAGCATTACCTAAATGCTCATGCACCACAAGGCAATAATTTTTGTCTTTTTGGCTTATTGTAGTCAAAATGTCTTTTACTCGTTTCCGTGATACTCGTTCAAAGATATTACATTCTTTGCCTTGTATTGTTATTTTTTCCACAAGAGCCTCCTCATACTTCAACTACCTTATACCAGAAATTTTCATCTCTTGTATAAGTGCCTACTGTATAATCTTCTGGAAGGTGTGCTGCTGCTTGAAGTTTAGCAGTAAAATTTGCTGTTTCCCAAACCGTTTTAGTGGTAAACCCCTTTTTGTTCAAGTTTTGAAGTTTAGCCAACTTCGAGAAAAGCATTTGTAAAAGTTCCTGTTTTGTTTTCATAATAAATTCCTCCTGTTAGTGTTTGTTTTTGCGTTTATGTATTGTTTTGGCTGCTCTTCTGTCCTCATGCAGACTTTGGAGCATATGCGGAAGTTATGCACTCCCGCTAAAGGTTACTACAGTGCTTTATTAAAATCTTCATCGGTTAATTTTCGCCCACATTCAGGACAATATTTAAAACCATTTTCTCGGTTAGTGTCTGATAAATTTCCAGAAAAACATATCTTAATTTTCCCAAGGAATTTTGTTATTTGCACTTGCCTGAAATCATAATCGTTTTCACTCCTACAAAGTTTACAGTTGTTCATAATATCCTCCTCATAGAATATTGATTTTGTTCTGCTTTTGTTCCCGACTTGATGTGTTGCTATGTATGTCATGATTTATTGTCTTCCCATGCATAATTCCTCATAGATTATTATACCACATATTCAATGTTCCGTCAACGTGTTTTGGTTTTGTTTTCAGTACAGTTAATTCAGAAGTGTCTGCTGATTTCTTCCTCTGAATAACCTAGTTTTAATAGCTTCCGCATGTGCTTTTCTCTGCACCTCTCACTGCTGATGTATGATACTGTTGCTATATTTCCATAGCGTATATACCAACATCTTCCGCAACCAGAATAGTTGCCGTATCTAGGTGTTATCACTTTAATCTATCCTCCCACTTGATTCTAGGATCGTTCCACCTTGTCCATGACTCCTGACCTTTCATGCACTTGTTGAGATGACCGTACCAGATTTTATCATTATCTGCTACGAATTTTCCGTAATATTTCTCAGCCGGAGGCATTCCCTTGCCAATGTACATATTTTTGCCGTCGCAAAAGATTGCAAAGAGCAAGCATAAAATTCCAAACATCAGGCAGTCACCTTCTTCCACAGGTCAGCTCTCGGCAGCTTCCGTAACTCTACTTTGTAGCAGGGTAGTGGCTTCTTTGTAAGATTTACTGTTTTTCTTAATGATACCATGATTTAATCCTCCTTAATGTAATTCTTTTCGTTGTACTTCTTCCATTCCCTTGCTACTGAATAAGAGATATTCACTTCCACCTCAACGGCGTTCCTTGCTATGGGCTTGACTTTACCCCAGGTTTCCATTGTAGCAAAAGATGTACCACATAATCCGTTTGTCAGTGGGATTGTAACTTCTTTCCCATCATCAATTACTTTAACGAAAATTTCCGTGCCCTGTTCCATTATGTTGCTTAATTCAAGAATAGTCATGATTAATTCCTCCTCAACAATAGCAATCAAATTCTGATAATCCGATTCTGCCTTCTGCCTCTATGTAATTAGTTATGCCTTCAATGGTTATTCCGCATTCATCACACATATCCGGTTCATCTTCTGCAAAACTTTCAGCATATGCAAGGCACATTTCACAGATATTTGTCACCGTAGTTTCAACCTTATAGTTGTATTCCTTGATTTTTTGCAAAATAATCTGTGCTATTCTGTCCATAAAACACATTTTATCCTTTGGATAATTCGTGTAGTCTGTTTCGGCTATCCATTCACCTGTTTTGGTTATCATTACAAAATCCTCCTCATAGAATTGTTATTTCATTGTGCTTTGGGTATTACATCATACAGATAATTATATCCGTATTTACGCTTGATATATTTCTTCAACCATTTGTAAACATAAGCTGGGCAATTATTCCCGATTGAATAATATTCAAACCAAAACACATTATCTTTTACAACTATCCCCGGTATTCCTTCCCGATTGAGAACATCATAAATTTTTTGTGCAATTTTAGTTGTAGCATTTTCCAGTTGTACAAGTATTTCAAATTCAAGATGTTTCTGATTTTCCATTGATATTTTCCTCCTCCCCTTAATTCAATTCATAATATGTTTTATCGTAATTCATTTTTATTTCTCCCTTTTTAGCCGTGTCGAGAAGATACTCTGCATACATTTTTACAGCCATTCCAAATGAAGTACCGTTATTAAGCAGATAATCATAAAAACTTTTATCATACGTTTTGAAAATTTCCATACACTCATTATCCGATAGCCATTTCATTATATTTTCCTCCTCAAATGCTTATGTTGTAATTCACGTTATCAAGCTCAAGCTCAACAGTGAATCCGTGTTTTTTGAAGTATTCCGCTATTGATGAGATAAAACACTTTGTTGTTCCGTGTCTCTGTACCTCTCCGAAAATTTCCGGTATAGCTCGATAGTCAGCAAGCGAGATTTTCCTCTTTCTCAGGTCTGCTTCCGTATCAATAGCCGTGTAGTCATGATAAAGGGCAGATAGGATTTTGTGCTGTTTTGCTGTAAGTTTCATTGTGTTTAGTCCTCCTCCATATCTCCGGTAAGTTCCTTGTAACGAATTTCCGCTAAATACTGCCATATGCCTATAGCGTGATCGCTTGTTACTCCTCGGCAGAGTTTCCGCACATCATCCCAGAATGTATTAGTATCAGTTAATTTGTTGAGTTTGTCAATGCGTGAAATATCACGCTTTTCAAAGGCGTATTTATAAGTCATTACGATTGCCTCCTCAAACATCAAGCTGCGACTGAATTTCTTCCGTTGCTTCTTCCAAAGAATACGCCTCAGTTTCAAATGATAGAGTATTTTCTTCCTCGCCATTTGAAATAGTGATAGTAACTGTATAGCAGTGTTTTTCTTTGATTATTTCCTCTAACTGTTCTGCTACTGACAGCAGTTTATTTTTTATGCCTTCAGCATCATCAATTAATGTTCTAATGTCGTCCGGTACTCCGTTTTCTCCTCTATGAGATATCCACATTTCAGCGTGCTCATCTGCATCAAAATCGTTCGCAAGCTGTCTAAACTCCTCAATAAATCCGCTGTCTGTACCGTCATACCACACTGTTTCAATGACATCTTCATCAGCATTTGAATAAAATTCAATGTCACGGCAAAATTCACCGTCTTGCTCCGTTCTGTTATATACTGTAATATTATTTTCCTCAAGTATATTAAGTGTTTTTTCTGCTAACATGGCTTTATTCCTCCTCAGTCAAAATATACCGTTCTCAACGCTTCAGCAATAGTGCTGTTATCATTATCTTCAATGATTATCGCACTGGCGAATTTTTCCGCTATATACGTTTTCATTGCTTCCATGCCATCCGTTGTGTTAAGCTCGGTATGGAGTATCACGGAAGATTTACGGCTTGATTTATGGCGTTTTGTGTAGGGATTTTCCGTCATCAGGAATATGCGGTTATCGTCTGTTTTTGTCCACATGATAGACTTGTGTAATATCTTCATTACTACTCGTCCTCCTTTTCCTCTTCAATAGAAACCACTCCACAGGGCATATCTCCGCATGCACAGCTTTTCCCGCTAAAATGCCTCATGCAATCGTTTAATATACAAGCCTTTTGAAAACCGTTTAAGCTATCAAGACTAATCTTTTTTCCGTCAAAGTCTGTCAGCGTATAACGATCAGGGAATTTTTCATCGCCATACAATGTGTAGATTGCTTTGAAGTCACGGAGATATGCAAGAATGTTGTCAACTTCATCTACTGTTATATCCGGTTTCTGACGGTATAAATCCGCTTCAAAATATTTCTTATCATCTATTGTATAAGTTACTTTGCGCATGGTTTGTCCTCCTCAATATTTAGCCATGATATCATTTATCATGCTATTATATTCTTCCATTGTCAACGGCTTTAATGTGCCATTGTTCTGTATCAGACAAGAGGAAATATAATCCTCAAAATTGTTATACTCCTGCTGTTCCTCAGCAGTCATTGCCTCAAAAATCGTCCACAAATAGGCACGGTTGATTATATAGCCGTGTTCAGTATCAAGATAATATGTTGCCATGGTTTATTGTCCTCCTGTTTAATTTTCCGTTAGTGTTTGTTGGCGTTTGGTGTTGGGGATCCGTCAAAAGTTCATGCGCTTTATTGCCTGATGTGTTCCGGCTGATTGAGTCCGCCGGGCGACTGATGATTACTTGAAAAAATCTTTTATAGGAAGATAGATATTAATATATCCATTTCCATAAGGTGCAAAATTGTTATATGTAAATTCGGCGGTATCTGCTGAAATTTGTATTAAATTTTCAGCAACCCCGTTTTTTGTTGCTTCATTCCAACGAAATTTAATTGTAAGCAGCGCGCTAAATACAATTTTCTTGATTATTTCGTTGATCTCATCTGCTTGTGCAGTAGGGATTTTTTCGTCTGGAAATCTTGAACTAATTACTTTCTCCGGAGTGCAGATTTTTTCTACATATTTTTTTAAGTCTGTTTCTGTGAATTTTGAAATGTCTTTCATGGTGTTTTGTTCCTTTCTGTCTGTCGGGGTTGACTTTTGGCTAATTTTGTGATATTATTTAATAGGGTTGTGGGCGGCGGCTACCGCCCATTTATCACCCCATTTCGTTTCAAGCGATATGTAATTATTTACCGCTTGTCGTGCTTGTCGTTGCCGTCCTTGCCTTTAATCTGCTTGATGATTTCAAGGACGGCAACACTTCCGACGCTTGCAAGCGTCATTAGATAGATAAGCATTTCAACCATTTTGTTCACCCCCTGCAAGGGATTTATTTTGTTTTGCTGTTCCCTTGCTATGGTCTTATTATATCACGTCAACGTGTATATTTCTAGTGGTATTATACACAAAATATCACGTCAACGTGTATATTATTTTGTCTATTTTGACGAAACGAATTACAGCTATACCATGTATAGGGTAGCGCGATTAAAACAATACAATATATAGTGTACGGAGGGTTAAAATTGAGAACTGAAGCGCAAAAAAAAGCTAATAAAAAATATGATAGCTTGCATTATAAGGTAATTTCAGGAAAAGCAAAAATACAAGATGTAGAACAATATAAGAAAAAAGCTGCTAAATATAGTATAACCATGTCTATGCTTATTACAAATTGTATAAATTACTGCATAAACAATAATATAGATATTTCAGGAAGTATAAAGCTAAATCAATCTGGAGTACAGCAGAATGAAATCAACGGGACTGCTATAGATGATAGCGGAAATCTGGATTAATGGAGCTTATGCAGGATTTATATTAAGATATAATATAACTGCATACACTCTTATTGCTGATATCACTTGTAGTGTGCTTAAAATGCGCTGTACGGCGTTTTTGTGCGTTGGTAGTATAGTTATACCTTTTGTCGTATATGCGTGTTGTAGGGCGTGTTAAAGGGCTTATATGCGATAATAGAATAGGGATTGACGGTAAATCGGGACTGCTTGTAGGTGATATCTGCTATCTGCTATGATCTATTATATAGAGGATTGCCCGGAGCGTGGCGGCGTGTCCCTTGATACAATCTATTCATAAAATAGGTTGATTTAATTAATTCGGAAATCGAATTATTTGAATGATAAATTAATCTGGAAGCAATGGAATGTGTCGCAGATATTCGACTAATATGTGTATTTTGATATAAACAATATGCAAAATAAACATAAATAGATTTGTCTGCTTGCAGTCTGAATAAATAGTAATATTAATTATTAAGTAGATAAATGATTTTATGCATAAAGGAATATTGATTAAGCAGTTAAAATGTACATAGCTTGAATTTATGTGTACATTCTGGAACGTAATTCTACAATAGATCGGACTGCAATGTCAATAGCTAAATTGCACGAAAACATTTAACTGATATATAGATAAATTGTGCAATTTGATTAGTGGTTTCAGACTGCTGAAGATATCGCAAATAAGGGTGCTAGAAGGCGTTATAAGCGACGTTTTTAAAAGGGGTATAAGTATATAGGTAGGGCGTTAAATTGCGATTTTAGGCGGTACAATTTGTAGCATGATTTAGTAGTACAAATTAAATTTAGGTACAATATGTTGTGGTGATTAGTGAAGAATAATTTGGTGAGTAAAGCAATATAGAGTGAAATTGTGCACAAATGGAACGGTGAATTTTTGTTGAAATTAACGGGAAAAGGGGTTGCTGAAGATGAAGGACTGAGGTTTTTATTAGTCTTATTAAGTGAATAATAAGTAGAAATTAAGTAAAGGAATAGATTGTATTAAGTAAATAATTAATGATTTTTAAGCAAAACATGTGATTTATTAGGCTATTATTATAGAGTAAATTAAGATGTGAATAAAAGGAAATTAAGTAAATCAATTTGATATCAAAATGATATCAATTATCAAATTAACGAACTGCATTATATCACATATATTTCAATATATCTTGTATAATCTCTTGTATTCTCTTTTTATCTCTTATATTCTCATTTTTATATTGTTTCTAATTTTATATTGGGACGTTCTCAGCAGTCTATTTTAATTCGTCTGATTTTGGGCTATTTTTGACTATTTCGGGACTGCTTACAGATTATTTTCTATGTTGCTTTTTGGAGAATTACAACATAGGCAGTAATATCTATAATACCTATAGGAGGGGTAGGTTTACATTTGGAAGCAACTTCCAGAACGGTGCCGGGCAGGTAGTAGTTTCACTCCACTCACACAAGGCAAACCCGAAACCGACACCCATTCCTCTAACCTCAAATCCAATTTCAATTTCAATCTTATCAAATTTTCTATGTTCGATCCCTCACTTCGGAATAAACCCGCCTTATTAAGTCCAAACTCAAAATTATTATTCTAAATTTATATTATATTAAAATCATACAAAATCATACAAACTCCATATTCAAATAAATTATTATTACTCATCAGAATTCAATCCCTTAAATCTAATCAATAGCCAACTTAATCAATATCAATTTCAATATTATATTCTATTTTTACCTTTTGATTTATTTTCAATTAGCTTCAATTCAATCATTTCCCAACCATCTCCAAGTTCCTAATAATCTAGCCTCAATCTCGAACCCACACAAAATCAATCAAATCTAATACAAAATTACAATGTCTTATCTCAAACTATCTCTTATTAGACACAATCATTTGTCCTTACTCCGACTAAGGCAAACAGAGCAAAATCATATTCAATAAAATCTTTATAACCGAAGAACAATAAAATTTCAATATTTTTAATATTTCTCAAATAAAAAATCTAATTTCAAATGCAATAATATAATTCAAATTTTATAGATATAATATATTCAGTTGAAATTACTGTTGCAATAGGTAAACCTTTTTATAATCCCAAACTAACCACCCACAGGAATCTATTTTACATTAAAAATTAAAATATTCATACAAAACACTAATCATCAGAATAATGACTTGACAAAAGAAAATTAATATGCTATAATCAATATAGTAAATTCTTTAGACAATATTAAAAATAGTAGGGAGTGATGATATTAAGGAATTGTAAAAATATAATAAATATAAGATATTCCTACTTTTTCTTTTTTGATGACAAACTCGTAACCCTAACCAAATTTGCTGTCACTACGTTCCGCAAATTTGGAGGGTTACGACTTATCGCCAAAAAAGAAAAAGTAGCAAAAAGAAAAAAGCGATAAGATATATAAATTTTGATAAGCATTAAGAATATCATTTTTAGTCAGATAAATAAGGAGATGATAATATATTTGATTGAAGTAAAATAAAATTTGAATGATATTGAAGTAATAAATAATAATACTCTATTCTTCTTTAAAATCATTCAAATTTTTATACTAAGTTTTATATTATGATTTAAGTTATTCTTGGTTACAATCTCACGGGTTTATTCAAATTTGAAAAGGAGAAATTTTTTATTATGGAGAAAATTAAATACAAAAATTATAATGAAAACAATTTGGATATTAGCAAACTTCAAGCATATATTGAAGATAATAATCATGAAAGAGGAGAGTATTTTAACGTAGTAAAAAATTATAAAGTTATGTGCGATTTGTTGGATGAAGAGATTTCAGCAGGTGACTCTAAAAAAGCTCAGATAAATCGTTGGAAGAGATATTTTGATTTTCATAGAGATGGTCAACATTATGTAATTGATGAGATATATGATGAGCCTTTTACTACTGATGATGCTCGTAAGCGTAGAGAGGGGTTGTATGTAAAGTATATAGAGCTTCTTTTGCTAGAGTTCTTGTCCAGACAGCAAGATTATAAAGTAACTGTTGGGAATAAGGAAATGTATCGTATCCTCGGTATGACTAATGATAGGTATGATATAAGAAATAAATTAGGAACAAAAAGAGGAAATGAGGTAATCAGACAAACAATAATGAACAATGAAGATGAATTTGTTTTCTCTGACTTCCCTATGGTGTCTAGTTTTGATGTGAATAATTTTTATTTTCGGGCAGAGCAGAAATTGAACAAGATATTATATTCTGCTCTTAGAAGTATGAAGAATCGATGTCTTATAGACTATAAGAAAGTAAATATTATTGCTAGACCTGACCCAGATACAAATAATCTTGAATTTAGAGAGTCTAATGCTTATGAGGATAAGTTGATACTTGAAGCTAAGAGCCACATTATTAAAGAGATGGGCTTCAATAATACAATGGAAGTGATGTTATGCTATAAGAGTGATGAGTTCTTTGAAAAGTTTAATGATTATATAAAGAACGAATATGGTTGGGATAGATGTTATCCACAGCTTAGAGTGGTGTATATTGATAATATTGCTAAACAGATACCCCTGAAGGCAGAAGAAATACGACAGCTATCTACTGAGGATAGAAAAACACAATTGAATGCAGAAATAATAAAATGTCTTAATATTCAAGCTGAAAAGAAATATGAAGATAATTGGAATAAATTCTTAGAAAGCGAGGGTGATAGACTAGACAGAGAACAGGCAATGGAAGCAGAGCAGATGAATGATACTGATAAATTTTTAATAGAGGTTGATGAAGAAAAGCCTTTCTTGTATAGGTCTAATTATGTGGAGATACAGAGAGCGTTAGCTGATTATCTACTAAATATTCACTTTAAGCCATTAGAGGTAAATCCTAAGAAGAGAAAGGATGACAATAAAGAATTAGATAAAGAGTTTGATGAAGTATTAGATAATTTATGATTATTATTGAATTATACTGTTGAGGATTTATTATAAAAGGACTAAAGCAAAAATGAGTATGAATAATTTGAAGCTTATTACTACCGAGAATTTTGAAGATGTAGCACCGTGTGATTTTTGGGTTGATATCAATGATGAGTATTTCCTGACTAGGGAACAAATTGGTAGAGCGTTAGGGTATAACAATCCAAGTGAAGCTATCAAGAAGATGCATCAAAGGCATCGAGAGAGGTTAGACAAATTTAGTTGTTTGATAAAGAGTGAAATAAGTCGAGAATCAAATTTTGAAATTAAAGATAGAGGGAATATTCAAAAAAGAATATTTTATAGTTTACAAGGGGTATTACTTATAATTCAATATTCACACGCACCAAAGGAATTAAAAGAAAAATTATTAGAAACAATCAATAACAAAATAGGCGACAAGGAGTTTGTTGTAATTACAGAAAGAAAAGAACTTTCTTTTGTGAATGATTTGGAAGAATTTTTGTCGGTATTTAATTTAAAAGGCATAGCACAATATAAAGTAGATGATAAATATAGAATAGATTATTATATCCCTGATTTGAAAATTGCTATAGAATATGATGAAAATGGTCATAAAAATTATGATAGAGAAAAAGAAAGAATGCGAGAAGAATATATAAAAAATAAATTAGGGTGTAAATTCATTCGAGTGCCAGATGACAATTCTGATATAAAAAACATTGGGATTATTGCAAAAGAATTGTACAATTATGTTCAATAAAATACATAAGATTTTTATATCACGAAAGGACAAACAAACATGAAAACAATTATAACCCCTGTAAAACTTACTCCGGAAGAGCGCGAGGTTCTCATTAACATTTCTGCTGATGAGAACGGAAAACTCTGGGCAGAAATAGATACTACTATCCAAAAATATGCTAATAAGTGTATTAAACAAGGTTGGGAACAGACTTCAGAGACAAGATATACTGATGGTAGTTGGCAAGGTGCTACATTCCATGCGCCAGCAACAGCTATCAGTATCCGTAATCCTAATGCAAAAAGAACTATGTCTGATGCGCAGAAGCAAGCTATGGCTGAAAGAATGAGATTAATGAGAGGGAAGAAAGGTAACAATGAGGTGGCAGATGATGAAGACAATGGCTAATAATGAAAATGATATTAAGGAATTGCAAGAAAAAGAAAGGATAGAAGAATATAGAAGTTTTCTTTATATGGAACTTCTTGCACTGAAAATGCCGTATAAAGAAATATTAACACTAGTATCGGAGGAATTGATTATCAATTCTATCAGAAATCATCGAAGTGTTGAAGATGTTGCATGGGCATTGATACAGTAAAATGAAACAAATCAAAAATTGAGTGAATTTTAAAAGTCCAATAAAGAAAATTTCAATATAACTATCTAAGGTAGTATAAGTTTATTACTTTGCTAGGTAGTATAAATTTTTATTGAATTAAATAGGGGAAAATCAATCAAATTTTTGATTTAGAAAAGAGGTGGGTATTTACATAATGGATATCGGAGATGCTGAGAACTTTTGGGACTTTGGTGTCTTTGCAAAGAATAATGATATTTCTGTAGGCAGAGAGCATTTTTATCTGGATAGTCAGATAGCTTGGTATCGAGGTGATTATACAACTGACAATTATTGTGATAAAGATATGTATAAGAGTGAGTTAAACAGATATTTGCAAGAAAATGTTTATTGTGATTAAGTGTTAAAGGAATGCAAGGTTAATATAAAGGAGTTTATTGATATGACTAAAGAACAATTTATTAAACTAATGACAGTTGTTAAGAAGAAATATCGAAAAATAGAAAAGTTTTGGGATGAGTTTTATGATTTGTTTGGCTCTTGCAGTGATAAATTAGTAGAAACAACCTCCCTTAATGAGATTACCAGCGTAATTGCTGATATTGTTGATGATAAAGAAGAATGGATTTATTGGTATGTATATGAGAATGATTGGGGAGAAAATGGGTTGGAATATGTGGCTAAGAATGGTGGTGCTTTTACTTTAGGGAGTTTAGAAGATTTGTGGGATTTGATTAAAAATGAGGATTAAAGGAGAAATATAATATGCTAACAGCCAAAATAGGTAATAATATTATTAATTGCTTTGATAATAAATACTCTAAAGAAGAATTGAAGATGTGGGCGAAGAAAAATATTATATATTGTCCGGTTTGTGGTAAGGCATACGAGTATTGCCATGGACTAATAAATACCCCTTACTTTAGACATAAGGATAAATCTGAATGCGAGTATTTATATTCAGAGCTTGAGACAGATCATCAAAAATTCGTGAAGGAATAATAAGAAATTATAATGTAAGAGGTGACAAACACAATGGCTAAACAGCAGACTTATCAAAAATATATTTATAAAATACATAGTCGTAAGATCCTTCAAAATAAAAAGAATTTAGTTTTATCACTTTCTGAAATGAGAAGAGCAAAAGAATTAGTGTCTTTGGCTGATAGTCAAGTTTTACGTTTTATTGATGAAATCAATGGAGTAAATATTGATGAAATAAACAAAAAAATAACAGAGATAAGAAATAATATAAAAAAGCTACGATTAGAAGTAAAAAATGCAGATATATCTAAAATTAAGCAAATCAAAAATGAAATAAAAAATCATTATGATGAATTAGATATGTTTCAAAATAAGCCCGATTATTTAGCTGTAATCATGGACAATCCTAATGATATTGATAAATTAGATAATGGGTTTATAATCAATGGATTGACTTATAAAAGATTAGTCGGAACGTCTAATGGGGTAAAAAAGTCTACGGTAATATACGTTTCTGAATATTCTAGCCAAGGGGAACCTATATATCAAGAATTATGTAAGAGATTAGAGAATGGCAGAAACCCCAATGTGAAGCTCGTTCCAGCAAAATATGAAGCATATAAATCGTTGGCTTGCAGTGCGTCTATCCCAGTAAGTAATCCTAATGGCATTCTTGTTGTAGATGATTTAATATTACGTTTTAATGCTGATATTCTTGAAATTAATGATGAGAATGCGGATGAGGATAAAGGTATCGAGCCAGTGATGGAGCATAAAATTGCCGAAGTTGAGTTAGATAATAGTGATGGTTATGGATTAATCACACCAAAATTAGCACAGAAATGGAGCGATGATTTAAAGTTAGACTATACTCTTGGTGGCTGTTGTGTGAGAAATGCTTTTCTCAAGGGTATGCTCTTTCCGTTTGATTTTCAAGAATTTGCAGAAAAAGTAGCACAAAAGAATATTGTAGTTGATGCTTGGGGACAGGAAAGAAATATTCATGATATAGAAATGATATTAACTACCTCAATGCTAAAACTTTGGGATTGCTATAACAGTTTAGAAGATTATCTTGATAACTGTAATAAAAATGGGTATTCTTTTTCTGTTACAAAGACTTGCCCTAATGTATTGGACGAGGAAAGAACTTTGAATTATCAGTTTATTCAAAGTTATGATTTATCTAATGAAGATATAGATGAACTTATTTCTCCGTCTGTAAATGAAATAAAAGATGTTCTAGGTGGGGATATTAATAAAGCAATTCTTTTTTTACGAGGATTATCTGTCACAGATGATACGGCTGAAATTGCAGAGGATGATTGTATAAAAGCTTTAATGATAGATGAAAGAATGTATCAAGACCCTTATATAATCAATAGAATTAACAATATGATAAAACGTAGAATACAAGACTCCAAGATTGGCGTTATTAAGGTTAAGGGAAATTATGCTGTTATAAGTGGAGACCCTTATGCATTATGTCAACATATATTTAAAACAAATATTGATGATAAAGGAAATGATATTGAATCAGAAATGGGCTTGCTCCATGTAGGAGAGATGTATTCAAAATTTTGGGCAAATAAACAAATAAATGAGGTCGTATGTTTTCGTGCGCCTATGAGTTGTCATAATAACATAAAAAAAGTTACTATTAAGAGTAATGATAATACAAATTATTGGTATCAGTATATGCCAACTGTAAATATAGTTAATTGTCATGATGCTATGGCACATTCAATGAATGGTTTTGACGAAGACGGTGATTTGATGTTCACAACCAACAACAGAGTATTGATAGATAATTGGGTGAATACACCATCAATTATTTGTATGCAACGTAAGGCTGATAAAAGAATTATTTCTGATGATTTATTAAGAATAGCTAACAAATCTGGGTTTGGCGATGAAATTGGTACAACTACTAATCATATTACAGCAATGTTTGATGTATTATCAAAATTCCCAAAAGATTCGGACGAATATAAAACTTTAATATATCGTATCCAGTGTGGTCAACTTTATCAGCAAAATTGTATAGACCGTGTTAAGGGTATTATTGCAAAGCCTATGCCTCGATCATGGTATAAACGAATAAATATTAATAATTTGATTAAGAATGGGGCTGAAAGTGAAGAAATAAATAATGCTAATTTTTCTAATAGCATTTGTGCTGATAAAAAACCTTATTTTATGAATTATATATATCCACAACAAAAAGCGATGTATGATAGATATATTAAAAGAACAAATAAAAAGTGCATTGAAGAATTTGAGATGGATATACACACACTTTTTCAGAAAGAAAACAAGACTGAGAAAGAGCGCAATTTTATTAAGCTATATTATGAATTTCTTCCATCTTCGGATAATGATTGCACTATGAATAGACTTTGCCATTTGGTGGAGAGCAATTTTGATAATTATATCTCTGAAATAAGAAATAATTCAAATTTTGATTATTCTATTTTGAAGTCAGATGTTGGGTATAGTAAAAGTAATTATAATCAAGTTAAGGTTATTTATCGTCAATATAATGATGAATTGTTCAACACTGTAAAAATGTTCAAAGAAAATCATATTGACGATAATGAAAAGGCAACTACATTGCAATGCTTAAATTCCTTCTATAGCCGTAAATGTGTACAGGTTTGTCCTGACCCGGATGAACTATGTAATATTGTCCTTGACCTTTGTTATACAAATGAAAAAACCAAACAGTTTGCTTGGAATATTTGTGGTAGGCAAATCATAAAGAATCTTTTGAACAAGAATGATAATATGATTTCTTATTTGGTAGCCGATGAATGGGGCGATATTGATTATTGTGGGCGAATATTCAGTAAAAAACAGAAACAGATTGGAGATAATATATGAATTTAATAATGAATGAGAAAAATGAAGCTGAAAGAATTATAAATAGTGGGGATTTAAATACCGATACAGGAGCAAAACTTTCGTTGTTGGCGAGATATTATGCGTATGTTGGCAAAAAACCTAAAGAAATTAAAAAATTGTTGGATGATGTAATGGCTAAAAGTTATCATAATTATCACGCTGACGATTGGGAATTGTCTCTGCAAAGATATGTGAATAAATCAAAAAAATATCCAATTATTGAAATTGATGAAATTCCAATTACAAAGAACGAGTTACAAACAATAGCACGAATAAATAATAAAAAATTAGAAAAACTTGCTTTTGTTTTGCTTGTTTTAGCCAAGTTCTGTAATATGAGAAATGACAAAAACAATAATTGGGTTCTAGTCGATGAGTATAATGTTTTTGCCAGGGCAAGAATAACAGGTGATATAATGGCACAGTACTCTTGCTTTTACAAATTAGTGAAGATGGACTTAATCACTTATAGTAAGAAAGTTGATAATATAAATGTTAGAGTAGGATTTATTGATAATGACAGTGAGGTTGTATTAAAAATAACGGATTTGCGGGAATTAGGATATCAATATCTTATGTATAAAGGTGAAAAGTTTATTAAGTGTGCTGAGTGTGGAGTTATTACTAAGGCAACAATACATAACAAAAAATATTGTAAAAATTGTGCCGGGTATCAGCCAATAATGTTAAAGACTATAAAATGTTGCGATTGCGGAACAGAATTTGAAGTTAATAGCACAGTAAAAAACAAAAAAAGATGTAATACCTGTCAGCGAGAATATATCAAAAGATATGATAGGTTAAGAAAGAGTAAGTAATTCCGTTTTTTTATTAAAAGCAAAATGATGAACAGACACCTCGCAAACCCTGATAAATAAAGGGTTTGCGAGGTGTCTTATTTTTATTGCAATTTTACTATAATGATATATAGAGATTAACCTACAATATCCCATTATACACTATATCATGAATATGGATATTTGTCAATGATTATTGCTCTGTTATTTATCTAATTATGATTTAGTAAATCTAAATTAGGAATTGTATTTAAAATCAAGAAAGGACATCAAAAAATGATTAGTGTTTCAAAAGAAGAAGCAAAGGAACTGCGTAGACTTATACCGGGGATAGAATTAAAAAAAACGGTAAAGCAAAAAGCGGGAAATCGTGGAAAATATTATGCGGTAGAAGAACTTAGAGTTCTTAACACTATTAAGAAGCTCAGGGGTGAGTAATCTCATAAAAGAGATAACACAAACAATAAATATCCTATGTTATTTGCATAGGGCAGTCTGGTGACTGTAACAAAATTAAAGGAAATTTTATTATTTATGGATGAAATTGTAGTACCCATAGTTGATGACATGAAGGATAAACAGTACCCGACTCCAGAAGAGTTCACTTATTGGAAGTCAAGAGAGAACAGAACATTTTTCATTGATTATGAAATTGATGAATGTTATGACCTTTTGGAACTGAGTAAGATTATTATTCAGATGAACATGGAAGAACGAGATATTCCAGATGATGAGTTAAAACCGATTTATATATTCATTCACAGCTATGGTGGGGATATAGAGCAGGCAAATTATTTCTGTGACCTTGTTCAGAGCAGTCGTATTCCTATTGTTACTATTGGAATGGGCGTAGCTATGAGCGCTGGATTTTTGATATTCTTATCTGGAAGGCGCAGGTATGCTTTCAAGCACTGTCAAATGCTCGTTCATTCGGGTTCTGCCGGATTTCAAGGCACGGCTGAGCAAATAGAAGAAGCACAAAAGAATTATAAGAAGCAACTTGATAGCATGAAAGCTTATATTCTTGAAAGAACTTCTATTGATGAAAAGACTTTTAACAAGAATAGAAATAAAGACTGGTATCTTACTAGCGATGAACTTGAAAAATATAATATCGCTGATAAGATAATTACATCTTTTGAAGATATTCTGTGAGGTGTAGTATGAAATATTTTCTAGACACCAACATTATTCTTGAAGATTGTAGTGACCTTACAGATTGTTACATATCGTCAAAGACACTTGAAGAATTAGAAGCAATCAAGACTAATCGCAACAAGACTGATGAAATTCAGTATCGTGCAAGATTGGCTGTAAGAGCAATAGAACGTGATAACCCTCATGTAGTCATTGTTAATAAGAGTGATTATGAACAACTTGACATGTTAGGGTTAGAAACAACTAATGATAACCTAATTATTGCTTGTGCTTGTAGAATTTACACAGAATTTAAAGATGTTGTGTTCAAATTCAAAACGAATGACTATCTTTGTGGTCTTATTGCTGAAAAGTGCTTTGGACTGATTGTTGAAAAACAGGAATCTAAAAAATCCGATAATTTGTATAAGGGATATAAGATTGTAAATGCAACAGATGAAGATTTAGCTTCGGTCTATGCAAAGGATAGTTGTGATAATATTTTCGATTGTTTGATAAACGAATATGTTGTTGTGAATGATAGTGACGGAAATTTTGCAGATGTTCTTAAATGGACAGGCGAAAATTATAAGAGTGTTTACAATAAAAATTTCAAGTCAAGACAACTTGGCACTTGTAAGCCGTTGGATATTCAACAAAGAATGGCATTTGACAGTATTGTTGAGAATGACATCACTGTATTGACTGGTAGAGCAGGCACGGGCAAGACAACTATACCTTTGGCTTATATAATGCAAGCTCTTGAAACAGGCAAATATAAGAAATGTTATGTGGTGTATTCGTATGAAACTTTGAAAAATCAAAAGACGCTTGGTTATGTCAAGGGCGATGATTTAACAAAGCGGTTACACACCTCATCTATCGGTGGTATTCTTAGCACAAAGTTGGGTGATATGACTGAGGTTGAACGACTTATCATAAGTGGTTTGATTGAAATAGTTCCGACTGCTGATTTGCGTGGAATTGAAATTGCTGACTCTATTTGTTATGTTTCAGAGGGGCAGAATCTCGACCCATATGCTTTGAAAACAGTCGTACAGAGATGTAAGACTGGCTCAAAACTTATTATTGAGGGTGACGTTCTGGAACAATGCGACACTAACCGTGGGGTAGGTCTGTTCAAGATGATTGATGTTTTCAAAGACCATAAATGCTTTGGTTGTGTAAAGCTAAAGAATAATTATCGCAGTGAAATCAGTGAGCTTGCTGATGAACTGTAATCATAAATAAAAAGTACAAGAGAAGGTGAACACTATATAAACACAAAGTGTATATTCACTCCCTATGTTGCAAGACGATTGCTAAAGATGGGGAACGTGATAGTAGATATAAAACCGTGTAAAGAAAACCCAGATAAAACCATATTTGTGTTTATGGACACGGAGAAATTAGAACAAGATTTAGTGGTTGCAACAGACCATTATAAAACAAAAAGTACATGAAAAGGAGATTTAAATTATGGCTCGTACAACAAGAAGGACTAGCTTTGTAAAGGGTACTATTACTCGTGAGAATGGTGAGCTTATTATCGCAGAGGTATTAAAGGACGATACAAAGGTCTATAATCTCGATAGAGCAATAGACGAATATCTCGGTTTAGAGGGAGTGAGCGTAACCATCAGTGTTGATGATGTAGTTCCTGCCGAGGACGATTGAGGTAGTTCATGACAAAGTACAAGAGATTAGACGGTGAGAGTGACGATGAACTCATTTATAGAGTGTGTCAGGATAAAGAATTGATTGGTACATGGAATGATGTTAAAGACATTCTCAACGAGTTGCTTAACGCTGATTATGGTGAGAGTACCTATCGAAAGAAATATCAGTCTTTTGAAAAGATATTTTCTGCTAATCAGAATAGATTTCTAAATTCTGACGAGAGACTTATTGAATTAAATAATAAACTCGATGATATTCGCAAGGAGAGAGTCAAACTTCAAACTGCAAATATTGAAAGAAGTCGTATTGATAGGTCGGAGTCAAGGCAAGAGATGTATTATGAATATGTTGGCAAGATGGTAGAAACTTTGCCTCTTCCTCAATTTAATACACTTTATCCTGACATCAGACATAAAAAAGAATATTTAGTTACATTGGCAGATATTCACTATGGAGCAAAATTCAAGAGCGAGAATAATGAATATTCACCTGATATAGCTAAAGGTCGGCTTCAATATCTTACATCAAAAATTATATCATTTGTGAAAAGTCATAAACTTAATACAATTAAGATTGTATCACTTGGAGATATGCTTCAGGGTATTCTTCGATTAAATGATTTAAAGATTAATGATTCAAGTGTAGTTAAGGCTACAGTCGAAATCAGCAGACTTATTGCATTGTTTTTGAATGAAATATCTGCTTATGCACAAGTAGAGTATTATCATACACCTACTGCAAATCATACACAGATTCGTCCTTTGGAAAGCAAGGCTAATGAAATCGCCGATGAGGATTTAGAATATGTGATTGGGCATTATATTAAGGATTTATGTTCACATAATGAAAGAATTAATGTACATTTGGCTAGTGATGGAAAGCAGTATATAGATATTCCAATCTTTAATTATGATGTAGTAGCTATGCATGGTCATACAATTAAGAATATTGAAACTTCAATAAGAGATTTGAGTATGATAAGACAATCATTTATCAATTATCTTATTTTGGGTCATTATCATAACGGGAAAGAAATTCCTAGTTTTGAGAGCGATTATAGTGATACGGAGATATTGATTAGCCCGTCATTTGTAGGAAGTGACCCTTATAGTGATTCTCTTATGAGAGGTTCAAAGGCTTCTGTTAAGATATATGGATTTGATTCTTTATATGGGCATACAGAAACTTATAAAATTATATTAAATTAAAAACTCTAATAAAAACAACAACAAAAGGAAACAAAGAAAGAGGTTAAAATTATGGTAAAGAAGAATTTTATTGATGTTATTCAGACTAAGGTCAACGAGGTAACTGGCGAGGAGTATTCCAAGAGAGTGTGTGGTGATATGCTTGACGCTGTAACTTCGGCTATTGCAGAGGTTCTTACTTCTGGTGATACTATCAGAATTGATGGTCTTGGTACATTTAGTACTCGTTTTCAGGCAGGTCGTGAGGGTGTTTCTGCTTTCAATGGTGAGAAGTGGAAGACCGCAGACACACTTGTTCCGGCGTTTAAGTTTAGTGGCTCTTTGAAGGATTCCGTTGCTGAGACTTATGACCCCAAGAAGCATAAGCCTGCCAAGTAATCTGAGTATAAGAATTTTATATACAAGAACATAAAACAAAATTTAAAAAAGAAACAAGATAAAGTACATAAGGAGAATTTTATGCTTGTAGAAAAGATGACTGAATACGATGTGTTTACTGAAGCATTGAGTAACAGTAAGAATGATACTTCGATTATTGTGCCTCGCACAAAGGTAATAGATTTTTTGAAGATATGTGTTACTAATTGTATAGGTGACAAGTATAAGTTTATCGAAATTGATATAGACGATGAGGACTGGTGTGATTATGTAATATCGTTTGTAGATATTGATGGTGTTACTGATGTTTTCATTGAGCCTATGGTGAACAGAGATAAGAAAGTTTATTTTGATACTGAATGTGATATCTCTTATGTTGATGTTGAATGTGATAATGATATTTTTGCACATTTGACCACATTTAAGGAAATGCACATTTTTGATACTAGGTGTTAAAATAAAAATAGATTAGAGTAAAATCTATAAAATTAAGAATATCTCTTGTCTGTACAGATAATTGATATATGTGAAGTCAGGCAGTGCAATAGTGCTGTCTGACTATATGAGCGACCTTGCAGTAGACCGTTAGGTGATGGTGCAAATCCATCGTTGTCCACCGATAATGGGTATGGTTTCCGATGTTGTAGCCCCAATAAAAACAACTCGGCACACGTTTGTGCTGGACGTGTGAAATTCATAAATTGCTAATTTTGCATAAAACTCCTTTCACATCCTCCGTAACAGATGAGTGCCGTTCTATGGGTATAGGACGGTGCTTGTTTGTTATTTGGATTATACCTTGTCGGGTATAATTTTTAGATAAATATGATTATTTATACCTTAAAGGGTATAAATCAATAAAAATAATATTGCAGAGTAGAGAAGTAGTTATCTCGCTTGTCTCATAAACAAGAAATCGTGGGCGCACATCCCACCTCTGCTACCAAGTCCTTTATGGGATTACTCGCTAGTCGAGGTCAGATTTATTCTGACAGCTCATCTACCATGTGTAGAAAGAGGTTCTGGTATTTTTATTAAAATATCTGTTCAAAAACATATTGCAAATGTTCAGCATGGATAATTTACGGATTATCTGTGTTGTTTTGTATGCAAGATTTTTATTTTAAATATTTATAAGTTGTTATCTAATGTGGGATGATTATTCGTCTCAAAAAATGATTTTATTTTTCATTTTTAATTCCTTTCGGAATGGCTATTGCCGTAGTCATTCCACATTAGATAACAACCAAAAGTTAGTTATCGGCAAATAACAAAATAGATATTGAGTGTTCACTACTTAGTGTGAAGAAAGGATTAAAATTATGAAAAATGAGATTATTGTTAAAGGAACTCAAAACTTTATGGGAGTTGATGTTCCTGTTATTGAGGGTGGATTTGGTGAGAATTGTAAGGTTATTCTTGCTAAAACTATAGCGGAAATTCATAGTCAGCCCTTAAAGAAAATTAATCAACTTATTAACGATAATATTGATGAGTTTGAATTTGGAGTAGATATTATTGATTTGAAAAGTGGGTACTCACAAAGTACCGAGTTTTTGAATGATATAATGAATAAACAGTCTATTGCAAATTCGGCAAATATTTATCTTCTTTCAGAACAAGGATATATGCTTCTTGTTGGGTTTATGAAAACAGAAAAAGCCAAAGAAATTCGTAAGAACCTCAGACGTGAATATTTCGCAATGCGTGAAGTCATAAATTCAAATGAGCAGTTAAAGGCACAGTTACTTCTCGAAATTTACAATGGTGGTCAGAATGCTGTTGTAGCTAGTAAACAACTTACGGATATGGAAGTAAGAGAAAAGACGGCTTTACTTGTACATAAAATAGAAGAAGATAAACCTTATACAGAGTTTGCAAAACATGTTACAGAATCAAGTGATACTGTTGATGTTGGGGAATTTGCAAAGATAGTAAAAAATGAAAATATAAATATTGGAAGAAATAGATTATTTGAATGGTTGAGAAGTAGTGGGTATCTAATGAATAATAATACACCATATCAAAAGTATCTTGAAAATGAATATTTTAAAGTCAAAGAAGTAATTAAGACCACAGCTTATGGCGTAAAAACTTTTCCTAAGACTTTAATCACCGGCAAGGGGCAGGTTGCTTTAGTGGAAAGATTAAGAGCTGAATTTGGTGTAGAGAATTAAAAATTAAATTACAAACCCGTTATACATAAATGGATATAACGGCTCACAGTTTAGTTTGCTGTATAAAAACAAATAAAGGAAGTGACATAGTGGCAAGAACAACTGTCTACAATCGTATAACAACTGAAGAGAAGATAGCAGAAATTAACGAAAATAACACTTGGCTTATAAATGAATTTCTGGAGTATCTTGCTTCTATTGACCGTGCGCCTCAAACTTTAAGGTCATACAAGAGTGATTTACATATATTTTTTGTATGGAATATTGACTTTAATAATAATAAAGATTTTGTAAAATTAACCAAACGAGAAATAGCAAAATTTCAGAATTATGCTATAAATGAATGGCATTGGTCTCCTCGGCGTGTGCGCCGTGTAAAATCAACTCTTAGCTCAATGAGTTTATTCATCGAGAATATTCTTGATGACGAAGAAGGATATGAAAATTTTAGACCTATAATAAAAAAGATTGAGTCTCCTGTGAACGAGGCTGTTAGAGAAAAGACTGTCTTCTCCGATGAACAAGTTGAACTTTTAATGAATACTCTTGTTGAACGTAAGGAATACGAAAAGGCTTGTGCGGTTGCAATAGCAGCATATTCGGGTATGAGAAAAGCCGAAATTTTGCAAATGAAGATGGAATATTTTAATGATGACCATTTAGTATTTGATTGTTTATATAAAACTGATAAAATTAGAGCAAAAGGCAGAGGGCAACTTGGCAAGCAGATTAACAAATATGTAATGAAAAAGGTTGATAAATATTTAGAACTTTGGAAAGCAGAACGTGAAAAACTTGGCATTAATTCTGGATGGGTGTTTGTCAGAAGATGTAATGGGGATTTCGTTAGGAGAGAAACTCTTGATAATTGGACTGATGAATTTTCAGAAATTGTTGGAGAAGATTTTTATTTTCACTCCTTGCGACATTATGTATGCTCAATGCTTTCTGCAAATAATCTGCCGACAGAAGTAATTCGAGAATTTTTTCAGTGGGAGTCGGTGGAAATGGTGAAAATCTACAATGATAATTCAGCGGTTGACGATTTTAATAAATACTTTTCTGCTGATGGTGTGAACAAACAAGAAGATAGTAATGGTTTTTCTGATATAAAATAATTCATTAGACAAATAAAAGAAAGGACAACAAAAATGTACAATAATAATTCTAAATTTACTGACCCGGAAGCTTGTCTTATAGACCGTCTGGGTTGTGTAGGTTTAATATTTATATTTCTCCTTAGCATAGTAGTAATAATTTTCTCTCCTGTAATAGCTTTTGGTATAGCGTATTTTATCGGTTGGATAATGTCACTGTGCATTGGAGATGTTGTAGTAAATGGGCTGAATATGATATTTGCAACTGATAGATTTACACCAGAGGTTGTTCCGTTATTCTATGGAACTATGGGACTGATTGGAAGTTTCTTTAGAAAGGGTAGTGGGACAATTACAAATGAGATTAATGAAATAAAGAAAAAGCTCAATAGCAGAGTTAGTGAAGATTAAAAATATAACAAAAAATAGACAAATTTGCGATAGAAGTTGAATTTTATTGTAATTCTAAAAATTATAAAATCATAAAAGAAAGGCATAATAAAGTGCAAAAAAACAGAACAGAATGTAACTATTCCTCTGTCGAAGCTAGAGAACTTCCACCCGAAAATGTTCATACCGCCGAAAGACTAAAAGAATTGCAATCATTACCACTCAATAGAAAGATACAGATAACTCAATCAAGAATAATAGAATGGTATAATTATTGGAACGGTCAAGTATATGTATCTTTCTCTGGTGGTAAGGATAGTACAGTTCTCTTACACATTGCAAGACAGTTATTCCCCGATATTGAAGCTGTTTATGTAGATACAGGACTTGAATATCCTGAACTTAGAGAATTTGTCAAAACATTTGATAATGTTACTTGGTTAAAACCCGCAATGAATTTTAGACGAGTTATTGAGGAATATGGGTATCCCTTGATGAGTAAGGATATAAGCCGTGATGTTGGTAGGACTCAAAAAGACGGAGGTTTTAATTCAAAAACGGGAGAACGGACATGGGCTTGGAAATTCCTTAATGGTTTAGTAACAGATAAAAACGGGAATAAATCTCATTTTAATAAAGAAAAATGGGCTTATTTGGTTAATGCCCCTTTCAAAGTAAGTAACAAATGTTGTGATATAATGAAGAAAAATCCGGCACACAAATATGCCAAATCTTCAAATAAAAAATCAATAACAGGCATGATGACAATAGAATCAACCCAACGAAAAATGCAATGGTTGAAAGTAGGGTGTAATGCTTTTGATAATAAAAATCCTCAATCTAACCCTATGTCTTTTTGGACTGAACAAGATGTTTTAGAATATTGCATTAACAATAAAATTCAACTTTGCTCAGTCTATGGTAATATTGTGAAAGATGATAAGGGTAAATGGAGAACTACAGGATTAGATCGCAGTGGTTGTGTGTATTGTGGGTTTGGCTGTCATCTTGAAAAATCACCTAACAGGTTTGAGAGGCTAAAAATTACTCACCCTAAGATATGGGATTATTGTATTAGACCAAAGGATAAAGGTGGTCTTGGAATGGGTGAAGTATTAGATTTTATCAACGTTCCTTATGGTAAGGAAGAATGTGATGAATGTAATAGTCGTGATTGCCAAAGTAATGATTACAGAAAGTAACTGCTAAAAAATAAAAATAAAATTAAGCCTTACTGTAATGGTAGGGCTTTATATATGTCTTGATTGACTGCATGAGGTTGATTAAGAGATAGATACAAAGACTTACAGAGTTGCAAACTGTAAGAAAAGCAATGATAGGCTCTTCTCCTCTGTCATTGCTTGTCTTTGTGTTTAAATAAAAGATTTAGGAGAAGATGTAGAATGGAGAAGAAAATATGTTATTAACAAAAGAAACAGATTATAAAGTTAATGCTCGAAGTTTAAAATATTATAAGGATTTGGGCTACCAATGTCACATTGGAGATATAATAAGTGTTAAAGTAGAGGATTTAAAACCTTTTTCACTTTCATTAGTTCAATATCAATGTGATAGATGTGGTAAAGTTTTTGAACTTCCATTTAGAAGTTTTTCACACTCCCACAAAATAGACGAAAAAACTTTTTGTGTTGAGTGTGCTAATAAAAACAATTATGAAATTAAAAGTCAAGAATCTGGAAAATATAAGGCGAAAAACGGTCTTAAAATCTGTTCATCTTGCAATAGAGAACTGCCTGCAAATAGTGATTATTTTAATCATAAATGTGATACAAAAGATGGATTTACAAATTGGTGTAAAGAATGTTTAGGACGAAAATTTACAAATTATCTAACTCGTATTCCTAAAGAAGGATACAAGTTTTGTAAGAAGTGCAATAGAGAATTGCCTATTAGTTCTATGTATTTTCCCATAGATAAACAATGTTTTGATGGATTAAGAAATGTGTGTAGAGAATGCAATAAAAAATACGGACATTTTCTTGATAAGATTTATATTAAATCAGAATTATGGACAAAAGAAGATGTAGAATTTCTTAAATCAATTTATGCTGATTATACAAATGAGGAAATCGTAGAAGATTTCTTTCCAAATAGAACTGTAAGATCTTTGGAATCTATGGCAGATGTTTATGGCTTTTCAGGAAAATCAGAAGAAACATATAAACGTTCTTGTATAGTACGAGGAATTAAGTGTTCTAAAAAATTAAAGGGAAGAATTGTATCAGATGAAACCAAGGAAAAGTTATCTATAATACGGAAAGAATATTATAAAACTCATTCAAGCCCAGCCAAAGGTATAAAACTTTCAGATGAAAGAAAACGTGCTATAAGTTTAAGAAATAAGGGCAAATGGAGCGGAAATAGGAACCCTCGTGTTATAAATCCTTTTAAAGGGAAAGATAATCCTAATTGGAAAGGCGGAATTACTGCTTTATATCAAGAACTACGTTCTGATACAAAAGAGTGGTTGATAAAATCTGCTGAATTTACAAATTATAATTGTGTAATTACAGGAAAGAATTTTGATAATGTTCATCATTTATATCCATTCAAAAACATTGTAGAAGAAGTGTTTATAAATCTTAATATTGATAAACGTAAAAATGTTTCAGAGTATTCTGAGTGTGAGGAAATAGCAATTAGAAATGAATTAAAACGACTTCATAATTTTTACGGGTATGGCTCTCCAATAAATAAAGATGTGCATAAATTATTTCACGACTTGTATGGATATACAAATACAAACTATTGTGATTTTATAGAGTTTGTTAAGCGTATAGAACTTGGTGAATTTGACAAATGGTTTGAAGAAAATAATCTACCAGTCAATATAAATTATGATTATATAAATTACATAAAAGAATTACAAAAGGAGGTGGTTTAATGCCACAAAAGAAACGTGCAAAACCACCTGTTGGTAAAAAGATTTGTATTGAATGTGGAAAAGAAAAAACATTGTCTTGCTTTTATACTACAACTAATCCGATGGTTTCTAATGATGGACGTACAGTAAATATTTGTAAAACGTGTGTTAAAAATGGTTCATATAATCCTGATGGGTCATTAAATGTTGAATTATTTAAGCAAAAGTTAATGTTAATGGACAAACCTTATGTTCCTATAGCGTTAGAGTCTGCAATAAAAGAAGTTAATCATTCTATTGAATTGGGCAAGGGAAGAACAGACGTAATAGGTTGTTACTTTAAGAATGTATCAACTTTACCTCAGTATTCTAAACTTTCTTTTTTAGAGTCCTTGAATCTCGAAAATCAAGGGAAAGATATTAGGGATGCTGTTACAACTACTGAAAAAAGGAGCAGAACAAGTAACGAGGTATATGTAAGACAAATTGATGATTTTGTTGTTACTGACGAAATGCTTGACCTTTTTGGAGAGGGGTACACAAAAGCTGAATATAGGTTAATGACTAAGAAGTTTGAGAAGCTGAAGCAAACTTATATTATTCAGACCAATCTTCACGAGGAAGCACTGGCTACCTATGTAAGATTCAAAGTTAAAGAAGAACAGGCTACGGCACAAGGGGACGTAGGAGGTGCCGAGAAGTGGAACAGAGCTGCACAGGAAGCAGCAGATAAAGCAAAGTTATCCCCTAAACAATTAACAAAAAGTGATTTACAAGGTGGTCTGAATAGCTTTTCTGAATTGCTTATGGCTGTTGAACAAGCTGTTGATGTTATTCCCATTTTGCCATCTTTTAAATTCAGACCTAATGATGCAATAGATTTTAACATCTGGTGTATGATAAATTATCTTCGTGACCTTGAAGGTAAACCATTGTGTAAATATGAAGATGTTTATAAATTTTATGATGAACGTAAAAAGGCATATGTTGAACAGTATGGCGATCCTTATGGGATATTTACAAATGATACAACTGAGGATAATCGTGAAGCAATAAAAAGATTTATAAAATTGCCAAAGGATTATGGTGATGACGATGAATAAGAGTAAAAATGATATTGATAATGCTCCCAAACTTAATGTTTCACCTATTGAGAAAAATCTTGATAAATGGATAGAGTTTTCAAGTTGGATGATTTGGTATCCAGATTTATTTTTAGATTTGCTGCGTCCTAAAGAGGGCGGTATTACGTTGCACCCAGATCAAAGAATATTTCTAAGATGTGCTACAAGATTTTTTTCTATTTATGGTTGTTTCCCTCGTGGCTGGGGCAAGACTTGGGATGAGGTAGCTTCTTTATTTATAATTGCAATTAGATATCCTAATATTGAATTATCATTAACGGCTCAAACAAAAGATAATGCTGCTGAATTGTTAAAAGATAAAGCCCAAGAACTGCTTCGACAATATCCTTTGCTTAATAATGAAATTTCAGGAAAAGTAAAATTTCAAAAGGGAGATGCAGAAATAAATTTTAAAAACGGTGCTAAAATTGATGTTCTTGCAAATTCACAAAATAGCAAAGGTCAAAGAAGAAAGCGCATTAATATAGAAGAATCGGCATTATTAAATGCAGAATTGTTTGACGATGCTTTAAAACCTATTGTTGAGGTGTCACGATATACTTGTGGTAAATTAGCATTGATAAATCCAGAAGAACTTAATCAGCAAATTCATTATTTTACCACTCCCGGGTGGAGAGGTTCTGATGAGTATAATAGAAATATTCAAATGATAAGGAATATGATAAATCTTAAAGGCGAAATGGTTTTAGGTGCTGATTGGCGTTTAGGTAGTTGGTATGGAAGAGGTTCTTCAAAAAGTCAAATACTCGAAAAAAAGAAAACTATGTCACCTACTGCTTTTGCACAGAACTATGGTGGAAAATGGACTGGTAGTAGCGATAGTGCTTTAATTAACGTAAATAGATTTTTAAACTCCAGAGTTCTTGTCAAAGCTGAATTAAAAACATCTAATTTTTCTGATGAATATTACATTGGTGTCGATGTTGCACGTTCTCAAAATTCAAATAACAATCAATCATCTGTTTGCGTAGGAAAAGTTATTCGAGATACTGATACAAATAAAATACTATCTGTTGATATAGTTAATGTTATGAATGTATCTAATACTATTAATTTTACAGGACAAGCTATTATCATAAAAAAACTGAAAGAAGCTTATAACGCACGAGCTGTTGTAGTCGATGGCAATGGACTTGGTGCAGGTTTAGTTGATGAAATGCTAAAAACGAATATAGACCCAAACACACAGAAGAAATATCCTTGTTGGGACACTATAAATACCGATAATAAACCTGAAACTAATAATGCTGAAAAATGTGTCTATGATTTAAAAGCACAATCGGCGCAGACTCGTATTATAACAAATTTTATAGATATGATCGATGCAGGTAAGATACGATTACTTGAAAAGAGAAATATTACGTCTAACTATGACAACCTTGAAAGTGACGTATTGCCGTTTGTTCAAACAGATTTACTTTTTGAAGAAGTCAATAATCTAAAAATTAAATATTTACCAAGCGGAGCATTGACAGTTGAAAAAGTTGTAAATAAATTAAACAAAGACCGATATTCAGCACTTGTTTATCTATTATGGTTTATTATGGAGTTTTATAATAAGCCAAAAGAAAAAAGCACTCTTACTCTCGATTATTCTTCTCTCTCACGCAGACCAACAATACCTCAATCCCGATACTAAATAAAATAAATTAAAAATAAATAATCAATAATAAAACCCCAAAGATTAAAAATTTCAAACAAAAAGGTGGTGAAAAATAAAATAATGGCAAGAATATCAAAAGCAAAGAAAACTGCTAATACAACTCATGAAATCTTATCTGATGACCCAAAATCTCAATTTCAAACTTTTAATTCAGCAATTGCAACTGCTCTGTCTCAAACGCTTACTAAAGAGAAATTCGATATTGCCGAATTTAAGAGAATTGTAAGCACAGAATTAAAATTTGACACCAGTTATATAGACCCAAATAAAAAGTTATTAAGTTTTTCAAAAAGAGAAATTGCTGATATGGCAGAACGCCCTGAGAGATATGGTAAAGACATTCTACGATTAAGCAGATATATGTACCGTAAGTCAGGATACTACAAACGCCTTGTAGACTATTTTGCTAATATGGGTGTGTTGAGATACACTATTGATACAAAAATGTATAATTCAAAGAAAGCATCAAAAACTGTATTGAAAACTAATTTTCTAAAATATACTGCCTTTTGTGACAAACTTAACCTTACAAATGAAATAAACAAGATACTTAAAACAATGTTTATTGAAGATGTTGTGTTTGCTTATAAAATAGATAATGGCATAAATTATACATACTATTATCTTGACCCTAGTATTTGCGAGATTAGTTCAATAGTAGACGGTAATGTATTTGAGTTTGTGCTTTTAAAGAATAAAATATCAGAGACTAAAAAGAGCAATTTACCAGTGCCTTTACAGGATTTGTTAAATGACCCAAGGTATGATAAGGTTACAAAAATACCTGTGCCTTTTGAAAATTCTCTTTGCTTAAAGTATAATTCTGATAATATTGTTCCATTTCCACCTTTCTTTACAATGATACCGGACATTCTTCTTATAGATGAATATAAGGATTTAACTAAGGCACAAAGCATAAATGATGCTTATAAGTTATTGACTATGAAAATACCGACTAAAGACGGAGAAATTACGCTTGATGACACTTTAATAACAACATTTACAAGTATTGTCTTAAACACAGTCCAGAATAATATTGGTGTAATTACTACGCCTTTTGAGACTGATACAGAAGAATTTTCATCCAGTAATGCTGATGATAGAGACACTGTGTCTGATGCTATTTCATGGGCATTTAAGAATGTTGGCGTATCTGAAGCATTGATGAGTGGCGCTTCGTCTGGTTCAGAATTGAAATATTCTATTATCAATGATAGTGGTGATATATTCAGGATTTATCGTATGATAGAGGATTGGGTAAAATTGCAGACAAATCTTATTGCTATGCAAGGCAATGGGAATAATTTCATTACGGATAATTATAGATTTTCATATAAGATACTTGATATGACTATTTTTAATCAAACTGATTTTATTGATAATGAATTAAAAATGGCGCAGAATGGTATTCCAAATAAGATGAGATTGTGTTCTGCTAATGGTATGTCACCTGTGGAGATGTTTGGTAATAGTTTTATTGAGAATGAATTATTTAATGATGTGTTTGATAATTGGCAAGTATTAAAGACCAGTTATACACAGTCGAGTGATAGTTCTGAGAATAATGGTGGAAGACCAACAATGGACGAAACTGAAATTAGTGAGATAACTCAAAATACACATGATAATGATGGAAATGACCCTGATAATCGGTTGAACTAAGGTGGTGATTATTATGGGAAGTATTATATTTTTAGATAAGAATAAGGCTGAAATATTAAAATCTAAAGGGTTTGCTTATATTAAAAGTACAAGTTCAGATGGTAAAGAATTATATAAATTTATTGATACAATAGAAATTCGCAAAATCTTATCATCTGAATTTGACAAAAATGATTTCATTATAAGCAGAACTGTAAATTTCTAAAAGTAAAAAAACAAACAAAAAATAACTATAGGGGTTGTGTGTAAGCATGACCCTTTTGTTATATAAAATTTCAGAGAAAGGAGGAAACAAAATGTCAAACACAGAAAACATTAAAACTGTTGATATGACCGGAAAATTCTCCAATTTTGAAGTTATAAATTCAGAGTTTACCAGATGTAGATGCAATGTTATGTACATTGGGCGTAACAGAAATTATAGTGATATTACTGAAAAAGCGTTAAATAATTTTATTCAGCGTAAGGGATATGCCAATGTCCCGATAGTTGCTCACCTAATAAAGAATGAGGATGGCACATATCGGGTAGGAGGGCATGATGAAAAAGTCATTATTTCTGACGAAGGGTTTGAAGTAATAAACGAATGTATCCCTTATGGCGTTATTCCGGAAGATTGCAATCCGTCTATGGATTGGATTACGGAGAAATCTGGTGAAAAGCATCAATATTTTTCAGTAGATATTATTCTTTGGACACATAGATACCCTATTATGGAAGCTGCTTATGGACAAGATATTTATTTTAATCAAAGCATGGAACTAATGTTCTCAAAATATCACATAGATGAAACTGATAGTCGATATATCGTAGTTGATGATTTTAATATGTCTGCTCTTTGCTTACTTAATTTGGCTGATGGTAAAGACGGCGACAAAAACCCAAATATTGAGCCTTGCTTTGAATCGTCCAGAGTAAAGAAATTTGCATTAAATGAAACTGAATTTAAGAAAAATTATGATTTATTGTTAGATAACTTAAAGAAGTTATCTAATGATAATATAACTAAAAACTACAAGAAGGAGGAAATCTTAATGAATTTTACTAAGGTTGCTGATGCTCTTGCGCAGTACAAAATTGCTGATACTGATAATGCTAAGTATGGTCTCCTGACTGTTAGCGATACAAGTATCGGTGTTCTTGACCTTGAAGATTTCTCTGTATATACCATTGATTGCACTGAAAATGAGGGTGAAATCGTTATGGATATGGAGAATAAGGTAAAGTGTGCATTGAGCGTTAAAGATTATGTTGAGGGTGAAAGTTTTGACCTCGTAGGTATGGTTAAGACAGTAAAGTCTGATTATGAAACTGAACTTACTAAGGTTTATCAGGCTGAATATGGCTCTAAGATTACTGAACTTACGCAGGCTTATTCTGAACTCAAAGAACAGTTTGAGAAAGTAAATGCTGAACTTGATGTATTCAAGGAGGCTGATGAAGCTAGAAAGGTGGCTGCTCACAAGGCAGAAATTGATACTGTAATTTCTCAGTATGAAAAGAAGATTGGTAGACTGCCTGAGTTCCTTTGTTATCGTGCGAAGTTAGACTATTCTAAGTCTGTTGAGGATGTAACAAATGAACTTACTATTATGGTAGGTAGAGTTACTATGGATAAGAATGGGAAGTCTACATTTTCTTATAGTCCTGTGACTGCAGAGGTTTCTAATAAGCAGTCCAATAACTATGCAGATGGCAGATATGGTAATCTGCTTAACAAATTCTCTAATATGGATTAAAAAAGATTTTAATGAAAGGAAGATTAATATTATGGCTAAATATGGCGTAGTTGAAACAACTAAGATTACTGAGCCTTGCTTTGATGTTAAGGCTACTGTTGATGTAGAAAATGGTTGGGTCGTTAAGAAGGGTGACATTGCAACTGGTGAGAAGGCAATTTATAAGGCAGAAGTTCCTGCCGCTACCGATGAGGTTTATCTCGCAGCTAATCCTGCATGGGATTACAATGATTCTTCTATCATCAATCAGAATGAGGAGAATTTTATTAATAAGTCTGGCAAGCCTTTCAGAGTATATGCTCTCAAAAAGGACAATCTGTTTGCTGTTCTTGATTATTCTATTACTGATAATACCACTCTTGCAGTTGGCGATTACATAGGTGTAGACGGCACTACTATGAAGCTTAAGGATTTAGGTACTTCTGACCCCGGCTCTACTGCTTTTATGGGTAAAGTAATTGATATTACAGAGTATGGCTTTGCTTACTGCACTGGTACTGCTGGCAGTGTCGGTGCTACTGGCAAGAAGGTCACTATTGAAGTAGTACGTAATACTGCTACCGCTTAATCTAAAAGAAAGGAGAAATAAAATATTATGGAAAAGAATCTTAAAGAAATTTGCAATCTGATGAATGATACTCTTTCTAATAGAGTTGCAATGTTTAACAAGGGTGGCGCTCCTTATGCAGAGGAGGCTATAAGAGAAGCTTTCTTCAACATCCTTGGTGAGGATAAACTTACACATCAGAACTGGAGAAACCATAAGAATGAGATTTTCACTATTATGGAGGAGGTACTCAATACTAATCTCCCTCTTGCATGGGAGAACTCTCCTTTTTATAACCAGTTTGTAGAGACCAGAAATGGCAGACTTGGTGACAAGAATGAATTTATTGTTGAGGATAATTCTGTACTTGTGGCTTCCTCTTTCTCTGGTAATCACTGGGATACACCTCGCACAAAGGTTATGGGACGTAAGGCATTCAGTCTGGACACCGAATGGTATTTTATTCGAGTATATGATGACCTTGAGAGATTCCTTAAGGGCGTAATTACACTGGCTGACCTTGTAGCTAAGATGCAGAAGGCTATGCAGGAAGCTATTGATAGCCATATTGTGGCTTCTTTCAATGGTGCTGGCACATATCTCCCTGCTCAGTTTACTGTAAGTGGTACATATACCAAGAATAAGATGTCCGAGCTTATTCAGAGAGTGCAGATTGCTTCTCAGAAGAATGTAGTTCTTGCTGGCACTAGAACTGCTCTTTCTTCTATTACTTCTGGTATTGAGTCTCAGTGGATTTCTGAAGACCAGAAGAAGGAAATGGCTACTACTGGTATGCTTCGTTCTCTTACTGGTCTTGGCGTTATTGCTGTTGAGATTCCTCAGACCTTTATTCGTGGCACTTATGACTTCAAGGTTGATAACAAGTCTATTTTTGTTCTTCCTGATAATGAAAAGTTCATTAAGGTCTACTTCGAGGGTGATACTCGTGCAAGAGAGTTTTCTGCACAGGATACTCATGACCAGACCATTGATACTCAGATTCAGACTAAGGTTGGCGTAGGTTGTGTATTTGGTGAGGTATTTGGTAAGTATAATATTACTTAATTTTGAATATCCAAAATCATAAAAAGCAATGAATTTATTATTGGGTGGGGTGGTGGCATTCCACCCTATCCATTATAAATTGAAAGGAAAAAGTACATATGGATTTTGAAAATATGAGTTTAGATGAACTCAAGAAGCATGCTAAGTCTAAGGGCATGACATTTGGAAATATCAGCAAGGAAAAGCTTATAGCAAAGCTTAATGAAACTGAGAAAATTAATAAGGTTTTAGAAGATGACACTGATATTGTTGCAGATGAGCCTGTTGCTGATGTTCAGACTGAAAATATTAAGTCTACTGAAAGTGTACTTGATACAATCACTAAGGCAATTGATGAGGTCGCTGAGACTAAAGAAGAAGTTGAAGCTGTTGAGGAGCTTCCTAACGATACCGTTATCCGAGTAAGAAGTATTACTTTTGGGACGACCATTTATAAGTCACCTATTACTGGTTCAGAGTTTATTTGGAATAAGATGGGCGATGTTCAGGATATGACTATTGGTGAACTTCGTACCATGAATAACTCTTATTCCGACTTTTTGAACAAGCCTATGCTTATTCTACTTGATGATAGGGCAATACGTCAGTTCAGACTTTCAAAGCTTTATGAGAGTGTTTCTTCTATATATGATTTGAAGACACTTTTCACAAAGGATATTTCTACTATTGAGGGCGTTATTACAAAAGCTCTTGAAGCAAATATGAGAGATATGCTTATTTCTCGTGTAAGAATGATGTATAAGAATGGTTCTCTGAAGGATATCAATGTTATCAGACTTCTTGAAGACAAGCTTCAGTTTGATATTCTTAGAGACATCTGATATAAAATAAGAAGGTGATGACTATGGCAACATCATATAAAGAATTGTATAATTCGGTTTATAGTAAAATCAAGGATTATGATTTTATTACTATGTCCGAAGATGAGGCTGATGAAATTCTTCACGATTATATACGTCCTGCCATAGTTGATTTTGAGGACTGCAAACAGGATTTATCTGATCGTGATGAAACATTAAAGTCTTTTAATATAGATTTGATGGATATAAATTTTGAAATATTGTCAAATTTTATGGTTATCAAATATATTGAAGCTACTTATATAAACACACCTATGGCTCTTAAAGCCTATATGAGTACAGCAGATTTTCATAAATATGATAATAAAGATGTGCTTGGTAAAGTAGTAGAAGTAAGAGATGGGTATCTTAAACGTAATAAACAATTGATGATAAATTATTCTATTCGGAGTAAAGATTCTGGATTAGCTAAACTTTATGAAGAAAAGGGCAATTATGACCCTAGTAAAAAATCAAAACCTATTACAAAAAGTGGTGTTTGTAATTGTTGTAGTATTCCCGAAGATTTTACACCCTCTCATTGTGATTATCATTGTTCTGATTGTGGGGTACATAGGTCATGAGTTATGCACACATGAAACAACGTATGACTTTATCGGGTGAAACTGTACGGGTAGAAAAGATAAATGATGGCAGACTGTTAATGAGTGAACAACTTATAACCGATCCGTCATATCAAGAGTTTGATATCTGGGAGTTTGGTGTTGCTTCTGATGATTTTGTTAAACAGCCACTTAAATTGTATGATAGAAAATATTCTTCTGCTAATGGATTTACTGCGAAATATGAAACCTTATGGAATAAATTTATTCCGATAGGAACTGTTTTATATGATAGTAAGTACGATGAATATTATATTTGTGTTGAATCTTTTGATAAAGATGAAATATTAAATAATGGTAAAATTGTACGTTGTAATGGTTGGCTGAAATGGCAGAATGAGACTGGGAAAATCTATGAATATCCGGTGTTTGATATTAACAGTACACAATACAATTCGGGTGTTGATGGGAACAAAATAATGACTTTAGGTAGTACACAACATATGTTGTCCATTACTGCTGATGACAATACTATTCCTTTAAGGCATGATAAAAGATTTTTTATTGATAGAAATAAGGTTGAACCTACTGTTTTCAAACTTACACAGAATGATACTACTGCCTTAAATTATGATAAGGGTGTTATTCGTCTTACTGTCACCGAAGACCAGTATAACCCCGACGCAGATTCAATAGAAAATTGGCTTTGTGATTATATAAAACCTGTTGTTGCTCACCCTATTGAAATCACATTTATTGGTAATCCTGTAATTCGTGTTGGCGGGTCTGCTAAGACATTTACCGCAAATACAGATAAAACAGTAACTTGGGAATTAGTTAAGACTCTAGAGCAAACTGAATATATAACTACGGTTGTAACAAATAATAAATGTAAAATTAAGTGTTCTAATAATGAGTTACTTATTGGGTCGAGTGTTAAACTGAAATGTACCGATACAGATGGTAACATTGGTGAAATTCTTATTGATATAGTGGGAGGTGTGTAATATTCCAAACAGTTCTTGTATTTCAGACTGGAAGAATAGAATACTTTCAGAATTGCAAAATGATGAACAATTTCTTGATGTTCTTGGCACGACCGAGGAAGAACGAGAAGATTTGATTTATAGCAGATTATTCCCGCATTATTACATACCTGATACTATTGACAAAGTAACAACCTATGTTTGTGTTGAGATAGATATTCGCACTCATACATGGAGTAAGCTTTATTCTTATCCGACCATTACATTTACAGTTCTTGCACATCAAGACGATATGAAACTAAGCATACCGGGTGTATCTGCTACACGAATAGATTATTTGACTGAATTGCTTGATATCAAGTATAATCACGCATTAGGGTTTGGCGTTGGCAAACTTGAACTTGAATCTAATATTGCAGGAAATCTAAATAGCAAGTATAGGTTTAGGCAAATGGTGTTTAAGGGTGTTGATATAAATGATAAACTTTGTCAACAGTAGGTGAAATATGATTGACAAGGGTAAATTATATCGAGGTCTTGACATACAAATAACAGACAAAATTATTCTAAGGCAACCGACATTAAATGAAATATTTGATTTTGGCGAAAATGAATATTTAGGTCTGGTTCATACATTAACTGCCACTCACATGGATTCCAACATTATTGTTATGTTGACAGATACAGGGTTGGATTTTAACAACATAACAGATTGGCAGTTATTTTTATTGCTTTACTCACAAATTTCAAATGGAGTAGATTTGTTATTTAAGGGTTTGAAATTTTCTGATTTTCAAATCAAAGCTTCTGAAAATAGCAAAATGTTTTTAGAAGATTCAAACGGTGTGATTATAGATGAAACAATATATAAGATTATTGTTATGTATCTGCGTACTATGAATGGCATACCTGCTCCTAAATTTACAAGAGTAAAAGATGACCCTGTACAAAAACAAATGGCTATTGATGATGCCAAAAGACAAGTTGATACTTGGAAAAGAAAATCTCAGCTTGGGCTTATAAATTCATCACCACTATTGCCATATATTTCTTATTTGGTAAACAAGGCTGGATTTAAGCATGACGAAGTAACTGTGTTCAACATGAAAATTTATGCTTTTTGGGATTCTGTAAATAGGCTTTTGGCTATTGATAACGCAGAACATCTGTATTTTGGCTTGTATAGTGGAAATTTGGATTTGAAAAAGTCTCCGTCTTTGAAAAAAGAGATGGATGCTACTAGAGAATTATAATAATGAGAAAGGAAAATTGATATGGCTGTAAATTTTGATATTAATTCTTTCGTAATTGACCACCCCACTAGAGCAATTTCCTTAAATTCTGATGATACCATTGCATGGTATACCAATCAGATTCAGGATTTTTCTGTAAAGGTTGATGGTGAGGAAGAGACAAAGAAGGACGCTAATGGCAATACCATTGCTACCATTACTCGTGGCAAGACTTGTACTGTAAACTTTAATGTTGCAGTATTCGACCTCAACATTATTGCTGCTCAGAATGGTACTAAGAAGGAAGTCGCTGGTACTGATGTAACTTCTATCAATGCACCTATTTTTGAGGAAATTAAGATTACTGCGGATAATCAGGAGGAAATCGTTCTTAGGCATAAGGTTAGAGGTGTTGGTGGAACATACAAACTTAATGTAACAACCCTTACAAATGATGGTGCACCTAAGAAGATTTTCAAACAGGGTGCTGCTGCTGCTGAGGGTGTATTTACATATGCTGATGGAACTAAGACTGTATCTTTCTACACCGGCGACCTTGCAGTAGGTGACACCGTTCTTATTGTTTATGAGTATGATGCCAAGGAAGCTGTCAGAGTAGCTGCTAGAGGTACAGACTTCCCCAAGAGTTCTAAACTTTATATTGAACTCAGAGGTTTTGATGTTTGTGACCAGAATACTCTTATTTATGCTTATTACAGATTCCCCAATGCAAAACTCAAGTCCTCTTATCAGGATGACCTCAAGCTTGATTCTACAATTCCTATGGAATTTGATTGTGCAGTTGATTATTGCGGTGAGGATAAGAATTTCTATGACCTTGTTGTTCCTAATTCTGCTGAGGCTTAATTGCTATAAGGTAAATAATTATGGCTAACACAAGAGAGTGTTGGATTTGCGGAAAGCAATATGAATATTGTTATAAATGCGATAAGGTGAACTCTTGGAAACTGTCTGCTTGTTCAAGGGTTCACTTTCAAATTAATACAATATTAAATGAATACCGTGGTAAAGTCTTAACTATTTTAGAGGCAAAAGAAAAGTTTAACAACATTGGAATTGTTACCGAGGACGAGTTAATTGATTTACTTCCTGCTGTAAAGGCTGATGTAATGAAAATTATTAATCGTTCAGGAACGATTGAGCCTGTTAGTAATGAAGTTTTGCCTATTGAAAAAGAAATGATAAAGTCGGTAAAGCAAATTAAACAACACAAAACGAAAGACACAAATAAATAAATTATAGGGCAATAATCATATAAGATTGTAATGATTATTGCCCTATTTTATAATTTTAATAAAAAATAATAAAATTGAGGACAAATAATTGAAAATAGTAAGTTTAGACCAAGCGTCTTCTTTGACTGGGGTAGCCGTATTTGATAATGACAATTTAATTAAATACGATTTAATAGATTTGCACAAGATAAAAAATCAAGAAGACCGTTTTGAAAAAATGATTACAAGCATTAGTAATTATATACAAAACGAAAATCCTGATTTTGTTGTCTTTGAAGATATTAGTTTGCAGACTAATGTTTCAACTCTAGTACTATTAGCAAGAATACAAGGGGCAATTATACAAACCTGCGTAGATTGCAATATCCAGTATAAGTTATATAAGCCAAGCTCATGGCGAAAGGTACATAAATTTAATATGGGACGTAATATAAAACGCCCTGAACTCAAACAACAGGCAAAAGAATATATATTAAAAAATTATAACCTTGATTTGAAAATAGACCAATGTGAAGCTATTTGTATAGGTAAGGCATTTCTTATAGACAATAAAAAGATGATAGAAGAAACAAAATAAAGTTTGAAAGGAATAAGAACATGAGAGATACTATTGAACTGATTGAGATGAGTAAGTTAGTAAATACCGTTGTTGGCAGTGTGTTTTTTACTAATGAAAATACAAATGAAATAGAATACAAGCCTGAATACACTCCTGTAGTTTCGGCTTTTTATAAGATGAAGTATTACTGCCCTGATGAACTTCCCAATGATGATATTCAGAATTTTTATATTGATTGGATTAATGGTTATTATACAGATTTTCTTAATAAAATTAATCCTCATCAGAATGTTATGATTGATAATGCTATTTCTGAAAAAATTGAATATATAAAGAAGCAGGTTGGTAATCCTCTTAATAATGCTCTTGCAAGTCTTATCAATATTGTTCAGGATGCCATTGACAGATTTTCTACATCTTTTGGTGAGTTTAATGTAACTGATATGAAGAAAGTTATGGCACAGGTTACGGATTTTGCAAAGAATATGGATAAAAACTCCAAGAGTATTGTCAAGGCGGTGACAGAAAATGTTGTCGAAAAGACTGAAAACGATGATAACGGAACTAAGGTTAAGACTGTATCAACTAAGAAGAAGTCTAATAAGACAAATACATCGAATAAGAGCAAAGCTGTTGCAATGCTTACAAACAATGATATTGGGGGAGATAGTGCCGATGGAAAGCAGTAAGTTTACTATGATACTCCCTATGCCTTTGTCTGGCAGGGTGGTTAATAAAATCGTGTCAGAAACAAATGCACTTAAAAGTATGGTTTATCTTGATTTGGGTAATCGTACAGTAGATATGAAATCTATTCTTGGGATATTAAGTGCAGATTGTAAAGCAGGAATGGAAATTACTGTAATTTGTCTTGCTCATGATAAGAGCGTTGCTGAAAGTGATTGTAAAGTAATGGAACAAATATTAAAGTTGGGTGAATAAAATGAGTATCGCTTCACAGCTTGCAAAAATGGATTTCAATAAGTTGAAAATGGGAAATGGGAAAACGTTATCTAAAATTCTTTATGAAGAAGCGCAGAGACTTCGAAATTGTATTCAAAAAAGAATAGATGATTATAGAGAGAGTTATATCCCTAAAATATATAACCGTACAGATATGTTACCGAAGTCATTATCAGTAGATGATATAGCACATATTTATGTTGAGGGTAATAAAATATGTATAAATCTTTTCTTTGAAAATGATAAGGTTATCCATGAATCGGGCTTTGGTATTTGGAAAAATGAAAGTCAAGCTGATGAAGTGAATGTGGCATACCTTTTGAACTATGGATATGAAGTTAAAAAAGACGTATGGTTCAAAAATATTGAAAACTTCGGATATAGGGAAGGATACAATTTCGTTGAAAATGGTATTGATGACTTTTTGCAAACAACCAAATTACCTATTATTGTGGGTAAAAAATTCCCTAAGATGTAATATTTAATTTATAAAATAACGAGGTGAAAAATATGGCGAATGACGATATGTTTTTATTATCTGCCAAATTAGATATATCTAAAAGCGTTCAAAAGATAAATGAGGATATCAAAAATATCCAAAAACAATTAAACTCTGTTGAATTATTGGGCAAATTATCGGATGGTGTTATAAATAACATACAAAATCAGTTAAAAGATATAACTCAAAAACAATATGATATTAATATAGGGGTCGGTAGTACTGCTGTCCAGTCACAGTTAAGTCAAGTTAATCAGGCTGTTACTACTCAAGTTAATGAAATTAGTAAAAAAGCAGTAGTTACTCCGAAGGTGGATATTTCTCCTATCCAGCAATTAGAAAATGCCATTGAACAAGCTAAGAAAAAATATTTAGAATTTTCTGGTAAGGATAACATTGGACGTATTTTAGCTCATGACTTTGATTTGGTAAAAGAAAAATTATCTGGGTTGCCAGAATATATTACCATATTTCAAAATGCAATTAATGGGGTATCTACTGAACAAGGGATACAAGGATTAGTAAAATATTTCAGGAATGTTAAAACTGAAGGATTGCAGGTTTCTGATGTTGTTAATAATATTACTAATATATTAAGAAATCAAGAAACTTCTGTGTCAGCTTTGATTCAAAAAAATAAAGTTTTAAGCGATGAAGAAAAACAGGTTATTCAATGGCTACAAGAATATGCTAAATACAGGAACGAAAGTTTCGGGTTTTCTAAGGATTCTTACACTGGTACTCAAATAATACAAATAAAAGCTTGGTTACAAGATAATATTGTTCACACTGACAAATGGACGGCTTCTATGCAAAATGCATACGAGCAATTAGAACAGATAATTAATGGCATGAATATGCTTTATGGAAATAATCAAATAAATGGTCAAGCGTGGTTGTCGTATAGCAGTACTCTTGATTTAGACAAACTTGGTTATTCTCCTGAAGCATTAAAACAAATAATCAAAGATTCTAATGAAGCAGAACAAACCATTAATAAACTTAGTGGTGTTATTAGAAGAGTTCTTGGGGATGTGGCTTATAGCCAATATAATAATGGAACATTTAGAGCGACTTATGAAGATTTACAGAAAATTATTGCTTATAGTCCTGAATTAACAAATGTGCTTCAACCATATATAGACCAATTAAGTAATTCAAAAGGCAAAACGGAAGAATTAAAAGCTTCTATTGAACAAACAATTGCTACGCTGACTAAGCCTATTAATTCTCAATTGGTTATTCAGTCTGAAATTGATAAGACTACTCAATCTATAAAAAATGAATCTACTACCGTTCAAGAAGCTACTTCTCAAATAGATAATTTGGGGAATACTTCTGAAAAAGCCATGTCTAAGGTATCTTCTTCAAGTCAAAAGGCTGAACAAGAGATAGCCAAAGTAAATTCTGCTACGAAGCAAACAGCTTCTAATTTAATTCCTATTGAAACCCAATATGTAACCACATTTAATAATGTTGCAGATGTTATTAAACTTGCTGAAAAAGAGTTTGAAAAATTTGGTGAAGTTACAGCAACAAGTAATAAACCTGCTTTTACTGAAAGTGGATTAGAATATTATAAAGATTTTACTATACAAGTAAAATCTGCTACTGGCGAGGTACAAAAGTTCAAGTATGTGATGCAACAGAGTGAAGATGGAAATATTTTTTATCAGTTGCAAAATATAAATGAAGCCGATGCTGGAATAAAAAAGCTAATAATATCACAGCAAAAATATAACGACCAATTAAAGGCATTAAGAACGTCATATGTTTCTGACTTAAAATCTATTCGGTCAGCATGGGAAGATTCTAATGGTGGTAAATCTGTAAAATCTGATGAAAATGTTAATAGTCTTAAACAGCAATATATAAATGTTGCTCGTGCTATTATGGAATTAAGAAATGCTGATGAAACCACAATGGCTTCAATGAAAGCAAATGTAGTAGCTCAAATTGACAAACTTAATCAGATGGTTACTCAGTATCATAATGCTGAGAAAGTTGCCACTCAACTTCGAGCAAAGAGTTTTGAAACAGTTAAGGTTGATACGGGAAATAATATTGATAAATTTATAAATAGTATCAATAATTCTAAAGTTCCGGTTCAAGCAATGAAAACAGAGATTGATAATCTTACTTCTTCTTTTTCTAATCTTGATAATATTGAAGACCAAGCTGGGAAGTCTTCGGCTTTAACTAATATTCTTAATATATTGGATAATGCCAAGACTAAATTTCAAGCATTGCAAGAATTATTCAAAGGTTCTGGAAATTCGAATTGGCTTACTATAAATTCTGACCAGATAAACAAAATTGATGATATGGCAACTAAAACCGCTATATATAAGAATTACCTTAGTAATATTGCAAATGAATGGAAAGGACAACAATTATTGGTTGGTAATGTTGCTAAAGAAATGGCATCGTTGCAACGTGGTATTACAAGTATTAAAAATCCTGCTGTCTTAGATAAATATGTGGCAAGGATACAAGAACTTGTGGCAAATTATCAAAGGCTTAAAATCAATCTTGATAGTCAGGTTGAAAGTCAGAATAAGATTTATCAGATACAAACTCAGATTTCTAAACTTAGTTCTACTGATGTAAGTAATAAAGCTTATTTAGAGCAAAAGTTACATGATGAAGAAAAAACTTTGCAAAATCTTCAAATGCAAAGTGGAACTTTGAAAAATATTGTTTCTCTTGAAGAGCAAGAAGCCTATGTTACACAACAGGTGAAAAAAGCGAGAGAAGATGCTACTATTGCTCAAAATCATCAAGCCGATGCTCAAATGGCTAAAAACATTAAGCAAGTTAGTGATTATGCTACAGCCATTGAAAAATCAATTGACAATCTGAATAGATTAAAAAATAGTAAGATTTTTGCTGATAATTCTAATAAATCTAGTGTTCAGGCTCAGATTACACAAATAGACCAGTTTATTACTAAACTTACTCAAATGCGAGAAACTGTTGGTGCAATGGCTACTACAGGTAATACAACTGGTATGATTGATTCTACTGCTTTTGCTACCTTGGTCAATGATATAACTAATCTTAATAGTCAGATTAAAACGGTTGAAACTTCTGCCAAGGATTTACAAACTCAATTAAAACAGACTAATGGCGTTGATGTTCAGAAAGGTAAGATAAAAGTTCTTGTTGCTCAACTTGAAGCTTTTGCTGTGGCTAATGGTAAAGCAATGAAATCTAATAAGACTCTTACATCTGGCATGACTGTTTCACAAGAATGGAATGCTATGATGAGTAAGTTAAAATCTGGGGCTGATAATGGTGATATTCAGAAGATTACTTCTCAATTCAAGGCTATGAGGTCTGAGGTTAAGGCGTTAGGGCTTGAGGGTGGAACGGTATTTCAGAAACTTTGGGCAGATGCTCAAAAGTTTGCTAGATGGATGGGTTTGACAATGGTAACAGCCTCTATTGCAAGAGAAATCAGAGGTATGTTTAAAACTGTTGCTGAACTTGATACTGAGTTAATTGATTTAAGAAAGACATTCAAGGGTACTAGTGAAGATTTAGAGGATTTTTATTATTCTGCTAATGATGTTGCTAAACAGCTGGGTGTTACTACTAAGGAAGTAATATCGCAGGCATCTAGTTGGTCTAGATTAGGTTTCTCGACAAAAGAAGCTGCAACAGAAATGTCTAAACTTTCATCAATGTTTGCAAGCATTTCTCCGGGCATGGACGTTGATACGGCAACAACTGGACTTGTAAGTGTTATGAAGGCATTTAAAATTGATGTTGATGACGTTAAAGAAGGAATAATGTCACCAATTAATGAGATAGGTAACCGTTTTGCAACGGACAATAATGATATCATATCTGGCTTGTCTCGTTCTTCGGCAGCAATGGCAGCAATGAATTCAACTCTATCTGAAACTATTGCGTTGTTTACAGCTGGTCAGGAAGTTTTACAAGATAGTGAAAAAATGGGTAATGCTTTAAAGAGCGTTGCCATGAGGGTAAGAGGGTATGACGAAAGTACTGAAGAATTATCTGATGACCTTGTAGACATTACAGGTAAAGTAATTGATTTGACTAAGGTTGCAAGTAATGATTATAAAGGTGTATCGTTATTTACAGATGAAACACAGGAACATTATAAATCAATTTATGACTACCTTGTTCAGATTGCTAACGTATATGATGAGTTAAGCGAAAAAAATCAGCAAGAGCTTCTTGAAAAACTTTTTGGCAAATACCAAGCTCAGGCTGGTGCAGCAATACTTAGTAACATTCAAGCAGCAAAAGATGTTATGAATGTTATCGAAAATGAATCTGCTGGTTCTGCTGATCGTGAAATGGAAGTAATCAAAGATTCTGTTGATTACGCTAAAAATGAATTGACAGAAACCCTTACTGGTATAGCACAATCTTCTATCACTCGTGATTTTGAGAAAACTATTCTTCAAAGTTTAACTAGAGTTTTAGATGTTTTGGGCGATGCTTCATCGCCGTTGAATGGGGTATTAACTACTGTATCTAGTATTTTTGAAGTAGTATCTAAACTTGTTGAGAAAATAGGATTAATACCTACTATTATAGCAGGGATATCAGCAAAAAAACTTTTCCAAAATATTGGGGCATTTAGTATAAAGAGTTGGGTAACTGATTTAAAACAAGCTACAATGGCGGCTGAGTCTTTTAAAACTATTACAATGTCATTTAAAGGAACTGGTATAAGTGCGGTACTTGATGATATTACTATTGCAAAATATGCAGCATCAATTAATGGGCTGACCTTAGAACAGGCGAAATTAGCGTTATCCACAACTCAACTTTCTGCTTCGGAGAAAGAACTTATTCTTACAAAGGCGGGGCTTATTACTTCGTCAGAAGCATTGACGGCGCAAGAAACTGTTTCTTTGGTTCAGCAGGAATTAGGCAATAAAGCAGACGCAAAATCAATTCTTTTATCAGCAGGATTAGTTACCCAAAAACAACTTGAAGAAAACGCAACGATAAGACTTACCGCAGAACAAATTAATGAAGCTGTGTCAAAAGGCTTTTTATCTGCCGAAAACGCCAAGTTGATATCAACTGCATTAGGTGTGCAGGGTGCTAATTATGGTGAAGCTGTATCGTTCCAAGTATTAACCAAAGCAATTGGCGGTACAGCCAAAGCTATTGGAAAATTTTTAATTAGTAATCCTGTTGGATGGTTCATTTTATTAGCAGGAGCAATTGCCACTACTGTAGCGATTACAGATGCTTTAACTGTTTCATTTGAAGAATCAAAAGAAGAACTTGAAAATATTAAGTCTGAATGTAAAAAAACAGGAGATGAATTAAAATCATTAAATGATGAATTACAGACAACTGTTGAGAAGACAAATGAATTAAAAGGGAAGGATTCTCTTACTTTTACTGAAAAAGAAGAATACGATAATCTTGTAAACACTAATAATGAATTACAAAGAAAGATTGATTTACTTGAACTTGAACAAAGAATTAATAATCAAAAGAAAAATAAAACTTTTGTTCAAACTATGGTAAAAGATACTGAAAATCCTTTTGAACATGAAGTTAATCCTGACGGCAAAAAACCTGTAAGCCAATATTCAATTAGTGATGAATATTTAACCAATGAAACCGGGTATATAAAAGCACAGTTTGAAATTAGAAAAAATCTTCTTGATGATTTATCAAGTGCCGAAACAGACGAAGAAAGAGAACGTATTCAAAAGCGTTTAGATGACATTGAGGAGTACTTAACATCTAAGAATGATGAGTGGTCTGAAATAGCAAATGATATTTCTTATATAAGAGAGCCTACAACTGAAGATGATAAAGCTGTAAATGAATGGCTTGATTATATAAATGATTTTCAGGATAAATATGCAATTGCATTAGGTGGTACTAATGCCAAAGCAAACGCTTTTAATCGTGCTATTGATAATTGGCAATTTAATGATGTTGTTCAAGATTTGCAAGATTTAGGAAAGCAAGGCAAAGTTACGGCTAAAATGCTTGATGATCCTAAATATGATAAGTTTATAAATAAGCTTGTTGAAATAGGAGTTGTAGATAGTGCAGATAATCTTGATTTAATTGCCCTTGCATTTAATGGTATGTCTGGTGCTTTGGATAGTACAGTTACCCCCACCAATAATGCTGTAACTGCCGTAACTTCTCTAAATGATGCTTTAACCAAACTTCAAGAACTTCTCAAAGATATAATTAGTGGTTCAAGTACATATCAGTCTGCAATGCAAAAAATAACTGTTGGTACAGGATTGACTGCTAAGGAAGTCAATGAACTTCTTGAATTAGACCCGTCTTTATTTGATAAGTTTGTTAAACAGAAAGATGGGACTTGGACTATTGATTTAGAAGCTCTCAGGTTAAGCTATGATACTATCATTATTGATGGTGGTAAAGATGCTATTGCTGAAGAAAAGAAATCGTATCAGAAACAATTTGATGCTGTTTCTAAAGAGATTGAAAATCTTTATGCTCAACGTGCTGAAAAACTCAAACACATCAATGGTAAGGCAGATTTAGATGAATTAAATGCTCTTGACAAGCAAATCGAAGGACGAAAGAAAGCACTTCAAGAAGCACAAGATGATTTGAATGTTACTTCTTTCCAAGAAGCGTTACTTGATTATTCTGATGCTGACAGAATTAGAGATTCTTTTGATGAAGTTACAAAACAAGTAGATGAGTATAATGATAGTATTTCTACATTAAAGAAAGCACAAGACACACTCAACGAGGGTAATTCTCTTTCTTATGATGATATGACTAAATTAATAGGGTTATATCCTCAATTAAAAAATAGTGTTATTGAAACTGCTGACGGTTATACTTTTGAACAATCTGCTCTTGAAGACGTAAGCAAACAAGCGTATCAGACTAGAGATGATTATATTGATAGTCAGATTGATATGACAAAATCTGCGATTGAACAGGCTAAACTTCGTATGGACGAATATGCTCATGAAATTGCTTTGATATCCTCGGCTTATGCTTATAAACATGCTGTTGAAACAGGTTTATTTAAAGATTATGAATCTGTAAAAGATAGCATAACTGCTATGGAAGAACTTATAATTATTCTTACTGGTTATAAGAATAATGTAAAAGAGCCTTCTAGTAGTTCTTCTAAATCGGCAGATAAATCAATTTCCGATGCTCTTCAAAATCAGATAGATTATTATACAACTCTTTTAGATGCTATTGAGGCGGTAACTGATAAACAGATAGACGCTCTTGAAAAAGAAAAAGATGCTATTGATAGTAAAATAGACGCTCTTAATGACGAAAAGGATGCTCTTAAAGATAAAAATGACGAGCAACAGAGAGAGCTTGACCTGATTAAAGCCCAGAACAATCTTGACAAGGCAAAGAAACAGAAAGTTTTTGTTTATAAAGAGGGTGAGGGTCTTGTACAGGTTCAGGACGAAAAGGCTGTCAAGGACGCTCAAAAAGAGCTTGATGATGTTCAGGCAGAAATCAAGGAAGCAGAAATTGATAAGCAGATTGACGCTTATCAAAAGAAGCAAGATGGTATTGATAAACAAATTGACACCCTTAATGAATACAAAGATACATTCTCTGACATGGAAAGCAATGCCAGAGACCAACTAGCTATTGAACAGGCTAAGAAGGCACTTGGTGTTGATGAAAATGGGCTTCTTCATATTGATGAAAATACAGCAAAAAATATTCGTAATGGTTTGGCAGAAGCCATTTATAATAAAGATGTTAATGACAACAAGGACAATGATAAATATGTAACTGTAAGCCTTGCTGATTATTTAAGTGGTTTGGGTGCTACTGTTACACCACAACAGTTCCAAGCTATTGCTAATACTGCTACGGGTAATACTCCGATAACTGCTCCTGTTACAAATAGTACAGTTAATAACGCACAAAGTATTGTTAATAATAAGTCTATAACATTGAATAACACGTTTAATGTTTATGATTCAAAAGATAGCAATACTGTCATTGAGCAGATTAAGAGTTATATGAACAAGACACTTCGGACAGCAATCAATAGTATTAAATAATTGCTTTATAATTTATATCAGTCCATCTGAAATATGATGGACTGATTTTATATAAATGGTATATTAAAAAATAATGAAAGGAGGAATGATTTATGCTTTGTTCGCCTACAAATGCTTATCCCAATAATAATTGTGTGGATGGAACAAATTTTAGTATGAAAATTACCTTTAATGGTGATTTTTGTATGGGTGCTGATTTTTATGTGTATGATTATCAGACTGGTGATAGAGTAGGAAATATTTATTATGAACGTGGTAAAAGCACCGATGGATTTAGAAACGGTGAGGAAATAGATATTGTGAACACAAATGATATTCCTCAAAATGCCGAATATCTATGGAGAGCAAAATTCTATGAACCTGTCGATATAGATAATGGTTATTATCCAGATGTATATTCATTTAAAGGTAAAATACAGAAAAATCCATTAACAAAAGTTACGGTACAATCTATCGATGAAGATATAACAAATAATATTTATATTCCTATCGAAAAAGGATTAGATATTAATTTGCCTTGCTATTGTTATTGGAGTGGGAATGGTAGGAAAACTGTTGTAGGTTATAACAAGAGTAAGGGAATGCTTAAATTATCTGAGGCATTTGACGATAAAAATGCTATCCCTGTTAGTACAGAACTTTATCTTAGTACCGTTAAAGTTGTAAATATGGACACTGTATTATCAGAAACAGGGTTAATTCCTATTGAACAAGGACTTAATCTTGATACTGGCAAACATAGAAAAACCAGAGTAGATAGTGATACAATCCCTAATACATATATTAAAGTTAATGGTAGTTATTATGGTATTACAAAATACTATACTAAAACTGGATTTGTAGGTATAGAGGGAACTGTTCCAGAATTAGATGAAAATACACCATATGAAATTTATCAATGCTTTGTTATTTCCCCCTATTATTATTTCAATACTAAGGCTATTCCGGTTATAACTCCTACAATGGAATTTATCAATGAAGTTATAAAATGTGAAGCTAGTATAACAACACAAGGTAATTATCCAATTAAGTATTATTATTGGACTATATATGATAAAGATGATAATATAATAAATCAGAGTGAGAAAATATGGTCTAGCCGAATGGAATATCTTTTTAGAGAGGTATTACCGGATACTACTTTTAAAGGGAAAATTACAATAGTGACACAAGATGATGTTGAGGTTACAAGTCCTGTTGTTAATTGTACTATTCCTAAAGGAACAGTCGGGATTACTGATTTGAAAGCAACTGTAGATACAGTAAAAAATACTGTAAAATTAACTTGGAAAAATGCTACTGGGGTTACTCCCACAAGTTATATTATTCAAAGAATAAATTCTGATGGTACTCAACAATATCTTGAAACTATTCAGAAAACTTCAGCTACAAGTTATATTGATTATACTTGTGGTGGTGATATGATTTATAAATATATTGTTATCCCAATTAAAAAAAATGCAATATATCAGCAAGCTCAAGTGCCTATAGCAACTAGTTTTGACGATTATGAGATTTATTTCTTAACCGAAGTTCCTTATGAAAGACCGTCTAAATTTATCACAGATGTAAGAATTTATTATAATTATATGTATGGTGATAAGCAATTTAAAGTGACATCTTTTTGGAAGGTACAATTAAATCCTGATATTGGTGATGTTGACCATAATATAAAAAGAGATAAAAGTGACACCGAAAGAGGTAAGCCTGTAATTACTTATGGAAACATGAATTATGATTCGTTTTCTTTGAGTTTTTTACTTGGAGAAATATCTTGCCCCGATTATGGATTGACAGGGGGAGATTATAAAACTTTTCAGAAATGGAAATCTGATGTTAATAGCAAACAGCCAGTGTTGATAAAAGATACCATGGGTAATGTGTGGTTTGGTGCTATTACATCTCATACATATACGCCTGATGATAGCGGAAATTATAAAACATATACTATTAAGATTGATTTTGTCCAAACAAGAGATATGTATGCTGATAATCAGATCAGAACAAGAATAATGACAGATTGAGGTGATAGATATGGAGTATTATGATATCTATGACCAAAATTATATTAGACTTGCACAGAATGAAGGGAAAATTGTTCTTGCCAAAATTGAAGTATTAGACCATTTAGAATATACTATCTACGAGATTACCGATGATATTATTATTGATAGTGAGAATTATTCTAAAACTTATGGGCAAGGTGTTCAGGGGAAATTTAGCTTTCAGATTTATAATCGTGACCACAAATATGGCACCAATGAAAATAGTCCATTTTGGTTTGATAAGAAAATCCGATATTATAAAGGATTAAAGGATAGATACACTGGTGATATATACTGGTTTAGTAAAGGAATATTTACTACAACCGGAATATCACAAGAAAATGATATTATTAGTGTTGATTGTGTGGATAAATTTGGATTGCTCACATCTGAAACGGGTGGTGCTTGTCTTGAAAACGCCACAAAGATTGAATTAGGCGATAAAGTAGGTCAAATGTTTGTAGATATGCTTTCACAAGAGAAAGGTAACGGTAGACCTACCGACCCAATAAATCCTTTGATAGATTTTGATACAAGAAATATTGAACTTGGCGAAGATATTGAACTAAGCACAGGTTCATATTTTGGAGATATATTTACAGAGTTGGCTAACAGTCTTAAATGCAGAATGTATTATGATAATGTAGGGCACTTGGTTCTTACAAGAGGGTCTAGTGATTTTGAATTTAAGAATAAAGCACCTATGTGGGTATTTGATGATAAGGCAACTGCTGAATATATTTCTTCTAGTCTGACTTATAACTTTTCCGATGTAAAGAATAGAGTGACCGTCTGGGGAGAAAACTTTGACGGTGCTAGTTTCGTTGGTGTTGCTGAAAATGATAACCCTAAATCCCCAGTGAGAATTAGTCTTGTTGGATATCGTGTAGCTAAAACAATGGAAGATATGTTTGGCTATGAGCAAGCTAACGTAGATGCTTATGCTGAAATGTACCTTAAAATGAAAAGCATTATCGGTATGAGTGTTAAATTGGATTGTACAATGCTCCCTCATTTAGATGTAGAGGATGTTGTACTGGTTAGAAATGAAGAATTAGGACTAGATAATGTAAGATTTTTAATAAGTGAAGTGTCAATAAATGGAAATGAAATGTCGATTTCATTATGTAATGTTGATAACCTTCCGGAGTTTAGTGAATTTGAATGACTTGTAATGCGTGTGATAATAAGGTGGTGAAAGAGTGGCTGATAATAGAGATGAAAATTCTGAATTACTTACTGAATTAATTTCTACTGTTCAAAAGAAAAATGACAAAGAAAAAGTAAATGATAGTGTTAAAAGCAAACAGGCTAGAGTAATTGGTGTTGATGATGAAACGCATAAAGTGTTTGTTTATTTTCTTGATGATATAGAAGAAAAAGAGTATAAATTTTTGAATAAAACAAGGGAAGTCATTGGTGTTGGTGATACTGTTAAAGTATTTTATACTAGCAACTCTGCAAAAGGTTGGATAGGTGAACGCTGTGGTGAGCCTAATGTCAAAGAAATAGAATTATATGGTGGAGAAGGGGTGGGCAGGCATCCCTCGTGGGATAAAACCAGTGAGTATTTTAACGACTATAGTCTTGATAAAAATGGAGACCCTGTTAATTTTGTTGGGAACAAAGGTTATACAGATAATGGCGAGTTTCATAAGGTTAAAGCATATGCCACAGCAAAGGGCAGTCATTGCAAAGCTACTGGGACGTGTTCATCGGCAGAGGGCTATGGCACAACTGCCTCAGGTTATGCTTCGCATGCTGAAGGGAACAACACAACTGCCTCAGGTTATGCTTCGCATGCTGAAGGGTCTGACACAAAAGCCACTGTTAAGCATGCCCACGCTGAGGGATATGATTGTGAGGCATCAGGCTCGTATTCTCATGCAGAAGGAGACACCTGTAAAGCGCTAAATTCGGCAACTCACGCAGAGGGGCATTATACAACGGCTTCTGGAGTATACTCTCACGCAGAGGGACATTATACAACGGCTTCTGGAGTATACTCTCATGCAGAAGGATTTTGTACAAAGGCTACATCTGATGCCACGCATGCAGAGGGGTATTACACTGAGGCAACTTATCAATATTCACATGCGGAGGGACTTAGGTGCAAGGCTAAAGGGACGAATAGCCATGCTGAAGGAAGGGACACAGAAGCAACAGGCTACTCTTCGCATGCTGAGGGGCAAGAAACAACTTCTATTGGACAATATTCTCACAGCGAAGGATATCAATGTACAGCAAGAGGGACATCGGCTCATGCCGAGGGGTATCAATGTGAAGCCATAAATAATTATTCCCATGCAGAAGGGAATAATTGTAAGGCACTTGGTTATTGCTCACACGTGGGGGGAGAGTATTGCGAGATATCTTCTAGCCATGCTTTTGCACATGGAAAAGGTTTGCTGGTAAATAGCTCTGACTTTTATGGGAAGGCAAGTTTTGGACAGTATAATGATGACAGCAATGATATTATATTTTCTGTTGGTAACGGAGTTTGCCTAGTTGATGGAACAACTACTAGGTCTAACGCTTTTGCTATAGATAAAGACGGTAACATCTTTTGCAAAAGTATAAATAGTATTACTCCAGATGGAAGTGCCAGTGTCTCCTTGTTTAATCCTTACACTACAGAACAAGCTGTATCTTCTGCTAAATCCATTTTTGCTAGTGTAATGGAGGTATAAAAATGGCTACAATTAATTATGTTGATGAAGCATATTTTAATGCTTACATAACCGAAATCTTGACAGAACTTAAAGCATGGATAGACACTGATAAAAACATTGCCATTAAGAAAGTTTTGTTTAACAATAACGCATTATTGTTTTACAAAAATCCAAATGCTGTTAATACAGATGAACCACAGTATAAAATTGATTTGCCGGTTGAGCGATTTTTAGACCAAACGCAAACAACACTTGTGCCTAAGTTTGTATGGTCGGAAGAGCTTTATCCAAATTCTGCAAACCCTAATCTAGAGGGAAAACCTGTTTTTGTATTAGCGGTTAAAGGAATAGCTAACGCTGACAACGGAACAGACACTATAACATATAGTTTCTTAAATATGGAAACTATTATAAAACAATATCAAGTATCAAGCGATACAAGCACTATAAACTTAGTGTTAGATGAAGATACAAACACTTTAAGTGGTAGTGTGAATATTTCAGGCGATACTAATAATTCGCTTTCTGTTGGAACTGATGGTGGACTTTATTCTCCTGTTGTTGATATTAGTGCATTAACAACACAAATTGAAAATTTATCAGCTCGAGTAAACGAATTATCGACATTATGTCAGCAACTATCAGATAGAATTACCGCTTTAGAGAATAAAAAATGAGTCATGAGGTGATTGAATATGGCAATAACTCCTGATAAAATAATCACAATAGCAGGAATACAAATTAAACAAAAAATTATTCCAGATGGTCTCAGATGGAAAGACCCTACTAAAGCTAGAAACGCAAAATTTTCTCCTAATGCATTGTATAAAGCAAATGTAAAAATGTCTAAAGTGAATACAGTTACAATTCATAATACCGCTGACCTAGATAATATTCAAGATGATGCTGAAAGATATACTCTTGCTACATATAATGAAAATATGGGTTCAGTTAGACCACACTTGTATGTAGACGAAAGTTCTGTATGGCAGTTACTTGAATTTGATGAAGTAGCTTGGTGTAATGCAAGAGGTACATATAACGCTGGTGCAATAGATGATATTGCTATTGAGTGTATTATGAATGAAAATGCTAAATCAGATACTATTGCAGAGGATAGAACTGCTAGATTAGCAGCTTATTTACTTCACGAAAATGATTTGGATATCTCGGCGCTGAGAACACATACCTACTGGATAAATAAAAACCTAGGATTGAGTGGGAGTGTAGATTACCTTAACACGCATATTGACAAGAGGGCGACAAAGGTTTGCCCTCTTTATATTATGCCACATTGGAGTAAATTCAAAGCAATAGTTAAAAAATATTTATCAGAATATGAAAAATCAGTAGAAAATATACCCTATAAAATCAGAAGAAGCAAAGATAATGTTGAGAGCCAAATAGGTGCTTATAACAATCTGGAAACAGCAAAAAATATCGCTGATTATAATAGTGGATATAAAGTTTTTGACAATTTAGGAAATTTAGTATACAAACCTAGTGTTTATTATTCTAAATATATTACCACTAAAGATAGAACACCTATTAAATATGTGCCAGAACGCAATGCTAAAACTATATCAAGATTGCCTAAAAATACAGAAATTACAGTTTACTTAGGCAGTAATGTTACGGCAGAAAACGGCACAATATGGGTTAAATTTACTAGTCCGGAATGTGAGAAATTTCCAAATAAGTTTGCTTATATTCCGTTTCAATATATAAAAAAGAAATAAATAATAAGTATAATAAAGAAAGGAAGTAAATTTATGACAGACATACTTAACACAGTATTGGCAAATTTACTTATGGTTGGCGTTTTTCTTATTCCTTTAGTACTTATGCGAATGGCAGATATTATTCTTGGTGTAGCTATTGCAAAGAAGAATAGTATCTCTTGGCATTGGAATAAATTTCTTTGGGGATTGTTTTACACAGCTTGTTTTATTGTTGGAATAGGTTTATTTACTACAAGTATCAGTATGATAGAACCTATAATCAGGCAATTTGGTATTGTAGCTGACGAAGCTACTTTAACGGCTCTTAATGGGATAAGTATAGTAGCTGTATGTCTTATAATCTTAGCAATTACTGTGACTTCTTACGGCAAGGATTGTTTTGAGAAAATCAAGACATTAGCAGGGAAGAGCGAAAAATCTGACACTACAAATTCTGTTATTGCTATCTCTGAAAAGTGAGGTGGATTATGGAGAATATAGATTTACAAACAGTAGCTTCATGGTGTGGAAGTATCAGCACAATTATTGCACTTTTTGTACTTATAATAAAACCGCTTCGGAATAAATTTGTGAGTTGGATCTCAAAGACAAGTGACAAAGATGGCATAAATGAGAAAATCGATAATTTGACACAACTTGTAGAAAAACAAGTTGAACAAAATGATACAATGTCCGATGAAATGAAAAAACAAAGTAATGCTTTGCAGGCAGGGTTAAGAAATTCTATTTTGGTTATATATAATTCAAGAATGAAATCAGGATATATAACTTTATACGAAAAAGAAAACCTTGCAAAGTTATATTCAAATTATACTTCACTTGGGGGCAATTCATTTATACATAATTGCGTTGATGAACTTAATGAATTACCTGTAAGAAATGATTGATTGCGTAATACAAGACTGCTGTGCAAATAGTACGGCAGTCTTAATTTTATAGAAAGGAATGATAATATGGCTGGTGCGCTTTTGAAGTACGGAAATGATTATAATACGCCCGTTGCGGAGTTCGCTGTCACACAAGAAAGCGATTTGCAGGATTTACCCACGTCTACTACACCAGGGAAAGGTATATTTGAAGGCATGAATGCTGTGCCGATAGGGAGTGTATGTTCTTTCGGTGATACCACTGCTGGATATGTAAGAACATTTATGCTCTTTGATACATGGATGGAAATTTGATATGGAATATAAACTTATAAAAGAAAGGGTGAATTACAAATGGATATAGCAACCCTAGCAGCAGCCAAACGATATACAAACGAAACTGTAATTGGAATGGGGGCATTAAAAGGTGCTCCATGTACGGTTAAATCTGTTACTCCTGTTACTGGTGGTAATGAAGTAATTCTTTCTTGGACAGCAACAGACGGAAGTGTAACAGAGAATAGCTTCGTTGTAAAAGATGGTGTTTCGGTTGTTGGAGTTTCTATTGATACTACGACAAATAGTCTTATTGTTGAGTTATCTGATGGTTCTACCAAAAATGCTGGAGTTTTGCCTAAGGGTGAAAAAGGTGACACTGGCTTCTCCCCCACTATTACAGAAAATCCCGATAATACAAATGAAATATATAAGCTTGATGTAACAAATGAGGACGGTACATTCACTACACCTAATCTCAAAGGAACTGGCGGTGGACTCGACCCCGATAAGTATTACGACAAGGCACAGATTAATGCACTCATTGAACCTCTTGATGAAGCAAAGCATACTCACGACAATAAGGACACAGTTCTTGATAAACTTACTACAAACGATACAGGCGATACTCTCTTGTTTAATGGTAATGCTATTAAAGGCTCTGTTGAAATAGATGATACTACAACCACGGCAATAGACAAAGTATGGTCTGCAAAGAAAACTAATGATACGTTTGAAGAAGTTAAACAGTCTGTTACTGACACAAACGCCAAATTTGCTGATTATGATACTTCAGCCGAAGTTGATGGTAAGATAACAACTGCTCTCGCCGATTATGAAAAGTCTGCCGATGTAGACACCAAGCTTGCCGAATATGATAAATCAACTGTTGTCGATAAAAAGATTACTGATGCTTTAGCTGATTACGATACGTCAGAAGTTGTTGATAACAAACTGAAAGATTATGCTAAGACAACAGAGGTTAATACAAAGCTTGCTGATTACTATAAGAAAACCGAAACTTACAGCAATACAGAAGTTGATGACAAATTCACTGATTTTGAAACAACTCTTACAAATGCTATAAAGACTTGGGTTGATAGCGAAGAAAGCCTTGCACTCAAGACTACTCTCTACAACAACAATACGCTGACATTCTACAAGAAGCCTAATGCTACTGTTGATGATACGGCAGATTTTACTATCAATCTTCCCAAGGAACAGTTCCTTGACCAGACTAAGACTACATTTGTTAATGAATTTGCTTGGAGTGAGGAGCTTTATCCTAATTCAACTAACCCGGACCTTGATACTGAACCTGTTTTAGTTCTCGCTGTGAAAGGTGATACGGACGTTTCTTATAGTTTCGTTTCGATGAACGAGCTTGTCAAGATATATAAGGCTTCGACTGTTACAAGTACAGTCACCCTTACTATTGATGATACTACGAATACAATCTCAGGTGAAGTTAATATCTCTGCTGACGAGGGCAATTTACTTGAAGTTGGTGCAGATGGTGGTCTTTATGCAAAGGCTACTGATATTACTGGTAAGACTGAAACTACTGGTGTAAGCGTTGCCATTTCTGCAAGCAATGAGATTTCTGCTGCTCTTGTTGGCAAGGCTATTGCAGAAGAGAATCTTGCTGATGCTCTTGCTACAAAGATTAATGGTGCAGACGAGGCTCTTACTTGGGGTGCTATTTCTTAATTACTAAAAGGTAAAATACTAACAAGGGTAATAACGTTGAATTATTACCCTTGTTAAATTATAAATATGAAAGGAGAAATAATTATGGCTGATAATAAAGTTAAATTTCTTCGTGGTACTGCCGCAGAATATGCAGCGAGTACTAAAGACAACGATGTTTTTTATTATACAACTGATACTAAAAAATTGTATTTAGGGGCTAATGAAGTTACTGGTGTTGGTAAAGCTGGAACTGGAGAAAACGCTGAAATCTTCAACGATTATACTCAAAATAAAGCAAACGGCAATTGTTCTCATTCGGAGGGATTATATACGAAAGCTGATGGCTCGGCAAGCCATTCGGAAGGTGCATATACCGACGCCACAGGGGATTATTCTCATACTGAAGGTTATAGTACAACAGCATCAAAGTTTTTTGCTCATGCCGGGGGAAATACTTCAAGTGCGCTAAAAGAAGGGGCTTTTGTGCATGGTAACAATGTCATAGCCGACAAAAATGATTACGAGATAGCTTTTGGAACGTTTAACAAGAGTAATGCTGACACTCTTTTTTCCGTTGGTAATGGTACATCTACTGAAGATAGAAGCAATGCTTTTGAAATAACTAAAACTACAGGTAAATTATTTGATAAAGAAATTGCTACTAAAGAAGATATACCGACAACGCTCCCCGCAAATGGCGGCAATGCTGACACGCTTGACGGACTTCACGCAAATGAGATAGCAAGCAATCCCAATCTCCTGCTCAATCCTGATTTCCGGGTAAATCAGCGCGGACTGAGTGAGTACAGCGGCGATTATACAGTGGACGGATGGTACATACAGGAAAACAAATGCTCTGTAAGACCGAATGCTGATGGCATACTTATTACAGCAACCATAAATCCAGATGCGACCACTCATACTCTTTGGCAGAAAATCGAAAATCCACTTCCACCGGGAAAATATACGCTATCTCTCAAGGCAGCGGATATCACCGGAGTATGGGCTGCGAGAATCCGCACTGTGAACGCTTCGGGGGATTACGTTGACAGCTACTATACTTCGGCGTTCCGTGAGGGAGTAAATAAGGTGTCGGTTGACCTTCCTGAGGGGGAGTACATCTCCGCAGTATCCGTGGGAATTAACAAGAATACCGTAGTCGGGGATTCCGTGAAACTCGCGTGGACAAAACTGGAAAGTGGGTCACTGGCAACATCATTCGTCCCACCCGACCCGGCAACGGAACTCGCGAAGTGCCAGCGCTACTACCAGGTGCGCACCACAAACGACATCGACCCGCTGGACATGCGCCCCAGCATGAGAACCATAACGGACATCAAACAGGTAACAGGAGGATACGCATATGTCGCAGAATTATGATGAAATCATCGAACCGCGCGAGACCGATGAGGAGCGTGCCGCGCGTGAAAGCAGGCTCAGAGCCGCAGAGATAGCACGGGAATTTGCGGCGATAGACCGTGAGCGCGTACGCCCGCTTGCGGCAATAGTTTCCGGAAGTGCCACCGATGAGGACAGAAACAGGCTTGCTGGACTAGAAGCTAGGGCGACCGCACTCCGCAAGGAACTTGCGGGACTGGAGAAGTAAATAGATAAACTTGAAAAATCGGATTCACGATGCTACTTTGGAAATAATATATTTTATATAAATTAAACTGTTAAAATATAGTTAAGAATTATTTGTTATTGTTTTATATACTTGACATCAGAAAGAATAAAATGTATAATTAAATTATTAATCTTTAATAAGGAATGATGATTTTATGTATACATATTCTATAGTTGCACATAACGGTAAAAGGTATTTATTTTGTGGAAACAATATTCATGATATGATATCTAAAAATAAAAAATATTTTGATATTATATTTAAAGGGCAATTAATATATAATTTTCAAATAATAGGAAAAAGTAATGAAACCGTCTATTTAAAAATAGGATATTTTGTAACAAAAGAAAATAAGTATTCAACTACAGATAAAGTTAAAGACCAATTAGACAAATTACAGTATGTAGTTTGGGAAATAAGACAGCAAGAAAATTTTGATTAAAAATAGGGATACTAGAGTAAAATCTAGTATCCCTATTTTTTACGATTTTTATTCTATTATACAAAATAAACTTGACATAATTTTTATTTTGATGTATAATATTTTACTATCCAATAAGGGTATTATAAGTTATAGGAGGATTTATATGTCAAAAGTAATGTATCGTAAAAGAAATGGTGGTTGGGAATATCGTTTTGAAATAGCTAGAGTAAATGGGAAAAGACAACACCTATCTAAAAGCGGATTTAAAACTAAAAAAGAAGCTGAATTAGCGGGGAATAAAGCTTATTTAGACTATAATACAACTGGATTGAATTTCATTCCAACTGAAATGAGTGTGTCTGATTATTTTGATTTTTGGCTTAAAGAGTACTGTAAGGTAAATTTAAAGCCTGATACTGTAATAGGATACACTAAAAAGATAAATAATCATATTAAACCTAACGTTGGGTATTATGCCTTGAAAGCAATTAATTCGGCAACACTTCAGAAACTTATTAATAATCTATTTAATTTGGGCTATAGCAGAAACACGTTGCTTTCTATTAAAGGGATATTAACTTCAGCTTTCAATTATGCTGTTGAACCATTAGGTTTTATTGTTAATAGCCCTGCATTAGCATTGAAACTCCCACTAAAAAACGCCCAACCTGATACCCCCACTAGGATAGGAGAAAGGCACATAATTTCAAAAGAGGATATGGCAAAAATTTTAGAACGGTTTCCAGAGGGAAGTACTGCATATATCCCGTTGCTTTTTGGATATAGATGTGGAATGAGAATGGGGGAAGCCTTTGCTGTCACATGGGATTGTGTTGATTTTGAAAAAAAGACAATTATAATCAATAAACAAGTGCAATGGCAAGAAAAAGACAAAAATAACACTTTGTCAGAAAGTTATTGGTATATTACTGCTCCGAAATATGGGTCTGTAAGGATTATCGATGTTGATATTGAAACTATAAATGTTTTGAAACGAGAGAAGGAACGACAAACATTAGATAAACAAAAGTATGGTAATTTATATACCCATAATTATTGTACGAATGATAACATAAAAAGAATCAATACTGAATCGGGCGAATTAATTGATTTTGTCACAGTAAGAGAGAATGGTGAATTTATTCAGCCTAGAATTATGCAACATACAACTGCCATAATTACAAAGAAATTAGGTATTAAATTTAATTTTCATTCATTAAGACATACTCATTGTACAATGCTTGCTGAGAATAACGCGCCTATTAAATATGTTCAACAAAGGCTTGGGCATAAGAACGTAACAGTAACATTACAAATCTATCAGCACGTTTCTGAAAAAATGTCTGAAGAAGGCAGAATTGCTTTAAATAATATATATGACATTAACGAGAATGTTAAGGGCAATAAAATCACCTAATATTTCAAAACGCGTCCACATTACGTCCACCTTTTTTAAGTTTTTGTGAGCGATTAGAAATGATAACAAATGAAAATAGATGACGTACCATCAGGGTTTATTGTTTACAAATGGCTTTATTAAGGGAAATATAGAGATTACAAAATATGATAAATGATGGTGTGGTTTTTGCTGATGCGTTGGGCAACAACCCCATGGTTGGCGCTAC